ATAAAAGGAGATACCTTATGATTAACGCTATCGACCTATACACACACGAGCTGTTGGTTTATACCGCAGCAATAACCTCCGTTTCTTTAATTGTGCTTGTCGTCCTTGTGATATTCATGTACAAGGTGTCGAAGAAACTCCATTCAATTGAATCCTCTTGGCATTCATTCCTTCTCGGGTCGCACAGGCATAAAGAAAGATATCCCGTTCACCATCATCACCATTAAAAAAGGCCGCCGATTAAGGCGGTCTTTTCCGTTAAGGAGAGTTTTTAAACTGATGTCAGAGAGAAGATGCAACCTGGCTCAATCACAGGTTCAACCCGAATTCTAGTATCGGACAGTGCCGCTCCAATCACGTCGTCCATGTCCATGTACTTATACAGTCCAAGACGGCCAGTTGGAACAAACAACGCAGGAAGATAACCAAGTATCTTCTGGTACTTTTCATTCTCGCTTGCAAGAGGATAGTATTGTTCGCACTTGCCACGCTCGTACTTCACAGGGTACTCGTAAGTAACAAGCGTCTTTTGTTCATCAAGCTGTTCATTGTTGAAGAACTTGTGTTCAATACTCCTCGTGTACGCTACTTCTGGCGAAGTGTAGTTCACAACAGCATTTCCCTGCCAGTTGTCAGTAGGAAGCAGCTTCTCTTCAAACTTCAATGAACGCCAGTCAAGCCAGTAATCGTCAAACCCGTCCTCGTGGACAAGTCCAGCAAGCAGTTTGCTGTAGTTCATCAAAGAGTTCAACAGGTCTGATACATCACCAGAATAGAACACCTGTGTAAACTTGTTCTTGCTCACTCCATGTACACTGTGGTTGAATATATCTTCGCAGAAATCTTCACCATAGTGAATAGGATGACCTTCGAACATGTTCTCAATCCATTTGGTATATCCTTCCTCGGGAATACCCTGATAGATGTCATTGAAGTAGTTGTTGTCGTATGTGAACCTTAGCGGCAGACGCTTGATTATCCACGGCTCCAACTCTGTACACGGTTTCCCCCACTGCTTTTCAGTGTAGTGCTTAATCAGCTTTTCATACACGGTAGTTCCAACAAGGGAGATTGCCTGTTCTTCAAGGTTCCTTGGAGATTCAAACGGGTGTTCCTTCTTATACTTGTTGATTTCGTGGTTAATAATACCTTTTACAATGCTAGGAGACACCATCTTCACGCCAAGATTCTGTTCAAACAAGCGAACAAATGTGTTCATGTTGAACGGGAGATTATAGGTCTCCGATTCCTCACTAGCCTGATTGTAATACACGGCAATCGGACTGTTCACAAAGTTGTTGAACGTAGCGAACTTGTTCGCAAACTTCCATACAACAGGGTCAGAAGTATGGAAGATATGTGCGCCATACTTGTGAACAGTGATGCCATCCATCTTTTCGGTATAGCAGTTGCCACCGAGGTGCTCACGCTTCTCGATGATAGTGATGTCAAGTGGATTAACACCGAACTCGTGAATCAAACGCTGATAGATTACAGCGTTGTAGAGACCAGCACCAACTAACAAATACTTCATTCTTCCGCCTCCGCATAAAGGATGGTCGGATTGTCCTTGTGGACACCCGCAGTGAACTCGCCAACCGTCATGTTGAACCCAGCGATGTCAATCTTGTCATTAACCTTGCGGTAATTCCTTTCCATGACATAGACATCTTCGTCGGTCAAGTACGGATGGTCGTCAGATTCTTCAATTTGTTCCTCACCACGAAGGAAAGTGTTCAGCGTGGCGATGGGCAGCTTGTTCTCGACAGCCCACGTCAAGACGGCATGCATCATGCGGAACTCTTCTGTCGGGCAAGCAACCACGCCTTCCTCGATGTAGTTAGCCGCATTGAACGGATGGACAATCAGGTGAATGCCAGTCCTTGACGGAATCTTGGCAACAATCATGTCCTCTGGGGCAATCTTCATGTTCATCCCAGGCTTCATAATCTCGGCTTCAAAAGCCTTTACGATAGGGCTGTCAAACGTGCAATCATCCAAGTCGATAAGCCATGTGGTAGTGGCTCTCGGTTCTGAATTGACCTTTCCACAGGCCGTACTCATTGCACGGAACGGGTTACGCTGCGGGTCCTGCTGATGATGTTCGAACTGCTTGGTATCGTTCTCCTTTGCACGGTAAATAAATTCCCTTACATAGTGCCAACCGATTGCAGCATAGTTCCTGCGGTTGAGACGGATGTATGCACGGGCGTTGAACTCGTGGCACAGCTTGATGATTTCATCACGGAGTTCTTCCAGATGACCTTCGTGGTTCAGGAGGATTTCACGGATGGTCCTGTCCCCGTTATTGTGCTTGCCCCGCACATTGTTTCCATCCTTGGCTCTGAGCAGGATTTCTAGGTAGTAGCAGTCCCCAGTCCTTTCGAACTTCAGGAGCTTGCTGATGATGTTGAAGTTGTCTATGATTTTCATGATTGTCTTCTCACGTATTCGGTTGAAAGGTCTAAGTGATGGTCTGTTATGTTGTACCCTACAATAGGAAGAACGTCGCAAATCCTAACCTCGTCCGTGTCCCTTCTGATGTAAATGAATTTCTTTTCACTCAGGGGAATATCGGAGGGTTTCATGTAAGGACGGGGAGGAAGTATCAGGCGGAACCCCATCGGTGGGGTGCCGTCATGAACTATCTCCCTAACCCTGCTCGGGTCGTAGTTTACGTCAGGAAGAGTGATGAACTCAGGTTCAACATACTCGTCCTCTCCGTAATCGTAGTCCTCGGCAAGGTCTGTACAGTCTTCCTCGAATACAATTAAGGATTCCATTGGCGGATTTCCTGCATTTTCGGTTCATTAGGAGGCGGAGGCACAACGGTTCCATCCTTTGCTGCGTCATTGCTATTCGTGTACAGCGTGTGGGTTGCAAAGTCGTACCGAACATGGCTGACAGCATGCTTTGCAAAGCGGATTGTAAGCGTGGTGTCGGGGAACTGGTATGTACCGATGTAACCGTTTTCAGTCTTTACGCTACCAGTACGGACACCGTACTTGACATCCCCTTCACTGGCAAAGGCGAGAATTGCAGCAAAAATGATTGCGAAAACCGTTTTCATTATGCCCCCTTCTTGGAACGGGCATCGTGCCTTTCCTTAGCCATCTTTGCCAAACCCTTGTTCAGCTTCTTCATGGAGCTTTCCATGCGGCCAATGTTTACACCAGCCTTCTTTTCACGGAAAGTCTGGGTCGGGGTGAACTTGCCTGTGGTCTTGATATCGTAAATGCTTTTCATAATATCCTCTATTTGATAACTATTTCGTCGTCAAATATAGTATATTTTTTCTACTTTGCAAGAGGGTCTACGACCTGTTTTTGTAAGATTGCGGCAGCCTCTTCTGGTGTAATCACCCTTAGGGCAGGACCGCTAACCTTTTCCATTTCGTTCACCCGTCTCGGACTATTCCTAAATGTCTGCATCGTCCACGGGTTATGGCCTACCGTCTTGAACTCTTCCTTCACTTTCTGAAGCACTTCCCAAAGCATAGGATAGGACGTACGGTATAGAACCCTTCTGTCTACCACGACCGTGTAGTGAACAACCACCCTATCGTAAAGAGGTTCCAGTCGGACATCCATCACTTTAAGGCCATGTTCATACATATCCATAATCCCTTCCTTAACGGCGATGTATTCAGAAACCGCATCGAGGGTGTTATATTGATTGAACAGTTCAGTCCTCAATGAATTGACAAACGCTTCGTCCATAGTTACCTCCTAAGATAAGGAGAAACATCAGTTTCGGCAGGCTTGATGCGTTTGTCGTCATCAGCAGCAGAAGCGGCTTGCTTCTTCTTTTCACGCTCAGCCCTGTCCAGTCTATCACGCATATCCCTACGGCGATAGAACGTGCGCATGAACTCGGCACCTTCGATGAACCCCTTCATATACCCAGTCTGGAAACCAGACATCTCGTTAGTATCACGGAACGGCTTGTTGTCCATCTCTTTGAGAGCCATTCGTTCGGCAGCCGCTTCGATTACGGGGGTATCGGGTGTACAGTCTACTTGGTTCAACATATCAATCTCCTTGAATTTCACATTCATCAAGCTTCTTGTCAAGCTTAATCTTTTGTTTTTCCTTGAACGTCCTAACACTTTCGTCGCATCGGACCTTAGTGTTGGATTCAGTCAGGCTGCACATCCTGTAATAATCGTCCATAGTAAAGCCATACTCTTTCAAGACCCTATCACGATGTGCAGCCCATTCGGCAACAGTAACCCTTCTCGGAATAACCGAGTCGATTTCCTTCAGACACTTTTGCAGTCTGTTGTAGTATCTATCCTTTTGCGAATTTTTCATTAAGAAACCTTCCGTGCTATTTGATTTTGAATCCCTTTGATTTAAACTTGTAGCCGAACGCCTTGCCATCATTGGCGCAACCAACTTCGCCCGCCATGATATACATTCGCTCCTGTATCGAATGAACTAAATCCTTCTCAACTGCTTTCACAAGCTCATCATCCGAAAGTCCGAAACTGCTGTAAGTTTCAACTTCAAGGTCTATTACCACTCGTTTCTTAATCAATATCGGTTTTGGCATAAATAAATCCTTTTAGGCAAGCAGAACAAGTTCCGCCATTTCCTTACACTTTTCATTAAGCTTGCGCTTCAACAGGAGTTCGCACACATTGCGGTACATCCTGTTCAAAGCCTTTTCACCAGGCTGGTCATACGAGTTGTAGACCATATCGGCAAGCTTGATGAGCAGAGCGTCTTCGCTCATTTTGAGCAGCTTTTCCGTAATGTAGGCTTCCTTGCCCATTTCTTCCTTACGGATTTCATTGTTCCTGAGTTCCGTGCAGAGGTCGGCACACTTTTCGGAATGAGTTACTTTCATGATTTCAAGATAGGAGGTTTCCGTATCTTCGAGCAAGTCGTGTGCCAAGGCGGCATTAATCTGGTCGATAGTGCCACCGTGTTCCATGACGATATACGCTACGCCACGGGGATGAACAAAGTAAGGAAACCCAGAACCCTTGCGTTCCTGATGGGCATGCCGTCCCTTGCTGAAATAGTACATCCCCCTGCACTCCAACGGAAAATCCTGCGACTTGATTCTTTTGAACATCGCCTCGTACATAGGCTACTCCTTTTTATCTTGTTGTTCTTTTTGTTTGTCAACCAGAACAGCCAACTCTCTCATGATGGAGCCAGTTGTATTCCATTCCGTTCCGTTATAGATATCGCAAGCAAAACCTGCCTGACTAGATGTCCAACACTTGTCGTAAACAGTATGCCAGAACTTGTCACGCTGTTCCCAATCGGGCAAATCAAATCCGTCATCAGTCTGGTTTTCATACCAGAACTCCCTCAGCTTCACGTTCTCTTTCAAGAACTTGGCGACAGGCCTGCTCGGAAAAAATTGCAATGCGATGTAATTGATTCCATCAACTTCTCGGGCAAACATCACGCACTGAAGCTGATAATCCCAGACGCCACCAATTTCTGGGTCCTGCGTATCCTTTTCAAGCTTCTCCATCTGTTCGGCACGGCTAAGCTTCATGATGGTAGTCCACTTTATCATGTCGGTCGGAACCCACTTGATGAACTTCTCTCGCAAGTCGTTGATGTACTGTCTAGCTTCTTGGATGTCTTTGAATTCTGCGTTTTCCTTGAACAGATACGCATGGAACACTTTCATACTCATACTTTTTCCTCTTTGTTTAATGAGTTTGCAATTTCAGGGAAGTCATCAAGCTTGACCACCCGTTTCGGGAACATGTAGTCAAGCAATGCTTCCGCACATTTTCGCTTGTCAGACGGTAACGAGTTCGTCACAATATCGTATGTTGGTGCATTCTTGCCGAAGAAATGCAACGCTGTCCACTCTGCATATTCTTCAACAAAAATCTCCATCTGGTTCAGTTTCGCAACAACAATAAACGCACACGCAACCCGATGACCAAGAAGACCTTCCAATACTTCAAGGGCAGTCATTGCTGTTAAATCTCCACGGTAAAATCGTCTGCGGACAGGTTGTGCAAGGCGTACGGATTTTCTTCATGGCTTCCATAACCAAGAGGATTCAGCATGACCTGCATATTGCCAATCATCAGCTTGTGTGCATCGTGAGTATGGCCGCATCCCCAGTATTTGATACCAGAGTAGTCATAATGGTCAATGTTGAAATAGAAATACTGGTTTTTCTTAGAACCTTGATATTTCGGGTTCGTACTGCACTGCCACGGCGCAAAATGAGTCAATACAATATGGGGCTTGGCCGAGGTAACTATTTCAAGACGATTCATTTCGTCACTCTTTATCTTCAGGAGGTCAACATCCTTTCCCCAATATTTACCGTCAAACCAATGCATCCGCCACTCATACTGGGTGAACGTGTCCTCTACATGGAAACCCCATAGACCCATCGTTCCCCCAATAAGAATATCGTCAACCATCGTAAGATGCTTGTCATAACCCAAGAGGGTAGCATTGTCCAACGTACTTGCAAAGTCTGCGATACGCTTTACCTTCTCAGCAGTGCTGTCGATGTCCTTATCCCATTCTACGGTCAAGTCGTGGTTTCCGAGAACGAATACAAAACGCTTGCACGATTTGGAGATAACATTCAGGCACTCCTTGATTGTTTCGAGAGAATTTCCGAAGTCACCAGAAATCAACAGCAAGTCAGCATCCTTGCCGTACGCTTCTATTTGCTTTTGTTTTTCCTCACGAGCGGAGTCGTAATGAATGTCTGATAGAAATTTTGCTTTCATAGAACCTCCTACATACGGGTCTTTTCGATGATTTTGAAGTGCTCCCAAGGACGCTTTCTGGAACGAATCTCCTTCATGCACGCCCTGTATGTACCAGTGACATGGTGGTGCGTATCATGGAAATCGTCGCCAATGAAAGCGTGAATGTCATACTGATGTTGCATTATTTCTACTCCTGTTTGGATAAGATTGGTTGACATAGATAAATATAAATAATTATTTCATACTTGTCAATGGGGTTATGAATATTTTTAATTAAATCAAATGTAAATCTTTGGTTACAAATCTACCGAAATCCCGACTCGGAATAACCCGATAAACTATATGTATGGACCATGGCAAAACAATAATGAAGATTCAGATGTTGGTCATAGGGGCCTACATACTGAGAAAACGAGGGGAGGGCGTCGAGGAATCATCGAACGACCTAGCCCGCCGTTGGATTGACAACCATGGATTAGAGTTCAGGAAGCTATTTCAGACCGTTACCAGACATCATAAATAATTATTTATATTGACCCCTTGACAGGGGCATTTTAATTTTGTATATTAGGGGGGTAAACATATAAATTGAGGTACACTATGCAAAATGAACCTGATATCAAAAAGACCAATATTAATGGGTCCACTGAAGTATCAAGTGGAGCCGAAGCGTCTACACAAAACAACGAACCAAAAAAGAGAGGGCGCAAAAAAGGTTACCATCACTCCGAAGCGACAAAGGCAGCCATGAGGCGGGCCCGCACAGGTGTACACCCATCAAAGGAAACCAAGGACAAAATTTCCAAGGCCAAGGAAGGGAAGAACCAGTCTGCAACGGCTAAGTTGAAGATGAGCGACACCCGTCGTTACAACTTCCTCCGAAAGGCGCTTGAAGCAGCAAATGCTAACATGTGGCATCTTGCTGACTTGGTCGATTTCTTCAAGGAAAAGATGGACAAGAAAGAAACAATGTCCGAGTTTGCACAAAAGATTTACAGCATGGCTCAGGAAAAAATCACCGAGCTTGCCAAAATCCCGACAGACACCGCAGTTCAACATGCTGCATACACACAACTTATCACAAAAATCAAGGAGCTTTACAATGTGCGAATCAAAGAACTCTCCGCAACAGAGCCCGTCGAATACCGATAGTCAGTACGATGACGAAAACGAAAAAGTCGTATTCGACGAAATGGGATTTCCCAAAAGAGAACGCCCGAATTCCCTTGCCGAACTGAAACGGTTCTGCAAGGCCAGACTCGGAAAGAACGCCGAGTTCGCATATTGGGATGAACACTTCTTTCCTGCTTGTTCATACTACAAGGCATTCCTTGGCATCCTCGGAAACGGCATCCTCGCATACGACAAAGAGGAAATGATTGCACAATGTGCGGAAGACTGCGACATGTCATACCTCCAAGCACTGGAAGCCCTGGATTACAACACGTTCTGCTGCTACATGGGCGATAAAACACCTGCCCACATCAATCCCGTCAAGTATCCTGATGACCCCGAAGGTGAGCTGAAGGAAATTGAAGGCGAGCTTATCACCTATATTCCTGATTGTGATAACGCCCTTGTCGGATTCATGACAGGTATCGAGGGTAACCCCGTCTGCGTGTACAACAAGAAGCTCCTCCCCGATTGCGTGAAGAACAGCAAGTACATGAGAAAGGAACTCCTGCTCGACCCGTACGAGAAAATCCCGTTCGACAAGAAAGCGCTGAAAAAGAAGCTTGAAGCAGCCAAGGCCAAGAAAGCCAAGAAAAAAGCCAAGAAGAAACACTGAGCTTCCTGATAAACTATAGAAGGAATGTTGGATTATGAAATGACCTACGAGAAATTTTGTAATATAATGAAAAAGAGCAGACTGCTTTCCAGAGTTAACATCACTAACTCGGGAAGGCGCTACTCCATAATAGATGGGACCCCATCGCATCGGAATATCACCATATCCCCGTCAGACGATGATAAGATTTCCATCGCCTTCACCAACATCGACATCAGCGGATATCCGTTCAAGGCACTCCACCTGTCATTCTACGCCAATACTGTAACCGTCAACATCCCTCTTAGGGACTTGAAGACAAGCATCGACGTAAAAGTTCTACTCTATTGGGTGATAGCGGAGTGCTTCCTCGGGTTGCCTAAACGCAGCCTGCCTAAAAGAATATGGATATGGCTGGTCAGGATGTGGCAGCACTTTCTCATCAAGTTCGCATAACAGTTACACGAGAGGCAAAAATGATTGCGAATCCCCTATATTGGTGGAAGTATTTGACAGGACCTACGGCCAACAACGCAGAGCATTGGCGCATGTCAGACATGCGTCATGTTAAGTATGTCGGCCCAAAAAACGAATGCTATTATGTATTGACATTCAACGATGACGATACATGCGTTCTGGATTCAAGCACGGAGAATACATACGTTTTCAATCCAGTGCATAAGCTGATTCCAATGTCAGCCCTGCTCAAAACGCTAAAAGAAGAAGGCCTCCTTGAAAACTGGAAGCCTACTTGGTTGAGTTACACTGACGACGAACTTAAACTGCTTACCGCCTAAACAGTTCCAAAGAACTGTTCATTGGTCTGTATCACTGGCGCCTGAGGGTACATCGCCTTGGCAATCTCGTGGAAACGCTTGCCTGTAACCTTGTCGCCAGCATACCAGTAGCAACAACTGAGCCAAACAAGACTCAGGAAAGTGTAGTCCGTGCTATCAGCAAAATACTCGCTGGTTGTTCCCAACCCGTTTACAACCGCAAGGAAATACATTGTCGCCTCGTGGTATTTCTTTGCGTGATAAAGTCCCAATCCACACATGTACAGAAGGCGATTGTTCATACCATACTTGAGAATTGATTGTGAAAGGAAGCCTATCATTTCATCCAGCTTCCCTTCCTTTTCAAGAATGTCAGCCTTCATACGAGCCGCTTCTATTCTATCTTCTACCCACGCATTAGGCTGGTCGAAGAATTTATTGAACCATATACTGGCATTCTCGTTGTCCCCATTCCAATACAGTTCTTTCGCATAATATAGGATATCCCTTGTACTGAACTGGACATTTTCTTTCAGCTTCTCTTGGAAAATCCTCAGATTCCTTCCGCTATCACGCTCTACACTTGAAGTCGGCTTGCTGTGGGTGATTGTAAAGTCCAAACAGATTCGTTTTGAAGTAGATGCGAGGTACTCGTGAACGAAACCTTCCCACTGGCATGCACCTCTTTTAATGATACGAGTTACCATCGTTGTCATGGAACCGCCGACATCGTATTTCGCCATGAACGTATCGCAATCGAGCGATGGTATAGCCTCTTTCCACTTACATATCGTCTTCTGATTAGCCTCGTCGATTATATCGTCACAGTCCAACCACATGACATAATCCATTGTGGCCTTGCTGAAACTGAAATTCCTTGCGGCGGAAAAATCATTTATCCACTTGAAGTCGAACACCTTGTCGGTGAACTTGGATGCGATTTCCTTCGTGTTGTCGGTCGAACCCGTATCAACAACGACAATCTCATCGGCAAACGACTTTACACATTCAAGGCACCTTCCGATTACCTCAGATTCATTCTTAGCAATGATGCAAACGCTCAATGTACTCATGTTAATCCAATTAGTTTCGAACTACCAGTAAAATACATTTTTAACAAGAAAGCCCGCCAGCAGATGCTGACGGGCCTGTTCTCTCTCACCAAAAAATATTAGACGGTTTCCCAGTCTTCGGCAAGCATGTCGGTCTGGCTCGGTGTCCACGGTACACGGCCCTTCGGTGCATTAGGATTCGTCGTCTGCAAGCCGAGGGTGTCGATGTAGATGTACGGCTGGGTCATCTTGGACTTCTTATCAGGGGTCTGAAGCGAGATACAGATACCGACTCCGTTCCAACCCTTACGACGTACGCTCTTTCCTTCCTTCAAGTTTTGAAGTGCCTTACCAAACGAATATGTTTTCTTTGCTGCCATATTTACTCCTTATTGCAGTTGTTGATTAACTCATGTATTAAAATATATTTTTCAAGAACTGCTTTTGGTTTCCGACTTTTCTTCATCTTCAAATACGGCGTCGTAGGCTTCGTCGATAGCCTTTGCAAACTCTGGTGGTACATCAAGAAGGCGGTAGCCCATCTTTTCAGCGCACTGTCTCAACTTGTCCATCACTGGCATAGCATCAAGTCCTGTTCCATTCAATATGGACAAGCATATACGCTGCTTCATCAGTACCAGGGCATCCGTTTATGCAAATGTAATTGTCAAACATGACAGACCAATACTTTATCGTTCCAGACGAATATTCAATCGACACCTTGTCGAATGAAGCTGCAAGAGGAGAGCCGCTAAACAGTTTCAAATCATCCATCTTCTGCAACAGGGTGCTATTATCCGATACACAGTAATTACTAAGGAAGTGACCGATAACCCTACGCAAGTAGTCATGCATATCCTTGTCGTCCTTCGGACGGTACGAATCGACGTGTTCAATATTGGGTGCCTTGTAGTACATGGCGATGGAATAGTAACCATTACTGCAATCAATTACGTTTTCGTTTTTTTCTTTCTTTTCAGCCATAATATGTCCTTTGTATTTGGTTGTGTTATTTTGTTTCAAGATACTTGTTCAGCAATTCGGCAATATCCTTGAACGCCTTTTCGCACTGGGCGTAATCATAGAACCAGAATTCGTTTCTAGGATAGAGAGGGTCGCTCGGGTCTGCAGCAACACCAAGCTCAGGCCTCAGTTCGGTAGCGATATGGGCACAAGGCTTGCCAGACCCATAAAACCCGCCAACGCAGCATGGCCCAGGTTCTGCCGCACAGTCGGGGAACACTATATACTTATCACATACGGCAACGTGATACCCACGGATGTCTACCACCCGAAATCCTGCCTCGGTCGCAGCAAGGTCAAATTCCTCACGGGTAAGTGGCTTTTCGGCAGTATCTTCAAGCTCCTTCTGGCGCTTTTTAATCTTATCCTGTTTCAGCTTGTCCTCGGCGAAAATTTTATCGAGGATTTTCTGAGCAGTGGCATTTCTTTCGGCTATTTCTTGTGCAGTTAATGGTTTCATGCTATCAAATATAGTTACTTATTTCAAGATTGTCAATCAAAAAATGCATTTTTTTAACTTTTTATATTTTTTCTCAAAAACCTCTTGACAATCTTGGTTTAATTATGTATATTGATATCATAAACCAAAAGGAGTACATCATGAAACAAACACTCATCCTCTTAATCTGCATCCTTGCGACCTCACTGTTCGCTGATACGGAAAAGCGCAAAATAACAAAGGTATACGGCACAGGCATCGCATTCAACGAGCACTACATCGTTACATCAGGCGATGTCGCACGAGCATCCGAACAGCTGGATTCCATCGTCGTGATGGTAAACGACCTCCCCATCATCGCAAGGGTTGAATACGCCGCAGACACCGTGTTTGACAAAGAAAAGAACGAATATGCCAACTTGGCTATCGTACAGGTTGACAACAAGGTATTCCTTAACGCATGCAAAATCGAAGACCGTCCTGTAAAATCGGGTGAACCCGTAACCGTAACAGGGTTCAACGAGTTCAGCCCCAAGGTCCAGTCACAGGCGTTTCCCGCAAAGGTCGTTGCCGATTCGACATTTCCTGAGTATGTCGCCCGTGCATTGAATGTCCGATTGCCAGGTGGTTTCAGCGGAGCCGCAATTTCCAGTCACGGAAAAGTAATCGGAATGACATTCAGAAACAGCAATCGCAAATCCGACTTGTCTTTCTTCTATGACGGCATGCTCCTTTCTGGATTCGTGAAGCAAAACCGTCCCAATACGACCGATATGGCAAAATGCACATATCAGGTCCGAAGCTATGTGACTGTACAATAAATCGAACTCATCAAAATAAAGCCCTTCCAATCGGAAGGGCTTTTCGTTAATTTAAAGAGCAGTTGATTAAGCCTGTTTCTTGGAGTCCAGATACTGCTGATATGCAGCAGCGGTTTCCTTACCCCACTTTCCATCGACCGCAAGATTGAGGCCAAGCGTCTTGTTAAGGAAATTCTGCCAACGCATGTTACGCTGACGTGCCTCTTCATTGTAAACATTGTTGTGGTAGTTTCCGTTGGCGGCATTACTGCCTGCATTCATGATAGCCTTGTAGTCACCCTTGCTAACCTTGGCAACGCCCCTGCTACCCTTGTTGTTCATCATCTTCTGCAGAAGAGGATTGTCTGTCTTCAAATGCTCCTTCATCTGAACGTCAGTCCACATGTTGGTATCTTGGAAAGAACCCTTCTGCTGCCTGTTTTCAGACGGAGCGGCTTCCTCAGGCTGCTTAGTGACATTAGGCTCAGTGCCAGTCTCTGCGTTTGTTGCAGTTTCATCGGCTTCAAAGCAAGCCTGAAAACAATTCGTTACAGCTTCCAACTGAGGCTTGCTCAAATTCAGTTGAGAGGCATAGTATTTAAACATATCGACTTGATTGGACATTTTTGCATCCTACAATGGTGATTTCGTATATAGTTTATACAGTCACTTCCATATCCGCATTCATAATAAGGTTATAAACTATTGGTAAATATAACCACTTGGTATATTATGAAATTCATTGAAGATTACAAGAATTTGTTTGACTTGGTCGCCGACCTTCCTGAAGACGACCCTTGCGGCAGTTACACGAGCCTCATGAGGCCAGTCGAATTGAAGAAGACCCCCGAAGCAAAAAAGTTTGATGGAGGTGATGAAGACGACCCAGCAAGTGCATCGTTCATCGAGACCGAAGAAAAGAAGGACTTCAAGGAAGTGAAGCCCAGCAAGGAGACTGCTCTTAAACCCAAGGTTTCTGGTGCAGCCGATGTAATGAAGAAGAACGGCGTTGTCACCGATTCCGACATCCCAGAATCTGTCAAAGAAAGCGTCAAGGAAGAACTCACCAAAATCCGCAATGACTCTTCCGACGAAAAATCATGGGACAACAAGGCAAACCAAGTCAAGAACATGTTTAACGACAATGTTGCAAAGGTAGCAAAGCCTAGACAAACAAGAAACATCATCAACGCAGTCAATGACACCGAGACCGACGACAAAAAGTTTCCGAAAATAAAGAACAACCCAGAATTCCTGAAGGTCAAGGACATACAGCCAGTCACCAAGGTGAAGGTGGAAAAGATGAAGGCCGTGAACAACAATATGGTGGGCTATGACGAGCTTGATATTCCAGTCAACACAAAGTTCATCTGCGATGACTGGGACAAGAACGCAAAGGATGCCATCAAGCAGTTCCGTGCAACCGTTGACAAGATGAAGGGTATGTCAAAGTATACTGACGAATACAAGAACCGTTGTGCCAACCTACTATACAAGTACAAGGACCTTCCTAAGTCACAGTTCGAATCTCTTTGCAAGATAATGGAAAATGTGAACCGATAAGGAACAACATTTGAAACAGAAAAGCAATCGGATTTCCGATTGCTTTTTCATTTATGACTGGCTCGTACTCGTGTCCGCACAGATGTTTTCGTTCGAGAGCGCAGAACTCTTACCGAGGACCGTGCGGCCAGGTCCGCCCCATGTTCCAACCCGATAACCCATCTGGCTCTCCTTTGACGAGGCAATCAGGTTCTTAACCGTCGGGTCCTTCGTCGCCACCTTGCTCTCTGGGAACCACTCGGAGTTGAAATTGCCGTAGCCAACCTCCTTCTTACCAATAAGGCTAGGAAGGCGGTTTATCTGTCCAGTATGCCTCCAAGGGATAGGAGATTCTGGATTAGGCTTTGCGTTGACATCGAAGGCGACCTGTTCAAAACACGCCTTGTGAATACCAGCAATGCACTCGAACATGGCTTCATCCAGTCCGAGCTGCTTGATAGTATCGACAAATGTTGAATGCTTATCCATTAGAAAGTTGCACCTGCATCAGAAGTGTTGAACTGGAAGTTGACCGTATCGAGACCTTCGGAATCAGAAATGTCTCCACGAATATCCTGTGCATGCCAGCACTTCGGTCCGTTGTTACGTCCACCGCCAACGGGAACATATCCGTTCGCAATCACGTCGAAATGACCATTGCTGTATTCCACGATGGTAGCATCATGCTGTTCCGTAGGAACCGCAGCAACGATGCGCTTCGGGTGAAGGGCAATCTCAGGCGGGTCTGGCGGAGGCGGCGGAAGCGGTCTCGGTGGAATAGGCGGCATCGGGCCAATTGGATTCGGCCAGATAGGTCTAGGATGGCATCCACAACCATGAGGATGACGCGGCATAGGCATCATCGGGCCCATACAGCCGCATACAGGAGCCTGTTGAGGCATACACTGGTAATGGAAGGTCGGACCGCCAAAATAAGGCTGGTGCCACGGATGCGGCCAAAAGTGGGGGTACGGAGGAGGAATGTGCGGGCGAGGTCCGCATCCACATGGAGGAGGGCCTGGGTACATCCTCGACGGGGTGTATTCCCACGGGCCTGCCTGTCTAGGCGGAGGCGGGAAGCACGGTCCAAACCAAGGAGGCGGCTGGAACGGCATAAACAGCGGAGGAGGCGGAGGGCAGCAATGATGATGCGTAGGGGTCTGCCTCATGTAAGGCATCCTGTCATAAACCTCGTTCGGAATCCCGTTGTTGCAACCGCAGCTCATATCTCCCCCATCAAAATTAGTTATCTACTCCTTCAAGCCTTTCAATACGCTTTTCAATCGTGTTCAGCGATGTAGTTAAGGTAGATTTGATACCCGAGAGCGTTTCGTTAATAGCGTTCAAAGCAGTAGTTATCTGCTCTAGTTTATAGTCTACCGTCTTCAAGCGGTCCTTTACACCATCGACATCCTTCTGTGTCAGAGAAATCTTGTTTTCAAGAACAGTCAGCTGTTGCCTGTACTCAAATTCCTTCTTCTGGTATTCCAGTTGCATTTCAAGGAACTTCTTGTCCACTTGACTGAATTGCTCGTTACGTTTAACTCCTGTATCTTTCCTTTGTGTTTCAATCCGCTTGATGAGATAAAACAATCCAGCAGCTATCAACGTGAATATAAGCAACGCTGGACTATTCGTCTTCAAAGCCGCTATCCACATTTCCGCCATAAACCTATCCTCGGGTATCTAACCATACCCTTAGTTTATAGATTTTGGGGTGTCCAGACTAAAAATTTTGAATAGCTTTTTCTCTTAAATCTCGTACAATTTCCTTATAAATTTCAAGTACATTACGAACAAGTTCAACTATGTTCACATCATGCTTGAACACGCTTCCCACAAGGGATATTCCGCCCATCTTATTGAAGTTTAACAAGCCATGGTAGTCGGCGCAAAACTGCTCGTAATACTCGTAGAACTCGTCATCTACACTGATGCTTTCGCTTGAATCAAGCCATTCCTTGTCTTGCTCGTCATCCCAGCAAATGAAGGGATAGCAGTAGATTGCGGGTTTCCCGTTTGAGTCCAGTTTGCCGAATGTGATATTATCATAGATTATCATCCCATCCCTGGTCACCGTAAGGCCCATGGAGGTAAGCGATTTGATTAGCTCTTTCATGAGGGCTCCTTTGCACCTACTAAGGGTTTATATATTTTAAGGAGCTACCATACAAAAACAGGGGCCCCCAGATTGCTCTGACGACCCCAGAAACCTTTTCTACACTAGCAGATAGGCTAAAAAGTAAGTGCCAGCGACGGTCCCATGCCTATATGATGGCGACGCAATTCGCTAGCACTCACTTTAATGTTTATACATCTAAAATTTCCGACTAATTTTTGCCCGTGGAGCCAAAACCGCCACGGTCCTTACCAGTCAGTTCACCTTCGACAAAGTTAATCTTCGGCTGATTTTCAATGATGCGGAACTGGGCGATACGGTCACCCTTCTTGATTGTGGTGTCTTCCGTTGCGTAAACAGTAAGCTTCCACCAGTCGTTCGGTCCACAGTAGGAACCGTCAACCACACCGACACTGTTGGTCTGGAGAATCTTGAAGTTCTTGTACGTAGAGCTGCGAGGTGCGATATGCGCTTCGTAACCTGCGGGAAGCTCCATAGCTACACCAAGGTGAATAAGCTTGAATTCGCCCTTCTTCAATACCACATCTTCTGCTGCGGACAAGTCAATCCAGTCGGACTTGCCATCAACGTAGGTAAGGCGCTTGATACTGTCATCAAGATACTTGATTTTGATTTGTACTTCTTTCATTTTAATCCTCTTCGGTTAATAAAGGTCAGACGAATCCGTTTCGTCACTATCTTCCTTGGGAGCATACTTTCCTTCGATGGTTGCAGTGAAGTCAAACATCGAAGTAACACTTACGTCCACATTGGAATATTCCACATCGTACTGATTAAGTACGTCTTCAAGGTCGGAACCAATCTTCTCTTTCAGATACTCTTCAAGAGCATTTTCCGTCTCAAAAATCTTTCCGTCAGGGTTTGCAACAGACCATTCCTTCGAATGGTAGCCTACCGTGATGACAACATCGCTATCGTCATCCCCTTCGGTTTCGCTTTCGACACTCATGCAGTCGCAATCAAGTTCGACTTGGTCTTGAAACCATTCCTTGACATCGACGCTCAAATCTTTAAGTTCTTCGTCATTCATGAGAACCTCCGTCTACAATATAGTATTTACACCCTTTTCTTTCAAGAGGGCAAAGAACTTTTCTGGCGTAATAATTTTCACGCCGAGCTGTTTTGCCTTCTTCGACTTGGTAGAGGTAGAGTTTTCGTCAGCCTGCACGAGATAATCAAGCTTTGCACTGACACTGCCCTTTACAAGCCCACCAAACGCCTTCACGGTGCGTTCAAGGTCGTCACGATTGTATTCCATCGCACCAGTGAAACAGAAAGACAATCCGCCAAGAGCATCCATTTCCACAGACTTCTTGAACGTGAACTTCCCGAGTTCAACAGTTCCCGTGATTTCATCAATGGCGTCAAACATCTGGGTAAACAGATTCAACTTGACTTCGTAAGCGCTGAACCCAGGGATGACCAACATGGCCAGCTTTTCAGGCGTATATGAACGGATGGTCGCCAATGTGGACATCGGGTTGTCATACCATCCGCCAAACACTTCAAGGCGTTCCAAACCAGACAGTTTCGCTTCGGAGAACCCATCAAAGTCAAACAGAGACAGGAACTTGCTCATGGAAATCGGTTCGTTCATCGCAGCCAACATGTTCTTACGGAGCTTCGCACCGTTCACTTGGCTATTCATTGCCTTGGAGAGCCCGTTCCCGCCAGATACGGCATCGTAAATCAGGTCAGGAATCTTCTTCATGCCGACTTCATTAACAAGGGCAGAAACACAGCTATCTCCCGCACCGTCAATCGCCAAGACATCGAAGAAGTTGGCAAACTTATGGACAATCTTTTGAGGGCAGGACGGGTTCACGCAGCAAACCATCCCGTTGTCCAACACATTCAACTCACCGTGGCAGACAGGGCATTCCTTCGGGAAAGCAATGTTCGATGCCACATATTCTTTGTATTTTTCAGGAATCATTAGTAACCCCATTTTTGACGAGCAGACTTGAACTCTGAATCCGAACTCAAGATGCTTATAACACATTTCTTCACATTCTTTGTATTAGGATATTCCGTTACACCATTCTTACGGAGAATACGAACCAATTCGGTAGACTTAACCACATTGCTAGTATTCTGTTCCACAATTATAGACTTGCTCATTCCGCCGATTCGACCGTCCCTAGTAAAGTTAGGCCCGCCAGACATTCCACTCCGCAGCGTTCCTGTCATTCGATAGAAACTGTAATTGCCATCATACCGATACTGCATGCGAATACTCAGCGGGATAACAGTCAAATCAGGTTCGTTAATCGGGTCAGGATAGCCATACGACATCAGCTTTTCCCCGATAGGCAATTCACCGTGAGCAAGACGGCATACCATAGGCATTTCCACAGGTTCCTCATCAAGCTTCAACAAGGCAACATCCGAGTCAACCGTATAATCAACGACGTGAGCCTTGAAACATGTATCATTCTTTATGTCGTAATAGCAGATATTTTCATAGCCATCAACGACATGATATGCAGTCACGAGATACTCGCTGTTTACGAAGAATCCAGTTCCACCGTACACATCGTATTTTGCAAACACCATTGCGGCGAAAACAAGAATGATACTGATAAGCTTTTTCATGATGTTACCTCTTTGTTTGTATCTAAAATATACCTAATTAAATGCTTCTTGGCAACACCTTTATTGTAAAAATTATTTTACAACACTATCGACCTGAGGAATAACTTCACCATGACGGGAAATCTGCACCTTGCAACCAATCTGAATGCCCATTTGCTGCATCTTGTTCAGGTTAGAGAGGGAAGCTCGCTCGACAGTAACCCCATCCAGTTCAGTCGGGGTCAGGATAGCAACAGGAGAAAGATACCTGCCCTTGCAGCTCCATTCTATTCCAATCAGAGTGGTCACAGCAGTTTCCAGTTCAAACTTGATAGCACACTGCGTCATCGGGGTCTTGCGGCGAAGGTCGTCATAGTCGATGTCATTTATCTTGACCACAATGCCGTCACAGCCATAGTCGATAGATTTCTTTCGGCTCGCAAACACCTTTTCACGGAACGCATTGACCTGTTCAAGCGTATCGACAAGTTCATACATAGGAACTTCAAATCCGCAGGATTCCAGCCACTGCATCTTTTCCAATTCGGTCTTGAACTGGGTCGGAGCCCTGTTGAGAACATCGTAGGCGACAAAGGACATATCCTCTGAACCCTTGCCGTCAAGACGTTTCGACAAACCAGAGCTAGCGTTTCTGGCAGTCTTCATCGTCTGGGAATACTTTTCGAGGAATACGCTTTCCTTCAACATGAACTCACCACGGATTGAACCCGTGAAGTTCGGAATTTCGTGAACAAGGCCCTTCCATTTCAAAGCGGATTGAGTTATATCTTCACCTTGGAACCCGTCACCACGGGAAATCGCTTGGAGAATCTTGCCGTCCTGATACATGACTTCGCTACCAGCACCATCGCATTTGCCATTCAGCATAAGGCGATGCTTGCCACCATACTGCGGGAACCATTCATCCTTGAATGCGTCCATGTTGGCATACTTCTGCTGAGTACCCGTAACGAGGTAATGCTGGAATTTCTTTCGGCCCGTATCGTCGGCTGCGGCCAACCCACCCGCAGCCAACGGGTTCTTCGGATTGATAGACCGAAGTTCCATTACGAGACCGTCATACGAATCGTCAGACGCCTTTTCATGACCGTTGTAGTATTCCTTGGCGAGATATTCAATAACCTCGCACAGCAACGACTCACGGTCCAAGGCCTTTCCTTTCTTAGAGTTAGATGTGACCGCAATATCGGATGCGGCACTCACGGATGCCCTCAGTTCATTTTCGAACTCGTTCGGGCGGAACCCAGATGCACGAAGGAGAATTGAATACTTGTAGTAAACGTCTTCTTCGTCGTTTCCATACTTTGCAAAATCAGATTCATTTAGGATGTTTTCTACCACTAAATCCATAGCGGGTTGTACACCGTCAGTCAGTTTTGCGGAAAGAGTTTCAATAAAGTCAGTGTTCTGCATAGAATTTCCTTGCTTGCTAGAAAATATAGTAAAATAACTCCCGTCTGTCAACTAAAAAAGCCCGTCTTCCAGTCGGGGCAATATAAACTAGAGTTATACGTATTTGGACTGAGAATGAACACCCTGTTTAACCATTACGCTTCCAAGCTAGATTTAACACTTCCGCAATACGAAGCGGTATGTGCATTGGCTAATTCATTGTTTGAAGATGCTGCATCCACAGCAAAACACAAGACAAAAAGAACCATACGCAATGTATTTCCTCAATATAATGAGCTTTTCGATGAAATCGCAACAGACGACGAAAACAATCCGATATTGACTGAAAGAGGCAATACACAGTCAATAATCGAATATCTTGAACATAATGTGAGGAATACATTCTTCCACGACGGGATAACAAGCATAAAGTTCGAGCCAGGAGCCGCTAGAATTGCTTACGGCGAACTTGGCATGCAAGCAAACGAGGATACTAGAAAACTTACTCTCCTTAAAAAGATACTACAAGAAATTTCGATAGCTCATGAAACCGAATACGACTCCAACTTAAACGGCATGACGTTCGATGAACTTAAAGACCGATTCGGGGCATCAATACATAAAGCCGATGCCGAAACACAAGAAAAGCTAAAAAACAAGACCTACGATAAAAGTGATTACACCATCAAATGGATTCCAGATTTCAGTACAGCACAACACTATCGTCAATACACTGACCATGGAAACGTCAACGAATGCTGGTGTTTGACTCGTGACGAAAGAATGTGGCAGTCATACACGGGCCAGCATAACGAAAACAAAGTATATTTCTGCCATGTTCCTAATTTCGAATCCGTTCCGAGAGAAACTGGCCCTAATGCGCCGCTTGATACCTATGGCCTTAGTTTGATTTCAGTTATAGTAACGCCAGATAAACAATTGCGAGCAGTAACATCTCGATGGAATCATATTAACGGTGGCTCTGATGGCGTAATGAACGAGGAGCAATTATCCAATTTGCTTGGAGGATACGTATTTGACCTTTGCCCCCCTTACAGCAGAGAAGAAGTCACCAAAAGAGGATACATCTACCTTGACGAAGTCCAGCAAATGCTCGATGATGGTATTGACCTGAGTGAATATATGATTCATGTAAATATTATTCAGATTAACGATAAACAGAATATTGTTCTACCTGGGCGGAAACTTTTGTCCGACCAATGGTTTGATGGGATAAGTGAATTCGATGATGGATTCGCTAAGGTCGTCTTGAATGGAAAACAGAACTACATCGACACAGAAGGAAATATACTATTTGACCAATGGTTTGATTGGATAGATGATTTCTATGATGGATTCGCTACGGTCAGATTGAATGGAAAATATAACTTCATTGACCCAGAAGAAAATATACTATTTGACCAATGGTTTGATGGGATGGGTAATTTCATTAATGGATTCGCTACGGTCAGATTGAATGGAAAACATAACTTCATCGACACAAAAGGAAATATACTATCTGACCAATGGTTTGATTGGATAGGTGAATTCAATAATGGATTCGCTAAGGTCTGCTCGAATGGAAAACAGAACTTCATCGACACAAAAGGAAATATACTATATGACCAATGGTTTGATGATGCATATAGCTTCAATAATGGATTCGCTAAGGTCAGATTGAATGGAAAAGACAACTTCATCGACACAGAAGGAAATATACTATCTGACCAAGGGTTTGATGGGGTAGTTGAATTCAAGAATGGATTCGCTAAGGTCTGCTCGAATGGAAAAGACAACTTCATCGACACAAAAGGAAATATACTATCTGACCAATGGTTTGATGATGCGGATAGCTTCACTAATGGATTCGCTAAGGTAAGCTTGAATGGAAAACAGAACTTCATCGACACAGAAGGAAATATACTATTTGACCAATGGTTTGATGATGCATATAGCTTAGATAATGGATTCGCTAGGGTCAGCTTGAATGGAAAAGCGAACTTCATCGACGCAAAAGGAAATATACTATTTGACCAATGGTTTGATGCGATAACTAAATTCTATCATGGAGTCGCCAAGGTTTACTTGAATGGAAAAGAAAACTTCATCGACACAGAAGGAAATATACTATTTGACCAATGGTTTGATAGGATACGTGAATTCCATGATGGATTCGCCGAGGTTTACTTGAATGGAACATGGTACAACATCGACACAAAAGGAAACATTAGTCCGAAGGACGAGTAGTCAACAAAAAAGGCCCGACTGAAAACCAGTCGGGCCTGAGATTTTATCTTTCGGCTTTGCAATTAGTACCCGAGACAGGATTCGAACCTTGTGACCCTCTGCTTAGAAGGCAGACGCTCTGTCCAGCTGAGCTACTCGGGCAAGTTCATTCGTCGGCAGAGTGGGACTCGAACCCACAAAATCTTGGGTTTGAACCAAGCACGTATACCAGTTCCATCACCTGCCGAATTTAGTCGGTAAGGGGGGACTCGAACCCCCACGTCCTTACGGACACCAGCCCCTCAAGCTGGTGCGCCTACCAGTTCCGCCACCTACCGATGCGAGAAAATAATCGGCAAGGTGGGACTCGAACCCACACGCCCTTTCGAGCACCAGCTCCTAAGGCTGGAGTGTCTTCCATTCCACCACTAACCGAAATTTTAGCAGGGCGTGATGGACTCGAACCACCGAGTAACAGTTTTGGAGACTGCAGACCTACCAACTGGTCGAACGCCCTAAAAAGCGGATGGCCTTTCGGCCACCCTAATGTCTAACGAACAAAGAAATTACTCTTCGCTCTTTGCACCCATCTTCTCGTACTCAGCGATGTACTTGAAGATACCGTCGCTGAATCCGTTGATGTGGATGAAGTCACCGTAAGAGATTCCGAACTGGTGCGGAGCCACGTTCACGATGTACTTGTGCGGGATGCGGAGAACATCCTTGGTGAAAGAACCACCAATAGACTGCTCGTCGGTGATGATAATCACACGGTCAAACGGTCTGGTGTTAGCTCTAACAGCACTGTTTGTACAACCGTAAAGGTCAGTACCGCCAACGCAACGAGCACAACGGTCGGCAAGCGCAAAGCCCTTGGATGTGGTTGCGTGTGCATCCATATCGAAGGTGTAAACCTTGTCAAACTCACAGACCTCATCCATGATGGCAGCGAGAGATGCGGCAGCCTCTCCACGAGTGACTTCGCTCTTACCTGCCAAATGGTTGTCCATAGAACCCGACGTATCGACCATGAACAGGGTGTTACCCTCCAACTTGTCGAACGTCTCACGAGCGGCCTTCAACATTGCTGCCTCAAGCTGCTTGGAGTAGGTTCCGTCGCTGTACTTGTTTGCTGTGTAGAAGTTGTACGGCATGATGCCCTTCACGTTCAACTTCGAGATGCCATCCACGATTGCTCGCTGTGACACCTTTGCCTGCTCCATGTTGCGGAGGTTCCTCAACAGGGCGAGGGCACCCAGCTTGTTCGTTGAAAGAAGGTTCTCGAAGACCGTCTTCTTGTCCTTACCAGCGCTCAACTCGGTCTCCCAAGTAAGCGGAGTAGCAAGGCTGTTGTCTACAATCTTCTTGTAGAGAGCGTTCTTCTCGTCATTCGGTGCCTTCGGGTGGCACAGCATGACTGCATCCTTCAATGACACATTCTTCTTGTTACCCTTGTACTTACCGAACTGGTACTCGTCGAACTTGTCGAACGACATAGCCAAGCCCTTCTGCAACTGCTTCGGAAGTGTCTTCTTCTTGCCGTCTGCGAGGTACATGGCGAGCAACTCGGTGATGTCATCAACACGGGTTACCGTCGAGTAAACAAGTTCCTTAGTCAGCTTACCCTGACTTGCGAGCACAGTAAGCATGAACAACGGGGTATGACGAAGGTGATACTCGTGCTTGGCCTTGTTCAGAGTTGCGATTGCAAACTCGTTGCTGACCTTGCCCATGTATTCCTTGATGCGGTCCTTGATGGACTCTCCGTCCTCATAGAACGTATCCTCGTTCAGGAGGCAGCACAGCACAGTACGCTGCAACTTCTCCTCGAAACCGATGTGTGAAGCCTTTCCACCCTCGTGAGTGAACACAGGGGTAGATACCTTTCTCTTGTTAATCGACGCCATAATCATCTCCTTTGTTGTGATTAGGAATTGTTGTTGATGTTAAAAAAGTATTGCCAGATGTCGGACTCGGACCGACAACCTCCTGGATGATTCCTAAGTAACACATTTCATACACCACAATCCATGGGATTGGGAAAAGCGAAAGTGCTGTTTTTGGCCTGGAGCTCTACCATTGAGCTAATCTGGCGTAAAGAAAAACATGCCGACGGAAAGAGTCGAACTTTCAAAAGATTAATGTTATGGCAATCTAAGTAACTCTCACGTCGCAACGATTTTCACCGAGAAAGTTGTAAGAGGAACCCTCCCCTACCGTTAATCAACCTGTCGCCAGATTGACGGGGAGGCGTCGGCATGTGTTAAGTGGTTAATGGGATTTGAACCCATGTCTTCAGCATGGCAAGCTGACACATTAGACCAGACTATGTTACAACCACGAAAAAATTATTAGTCCCACAGGCAGGATTTGAACCTACGACATCCAGTCACCATTATCGAAGTAAGCCATCCATACGTCACCTTTGCAGGGAAAAAAGCGAAAGGCTATTCATTTACTAGCGCTCTACCAGACTGAGCTACTGTGGGAAAATTAGAGGAGGGAACAGGGTTCGAACCTGCGTGTCGTCACCGACAAAGCTTTAGCAAAGCTCCGCTTTTACCAATTCAGCCATCCCTCCATTAGTGTGCTTGGCCAGAATCGAACTGGCGACCTACAGTTTAGGAAACTGTTGCTCTATCCAACTGAGCTACAAGCACAATCGGAATTACTGTTTCGGACCGACAACGTGTTTAATCGTGACCTTTTCCTTTCCAGCAAAAACTTCAACAGATAGCGTACATGTGTGCGTATCCTTGTCGAAAGTGTCCCAAGCACGCCACATCTTGACACCGTTGTTTATTGTCGCCTTACGATAAATGTCGTAAACGGCATCGAGAACTTCACGCCTAGACGCTTCGCCATCCTTGAACAATAGTTTGTTTTCGCAAAGCTTTTCCACTTGCGGTTCTACGATAGCCTTTACTGCGGCGAGAGCCTGTGAAGCATGCACTTTATCCAATGTTGTACTCATAGAGTCTCCATTACTGTTTAATCAACATCGGCAGGTTTAGCCGTGTGTTCCAGCACGAGCTTATTCTTGCCCTTGAAGATTTCCACCGTCACCGTGTAGGTGTGGGTGTCCTTGTTGAACTTATCCCAGACACGCCAGAGCTTGGCTCCATGGGCAGCGGCTGCGGGCTGATACAGGTCGTAGACCTTGTTCAGAATATCCCTGTTGGGCGATGTAGCATTCTTGAAGATAGCCTTATCTTCAAGAATCTTTGTCATCTTGTATTCAACAAGAGATGGTGCGAAATCCACATCTTTCTTCGAGAAATTCATAGAATCTCCTTTGATTTTGAAAATGTTAAGCACAAGGTAAGATTCGGACTTACGTGAGCCTTTCGGCCTAGAGGTTTTGCAGACCTCCCCCTTCGACCACTTGGGTACTTGCGCTAAAATCCATTCTCTTTCGTAACGAGCTGAATGGTAAGCCGTGCCATTGTATGGCAATCATCCGCACCTATGCGCAAATCAACACGGCCAGTTTTCGGTTTCACCGCAGGGAACAGTACCTGATTGAAAACATGAAGTCGTCTGTTATCTTGACATAATGCACCTCTTGCAGCAACATTGCTGTACCCGCCCTCATTAAGGACCTGCCTCTATTCGGAACGGCGGCTGCAATTCTTTGTCGGCGCATGCGGGCTTTAATACCTGCATCCCTTCAAGCAATATATCCTGTTAGAAAGAACAGGAACTTGTGCATCATCTTCTTCCCTTGGCTTCCACACCTTGAATGAGAGCAGTCTGCCCTCACCGATTTGGGTTTAACTAATCGGGATGATGCATCGGGAATCACACGGATAGTAGCATGCCAGTCACGGTGAACTATCTGCGTCCTATCCATAACTACCGCCAACTGCATTGTGGCGAAGACGGCAGTCATTTTTAGTGATTGTGGAAAATCTTGTCGGCACCCGTTATGTGGCTTTCGCCGCAACCTTTGGATTTTACAACGTGTCGTGAAACACATGACCATCTTTCAGTGCCTATTTAGTTGGGGTAGCTGGACTCGAACCAACGAATATGGGAATCAAAATCCCATGTCTTACCAACTTGACGATACCCCAGTAAATGTAGTGCTCCATCAAGGACTCGAACCTTGGACCCGATGCTTAAGAGGCAACTGCTCTAACCAAAACTGAGCTAATGAAGCGAAACTTCGTGCGTTCGGCGAGACTCGGACTCACGACCCACGGATTAAAAGTCCGTTGCTCTACCAACTGAGCTACGAACGCATAGAGCGGATAATGGGACTCGAACCCACAACAACCTGCTTGGAGGGCAGGAACTCTACCAATTGAGCTACATCCGCATATTAGTTAACCTTCATGAAATCGAATCATGACACAGGACGAACCGAAGTCCGAACTGCACCAAACCTGGAGGCTAGGATATGTACACTTTCCATTGTGCAATCAGCTCTTTGGGACGCTGACACCCCACCTTCATCTCGGGACGGTGCGAAACGCTATCTACTGGCCACTCGCCAAGGCATAGAATTACTCCTTATGTGAAGTTCACCCGCATTACCAGATACGGTTTGCGACGCCATATCCTTCCTGCCCTTTTTACTTCCAACTTTAGAGGCCGTTTGCTTCACATGTCTGCACAGCAAACAAACGGTAAGAAAGCAAGCTCTGGGACCTCTCGGACTTGAACCGAGAACCGACGGGTTATGAGTCCGTAGCTCTCACCAATTGAGCTAAAGTCCCTAACTCGCATTTGTTCCTTCGCATTTCGACAATGGCGTTTGTCAATCTGCTATCATAATCCCTTTTACATTTGTTTTCTGAAAGGGAACTTGCGCTGTGCGAAACAGCCGTTTACAAAACAGAAACTTCATCGGAGCGACCGATATATCCGCAAGAATCACCGTATGTCATTTCACCACATCCAGCCACGGAATGGATACTCCGACGGTTCAGTGTGCCACCTGCGATTTGGCACCGTTTGCTGCTACGCTGAAACGGAAAGATTGTTTAGACCCAGCGACAGGACTCGAACCTGTGACCACGAGTTTTGCAGACTAAGTAACCCACTCTATCACAACCCTTGCGGGAGAAAAAGCGAACAGGTTTTTACGGGCTCTACCAACTGAGCTACACTGGGGAAATCCAGGTAAAAAGGCGAAACCGATTACGCCCGTTAGGGCAAATCTGTGTGAAAGACAGAGCGAAGTAACGGTTTCTATCGACACTGGATGAAATTTATTAGTACCAGGAGCAGGACTCGAACCTACGACCCCGAGCTTAACAGGCTAAGTAACCCAACCAAAACGCCACCCTTGTACAGGGGAAAATTAGGACAGGTATTTTACGTGCTCTAACCAACTGAGCTATCCTGGAATAAAAGAAGTCAGGTAAAAAGCGAAAGCGTGTTCTTTTTGCAGAGAATTCATCCTAAGTAACGCTTTCTAGCGACACTGACTTTTAATGGGTTGGATAGGAGTCGAACCTACAATGTTTACCCTAAGGGACCAGTTTTACAGACTGGTGCGAAACCACCATCCTCGCAGCCAACCCAAAGAAAAAGAAATAATGATACTCGACCCGAGGGGACTCATGTTTGCCTAACCTGCAGGTTAACCGCCCACTGTCGCACCGCACACCTGTGGCCCACATCGATTCAGCATACATTAACGGTCGCCCAGTCAGTCAATCGGCAGAATATCTCTGTCTCGGACTAGCACATCCAAAGCCGATTTAATCGCCACCGACTATTGTTGCTCCAATGAATCGGTTGTATGCTTGTATCATTAATTTTAGTGGAGCCATCGGGACTCGAACCCGAAACACCCAGCTTGCAAAGCTGGTACTCTACCAATTGAGCTATGACCCCATAATTGCAAAACCGAACTGTCAAATTGCGAGCTAACATCTCGTGTCAACCACGTTCGGAAATATAGAAAGATAATTGACAACTGTCAACCCGTTTTGTCAAAAAAGTTGAAAATTTGACAAAAATCTTTGTTTGTCAAAAACTTGTCAGCGTCGGGTTAGTGAGACTCGAACTCACACTCCTCTCAGAACACCGCCCTGAACGGTGAGCGTCTACCAATTCCGCCACAACCCGATTTAATTGCGGAGAACGGACTTGAACCGTTGACACACGGATTATGATTCCGTTGCTCTACCAACTGAGCTACACCGCATTAAGTAATAACGCTTTTAGGCGCACTTGCCATTCATATCAGGTACGTTACCGTGAGCAATCTCAAACGTCTTCCGTTGTCGTCGATTGCAACCTCGGGTTCGTAAAGACCTCGCATCTTTCAACCCGTCACTAGCTCTTTTGCGAGAAGAACACTAATGGACCTTTAAACTTAGCGGAAGATGAGGGAGTCGAACCCCCAAGCAGTTTTACCCACGGCGGTTTTCAAGACCGCTGCCTTACCAGTTAGGCTAATCTTCCAATGAAAAAAATCTAGTGCTCTCGGCAGGACTCGAACCTGCAACCTCACGGTTCGTAGCCGTGCGCTCTATCCAGTTGAGCTACGAGAGCATAAAATGGCGGCGTTTTAGCCTGTCACCGAGCAGGGGTCACGTTCTCCGACATCCCATGTCCGTCTCGACATGATTGACTTAATTGACGGAGACCGCCTTGCAAGAGCAAAAACTTGCCATAGAACAGCGGATAAACTATGACCATTTTTATACTGTTTTTGATTTTAGTCCGCCAGTCGAGATTCGAACCCGAACTAAGGGAATCACAATCCCTTGTGCTACCGTTACACCACTGAGGGGGTAAATTCGTACTCCCGAGAGGGTTTGAACCTCTGACCCCTTGTGTGTAAAACAAGCGCTCTCCCAACTGAGCTACGAGAGTATATTAGCGCAACCAGCGAGACTTGAACTCGCACGCCCATAGGACACCAGCGTGACAGGCTGGCCTGGCTACCAATTTCAGCATGGCTGCAAAAAAGAAGGTGCTTACTATACGTTTTGACTGGACTCGAACCAGCATTCCCTCCACCAACACCGTTGGCAGCTTTCAGTTATCGTAGATAACTTTTATAAAAGCGCAAAATAGAATATAATAAGCACCAGATTTTATAATAGCTCCATCGGGGCTCGAACCCGAATTTCCGCCTTGAGAGGGCGGCGAACTAAGCCAGTTATTCTATGGAGCCGAAATTTATTTAAACACAAACTTACAGGCGTCCTAATTTCAAGGACGGATTAAGGAGCACACTTGGTGGTTAACCCAAAGTTTATCTCCCCCATTCTTATTTCAAATGGTCTCACGTGGCATATTTTAGTAGAGCCAATACTACACCTCTGCGACCATCATTCTGGTATTCATCTAATTCGCAGAGACAGATTCCTCATCCCAGAGTTTTCCCCATCTGGGTTAGCCCGCTAGCATGAAATCAAGAATGATGCAACACGGGTTCTACTCATTTGTGTTTTAGTCGGAATGGCAGGATTTGAACCTACGACCTCTTGCTCCCGAAGCAAGCGCTCTACCAGACTGAGCTAGATTCCGAAAGTTTGATGAATTCGAGGAGCTGCGGGGGTTACGGCATCCTTTCCGCTTGTCGCCGAGGCCATCGGTTTGTCATCTATGTTGCGAACGGGCTCACCTACTAGCCCTTACATAGACCGAAGATGGTTATCGTTACCATTTAATAGCAGGCTTCATCACGCCTCCCGTCCATCGATATCCGAACGAAACGGGTCTGGCCCTCAATGACGGACATTTAGCCAGATGTTTTCTAACTCCGACAGTAAGACTCGAACTTACGACCTGAGCTTTACGAAAGCCCTGCTCTACCAGCTGAGCTACGTCGGAATGTAGTAGCGCCAACGGGACTCGAACCCGTATTGCCGCCTTGAAAGGGCGATGAACTAGGCCAGTTATTCGATAGCGCCAAAAAATGTAGTCCGCAACCCTGGACTCGAACCAGGAACCTCCACCTTATCAGAGTGGCTATCTAACCAATTGCTATAGCTGCGGATAAACGCATAGGTGGGTGGTTTAGAACCACCAAAATCCCACACGGTGGGCACCTACTTTATTTCACCTATGGTTTAGTGCCGCCGAGAGGAGTCGAACCTCTGACGCTAGGTGCTTCAAACCTACGCTCTACCAAACTGAGCTACAGCGGCAAAAATGATTGTCCAAGAATCGTGAAGGAATTTAACCTTCCACTTGATAGGCTTCGAACTTTACCAAATGCCGTCATGACGACCCTTGGACAATCGAATTAGTAGCGGGGGCAGGACTCGAACGCTGCGACCTTTGGGTTATGAGCCCAACAAGCTACCAACTGCTCCACCCCGCAAATTTCTTCATAGTTGCCGATGAGCGGTTCGAACGCCCGAATACAGGAGTCAGAGTCCTGTGCCTTACCAGCTTGGCGAATCGGCAATAAATAGCTCACGTTAAAGGAATCGAACCTTTGTTTCCCGCTGCAGACAGGCAACTCTTCCAGTTAAGCTAAACGTGAATAAAAATAAATTAGCGCCTGCGGAGAGGCTCGAACTCCCGACCCGCTCATTACAAATGAGCCGCTCTACCAACTGAGCTACCCAGGCAAAAATGTGAAGAACGGTCGATATCCGCACAAGTGGACAAAAAACTTCACTGATGCATGGTCTATCTGACTTATACAAGCATTGGACGCCAGGACCTTCATCTTCTCCGCAGAGCAAATGCTAAACACCTGCGAAGCCCCGTTTTTAAATGCTCAGGCTACTAAACAGCTCTTTTCGGATGGGTTCCCACGGCGTAGCGACCGCCACGATTATCACACCCTATTAGGAGCCGTTTTTCACCTGCGGACTTCTCTGGGAGCTACCCAAAGTTCCAATTTAGCTGGCAAGACAGGACTCGAACCTGTGACCAAGCGATTAACAGTCGCCCCCTCTACCAACTGAGGTACATGCCAATAATATCCACGGGCACCACCCCTTTCACGTGTTGTCACGGGTGCGACAGGATTGGTCGCAGAGAGCTTTACTCAAAACTCACGAACCTACCATAATTAACGAGTGATAACCCCGTATGGAGGCAACAGACCAGCCATTCAACCCTGTACCATAATATTCAGTTTGTTTTAGGTGATGGTCTCGGCATCCCATGGTTAACCACATAGGAGCCGCCAAACTGACAAAACCACTTTTCCACAAGCGCATGGCCGAAGTGCCATGCGCAGTAGTCATCATTATGGTGGAGAAATCTCCACCATGCTGAAATCTTATTAGAGACCTAACGTCGGGTCACGAGCAATATCCTTGAAGAACTTCGGGGTCTTCGGATTCATACCAAGGTCCCTATCTTTACCTAAACCAAGGTATTTATTATACTCACTGGCAGCTTCTTTGTCAACATCAACAGGAGCAACCTTCAATGCACTAATATTATAGTGATAGTCTCCATATCCATTTGGTTTCTTTGATGAGCTCAATGTAACAACCATATTTGGTTCATCAACGATAACTTCATGGTTTGGGATGCTTTTAAAATAGTCAATGCGCTTTTCGAATTCATCTGGGCGGAACGGTTCTCTATACCACGTATCAAGATGGTTCATAATTTCATTTACATCCAATTCTTCCCGTGGCTTTTTTGACAAAAAGTTCTGAGATGCAAAATACAAGCCATCACCCTCATGATATTTCTGAGGTTCAGCCAAGCCTTCCGCTTCACACAATGCCTTAAAGCCCTCTTTCAGAGCTGGCAGAGCTGGCATGCAGTTAAACTCATTACATACGCTTTCCATAAAAGCAGTATATTCCTTTTTTTGACGGTAATCCATGATTACTCTCCATAAATGTAATTACACACATAGTTTATAATCATGAATCATCCGAGTAGCGCATTACTGGGCCATCCATACAGCCTTCCCAGCCTCTATCCCGCAACTTATGCTACTGCACTAGCCCCAAAAGGATATACCTTGGACGGGCTTACTTGTATCATCTCCACTCGAACAATAGTCGGGGTAGCCAGATTCGAACTGACGACATCCTGCTCCCAAAGCAGGCGCTCTACCAGACTGAGCTACACCCCGCAAGTTTTTAAGGTGCTTCCAGCACCACCGTTGTACGGTATAGCGGTTATTAGCCGCTAGGAAACGTGAGCGTTTCCCTATTTAGACCCCTCCATATGAAGGAGCCTAAAAAAGAAAACGCAAGAACGATGCCTTCCGACCTGTATCGAACAAGGCGTCTTCAACATTGCTGCTGACGGTTCCCTCACCTACGGGTACACCGTTCTCAACGTTATGATTGTTTAAATCACCCAACACAGTCCATTGCCAAGACTATCATGTGTGAGTAAGGTTATCAACCTAGCAACTTTTGCAAAGCCGAAATGTCAATCTTCTGAAAGGACTCACGGTCCAATCTGACGCAGGAAAGTAGGTTTGAAACCTTGACCGTTCCCGTTTACGTCGTCAATTATAGAAATATTCAAAATCTTTGTCAAGGGGTAATTCGATATTTTTTTAACTTTTTTATCGAATTTCTTGTGTCGCCCTGAAAGCTATTAGTTCGTAATGGTCTTTATCGCATTCTCGAACGTACTTTTTGAACGACTCAAAGGATTTGAACATCTCGCCAAGACTTAGGAACATGTATTCTCCGACTTCGAAATCGGGCGCCCTTAGCTTGGTCTTGCCGCAGATATCAATGATTTCTTCCATCGATAGCTGTCGGTTACTGTTTCTGTCCACCACGTTCACTACGTTGTAATCGTAGACTGGTTGTCGATATGTTCCCTTGTAGGGGCAATCGATTCGGATGAACTTCAACGTTGCCATTATAGTAATTTCGTAACCGCTTGGCAAGTGTTCTTCGATAAGATGTCCAAATTTTTTGGCGATATCGGAACACACGTTGTAGTCATCCCCTTCTGGCGGTGTAAAGTTAGCCAACTTTGCAGCTCGTCTAACCTTCTTCCACCACAGATGCCCTGTTTGTTCCAATACCGTATTATACTTCAATTCAAGACCGATGTCAGTACGCTGGAACCAGAAGTGCTTGTTTACGTTGTTCGTAAAGAACTCTGAAAGGGCAGCCTCATCCAGAATGGACAGGTTGATGACATTCATATCTTCGTAAACACTCATGATGTCTCCCTCTCAGGTTAATGGTTAAACAAGTCTAACTGGTCTTTGGAAGCGATTTGATTCAACAGCGATTCCATCGACTTTGTTATATGTTTATATGTTGACTGTTCCGCCGAAATTTTTTTGAGACAGTCATTTATGGTTCTAGCGGCATTTTCGATGATAATATCACGTTTATCGGGCCACGCTTTCTTGTATTGTGCCTGCTTTTTTTCCTCTGCAATCAGCGGATTAAGCTCTGCAATGCGTTCCTTAGCATAGCAAATCACCGCTTCATACTGCTTGATTCGACCACCATCCGTGGTCTCCTTCATGAGGATGTTGTCGAGAATCATCGCATCCTTCGGGCAAAGCTTGTATTCGTCGATAATCTCATCGACCCTTGCTCCCGTCGGTTCCAAGACTGCAACTGGCCATGTCACACCAGTCTTAATCTGGCGGATGCGCTCGGAGGCGATATGTACGATTTTCTCGTAGTCGAGCTTCCTTGCTTCGTTCTGGGTCATGCCGCCTTCCGCCTTGGTGCGGAGCGTCCTCTTGGCGAGGTCTGCATCGAACGGGTTCAACTGGAACTCAATCCATACATCCCACGGCTGGATTTTATGTTTTGCGTAGTCAGAGTTGCCTACATTGTGATTTCTCACGCTGTCGGTAGAATTGTTCACTTCTTGCATTTGAGTCTCCTTGATTCGATTACTAAAATAAATTATTGTGAGGCAAATCTATCACGAAATCTTCTTTTTTCAAAGAATTGAACTCGTAGGGTTTCTCATCGGGATATCCCAACGGGTTGATATAGAGGTTCCCAACGTGGTATGCGGTATGTGTATGGCCCGCACACCAGATGGACCCTGGTTTCAACATTTTGATATACTCAGGCGAGAAATAGTAGTAGACCGAGTTGAACTTGGCATGCTCGTCTGGCAGGCGGAAATTTATCGGGGCATAGTGAGTAACCATCACGTCGGGCTTCAATGCGAGGACGGACCTGCACTGCTGGTTCAACCTCTCCCTGATACGGGTGATGTCATTGTTCATGTAGTTCCAGAACCTGCCGTCATAAGTGTTCGCAACCCAGTTGCTGTCAACTTCCTGCTGGGTATGGGGCGTATCGAGGTATCTAAGGTAGGTATAGTCCCAGATGCCAGTACATCCACCAATGGTCACGCCGCAGATGGTTTCCGCATTGCCGTCCAGCAAGTGGAGGTTGCCGATGGAGTCAGCCAGTTGGTGAAAACATTCAATCTTTTCTTCGGTTGTCTTGAACTTGCCGTAATCGACATGGGTTGTCATGTCGTGGTTTCCGAGACAGAAAACGACATGACTGTACATGTCGCATAGCCGTTTTAGAATTTCTTTTGCAGCATTAAACTTGCTTGCTATATCGCCTGGGACAATCAGCATGTCAGCAGGGAGGAACTTGGACACAAACGTGTCCATAGACATCTCCTTCCTGTAATAGTCATAGTGAAAATCCGAAAAAATAAAGGCCTTCATACCTCAAAGATAGGATATGAAGGCCGTTTTGTCAATGGTGTTATTTTAACGACGGGGAGGTAGCTTCGAGAACATGTCAGAATCTCGACCGAAGCGTTTCTTGGTGAACGCCTTCTTTCCGCCTGGAATCCTGTGCCACCCGAACCATATCTCGTCTGGGCCATCAAGATACATTGAAGGAATTTTTCCATTGAACTTGACATCTTCTATGTATGCCATCCTGTTGGACAGGTCTGCATATTTCCGTTTAGTCTCTGGATTGTCAGCCTGTTCCAGCCCTGTCATGAACGGGTGCATGAGAGCCTTTTCCAAGCAATACTTTCCTACAAGCTCGGCTGTTCCGCCGTGGTTAAGGGCCTCGTTGATTTCAGGGTCATTCTTGTATGCTGAAATACCAGCACCACGAGACGGAAACTTCATCCGTAGGCAATCACGTTCCCATTGGAGATACCTTCTGAAGTCCGACCTATCCTTCTGTCTACGGTCAAACATCATGTTGAGCCAAGCCTTGGCCTGTGCATCGGAGTCATACCTTTTTTCTTCCTCGCTGTACACGCTATCTTCGTCCAAGTGCTTAATTCTAGGAATCCACGTCAGGGAGTGCAGGTCAACATCGAACCAGTTGTCCTCAGGTACTCTCAAATTGTATTTATCCCTAAGCTCATGCCATTTCTTATTCACTTTCGCAAAGAACTCTTCCTTGCTGTGAGGCATAGAACTAAGGTAGTTCGCATAAGCGTCCATCCGTTCGTTAACCTCGTTGATGACATCTCCCATGTTCTCGCCGTTAATCTTCGGGCGGTTTGCACTAATCTTGTACAAATTGCTGAGAGCTTCCAATTGCGGCGTGGTAAGGTCCAGCTTGGAGATGGCTTCCATGAAAATCTTGTAATTATCCATATTTGACACCAATCAAATTCATCTACAGTTTATCGGTTTCCTTTTCCAGCAAATGTTGCAGATGGGTATCAATGAACATTATCTCCCAGTGGTAGGAGTTCACAATCCCGTCCATAATGGTTGCAACGAGCGTACCAGTACGGTTGCGATACACCGCAAAATGCCGTTTCATCCTGTCTGACAGGATAGTGACGACTGAATCCTGATAGCATATCCCGTGCATCTTCTTGCCTAGCAGCTCAACTTCCTTGACGTTCTTGCCGAAACGTTTCAGGACATCGACCGCCCTCTGTATCATTTCGGCAACATCGTAGTTGATTAGCAGCTTCGGTGCGTTCTGGTCTATTACTTGTTTGTTTTGCATCATTGCTTGCATAGTGGCCTCCTAGCAATACATACAGTTTATAAACTGTATGAAGATAGAGGTCGTAAAATGAAATCTCTTTTTGAACGCATCGACAAGCTCGATACAAACCTTAGGATAACCAGCGAGTGGGCCAAACGGAAGTACAACGAGTTAAATTCCCGTTTCTTCGGTGGAAGGCTCCCGAAGGACATCCAGTTCGAGATGTCTGGAACGCAAAACGCTGTCGGCGACGCATCCTGTGTCGTCAGCAACATGCCGTCAGCGGGAAGCATACAGGTTGGCGACAACTACGTTGGCAAACTCAAAATCCGTCTGTCCAGCTATTTCAACGACATCACCGAAACCGAGGCAGAGGAAGTCCTGCTCCACGAGATGATTCACATCTGGCAGTACGTAAGCATTCCGAAGTCCCAGTGGGGTGCCAACATGCACGGAGCGTCGTTCACAAACAAGATGAACGAAATCAACCGTATGTCAGGCGGCAAATACAACGTGACAACGACAAACGATTCCAGCATGAAGGCTCGCCACGCTGACGACCTCATGAAGAACAAGAAGGAATACGACGAGCTTAGAGACTCCAGACTAATGTTCATCAAGGACAAGAACAACGACAGCAAGGTGGACGTAATCCGTTTCAAGGACGAAGCCGACATGAAACAGTTTGCAGAACAGTTTGTCCCGATGCACGAACTTGAAGTTACTGGAACCGCAGCACCTCATGACATCGACGCTTATCGGTACAGGTTCGGTGCATTGAAGAACAACACGGAAGAGAACCGTAACGGCTACTACATTATGAACAAGAGAGATATCGACGAGGCAAAACGTCTCGGAGCAATCTAGGAGGACAACATGTCATTGAAGAAGCAAATGTTCGAATCAGAAATCAGAAAGTTGAACCTGCCAGCGGCAATGGAATCGGTCATCAACGAACTTCACGACGTAGCGTTCCAAGAGGATGGTGACGACGAGCCTCAATACGTCGAGAAGGACTGGAAGTCCGTTGACAAGGACAACGGCGACGGAACGTCGTCTGTCGAAACTACATGATTGGTCCAATGATAACTTTCGCAATCGTCGTCATAACAATTCTACTGATAACGGGCAAGGTATGAAAAAGGCGGGTTCAACACCCGCTTTCTTCATATCCGTTCGACATAGTTGAGTAAAACCCACCCGTCAGTGGTTCGGCCCCATCCACGCCTTTCAGCATAGATATTTATCTGGGTGCCCTTCTCATACTTAGTGACAACATTTCCTACGATGGGAGCTTCACGACAATTCAGATTTGCCGTTGTCGTTCCTGAATACAACGGGTTTCTAGGAAGCTTTTCCTTACCGATGATTTTAAGAAAGTCATACCAGTTGGACAGGCATTCTTCGTTCCTCACCCACGGCTGCGGGCATTGCTTTCCGCTAATGCAGTGATGCATGATGACATGGTCGAGTGGAATATCGTATTCTTCCATGAGCTTCTTGGCGAGCAATGCGGTACGTTCGACAACCTTATCCGAAATACTCCAATCAGTATCAGTTACTTTGAGTGACTTGGTATTCTTCTTGTCAGAACACATCTCAATCGAGATACAGTTTGCATTACGAGCGGTCTTGTACAACGTTCCACCAAGCGATGTGGAAAATTTATTGTAAATCTTATCACCAACAGCCCAGCAATACTGGTTCCTGATGTCTGGATTGAACTGAACAACTTCATCTTGGTCCACGATAAAGTCGGCACTCGCCTTCGTATCCTGCTTCCCGAAATAAGTTGCAATACGCTTTGCGGTTCCGCCCTTGGAACTCGTGCCCGCAGTGTAATGAATAACAAGATATTCTATCGGGCGGTTCTTTTTAACAGTTACGTTGTACATACTATACCGCAGGACCACCAGCAGCGGCAGCTCCGCCTCCGCCACCACCATCGTAGCAACCAACGGCACAACCCTGCTTGTACGGAGAGTAGTTCATCCTGTTGGGAGCAGCGAATCCACATGCCATCGGCTGTGCGCTTGCGTTATAATTAAGGACTGGATAATTCTGCTTGATGTGGCCCTGTGCGGTCTTTATCATTTCCTGAATTTTCGGGTCAGTCTTAATCTTTTCCCTCTTCCATACAATCTTGCCAGGGAAGCATTCCTTCATTTCCTTCTTAGGGTCTCGGTTTGCGTTCGGGTTTGTTGAAAGGGTCATCGGGTGCTGTTGAGCGCCAACTTCGTTCGAGTGGGAACTGTTCGTAGCCATCGGCGTCTGAATAGCATCATGAATGTTATGGTTATCAGCCATCGGCAACATCAGGTTTCGTTCAAAGCCCTCGAAACACGCCTTGTGAAGACGCTTGATGGCTTCCAACTGGGCCTCGGAAAGGCCGAGCTTTCCGATAGATTCAAAAAACAGTTTCGTTTCCATACACATAGTTTATAAACTATTTGCATGAAGGTAAACGGATTCATCATACCCGTAAGGGGTAACTGCCGAGCTATGAACGAGGAGCGAAAGAACTTCTCGGTACTGACGCACGTTTCCGAACATCTGTGGAACGACAGGATTGGAGCCTATGTCGAACGGTCTGAAAAGGCCCAGATTAACAACCCAGTCATGTCCCGTGACAGGAACCTCGGGGTGAGGTTCCACTACCGCAGGCACAACGCATTCCTTGACCAAGAGCGTTATGACAGGATGTCATCGGACTTTGTAAAGCGTCAGGGTGTATTCATCAAGTATTACACCGTGACGATGGACGTGGACAGCAACTCATTGTTCCACGAGGACAACTTGCGTACTGTTGACAGGGAGTTCGACTTCCAAGTTCTAATCGGGTTCCAGCCGCAGAAGGAACTGTACGACAGGTACGGCATCCAGTTCGACGGAAAGATGGAACTGCAATTCCTGATGACCTACTTCCTCGAATGCAACTACCAGTCACTGAGAGAACATGGCATCAAGCCTATGTGCGCCCCGACAGAGCACAACCCCATCTGGTATCAGCGTGGTTATGAAGACTTCCGTTACTATGGTTATACCGCACAGCAGATTTTCCCCAAGGCTGGCGATATGCTCAAATTCGAGTTCAACAACATCTTGTATCAGGTGACCAAGATTTCCGACGAGCAGCCTGAATACGAGTACAAGCAAAGAAAGTATTGGTGGAAGGTTTTCGTGGATACGGCAGTGGATTCTGGACAGAAGGTATCGGACGACGTTTTGATGAAGCCCGAACAGGAGAACTTCATCAACAACCTCCTCGGAAAGACAACCTACGAGAAGGGAGAAATGGAATCGGGTGCGGATGCGGCAAAGCCGACAACACAAGCGGAATACCCGTTCGCTGTCAACGCAACTATCGACGAACTCAAAAAGGATGTCCTGTTCAGGCCTCCCGAAGTTCCAGAATGCGTGGACAATGTTACCGAGTCCCCGTCCTATCAACCTTGCGAGAAACTTCTTGGTGGTTGGTAACGCAAAAAGCTCCGTTCAAACGGAGCTTTCTTCTTATTTGTGGTATTCCCATTGGTATCTTACATTGGCATCTGGATTTTCTGCTTGAATCCGTTCCTTTTGGTGACACAGGCCAAGCTTTACCAATAGCCGTACGATTGGGTCGAAAATTCCATTGTCGATGACAATTTCCATCTTCGGTCGTTCAGGACATTTAATATTCATTTGCGACATTAGATATTCTCCTATTAGTACACGACAACGACTTTCTCTTCTCGACCGTCGTCATAATACTTAATGCCTTCAAATACCTCTTCAAACTCCATCTTGTTCATATCTACTACGGGCAAGTCCTGAGGCATCTTTTTCAGCTCTTCAGCCAAGTCTGCTACTGTCTTTATTGCCATGTATCACCCCAGTTTGAACAATTCGTCAGCACACGTCTTGTAGTACGCATCACGCATGATTTTCACCATGCTGGTTTCTTCAATTTGATGAGCCTGTTCAAGCTTTTTCAATTCATACAAGAAATTCTTTAAATTCTCCATCTTGTTAGGAATGTATCTTACCCATTCACTGTTCCTAAGATGAAGCCCACGAGTGTGACTTACTGTGGTGAAATCATTGAATTCAATCTTCGTACCGCATTCCTTGCAGTATTTTTCAGATTGATAGACAGCGTGACCGCATTTGGGACACACCGCACAAATCCACGGAGAACCATTCCGAACATAGACGTGAGCTTCCATTATTCCCTCGGTTTCTTTTTCTGTTTTACACTCACTGAAAACGACACGGTAATCTCGCCGTAATTATCAGGGTCAATACCCTTGCGGTCGCACTCCCGTATAAAGGCGGTTTCCATCCATTCCCATATATCGAGCAGGTCATGGCTACACACAAAATCATCTTTCATTCTCATCATTTCTCGGCATCCTCCATAAATTTATGAATAGCAGTCGAGAAAGCCATGCCAATGGCAAAGCCCAAGCTCAGGATTTTCAACCCGAGCATGAGGGCTTGTGCCTTAGCCTTGGTAGAGCGAAAGATGCCCTTTATGCTCATACTGCTTCCTTAGCCTGACCCTTACCTTTCACATAGAAGAACATCCAGTCACGGGCGTTGTTCTTGTCGGTAATAGGCAATTCCTTTGTACACACAGCGTTAGCCGCAGTCATACTTTCAACAATCATCGGCTTCAAGGTAGCCATCGCAGTATCCTTGTGGGAAATTTCACGGCCATGGAACTGTACCGCAATCTTGACGGGATGACCTGCTTCAATGAATTCTGCAGCCTTGTTCATCTTCGTCTTGAAATCGTTTTCGCCAATGTTCGGACCAAAGGTGATGGTCTTTTCTTCGGAACGGCGAGCGTTTTCACGGTTCTTCTTGTCCTGTTCCTTCTGAGCCTTCTTTTTCAGGTACTCTTCCTTCTTTTGGTCGCCAAGCTTGAATACGGCAGCCTTTTCGTTCACGACAACGACATCCAATCCTTGGTCTTGTGCCAGCTTTTCAGCCTGACCATAGGTCATTTGTTCGATTGAACCATCATCCTTCTTCAATCGGATGGTGGCATTACGGTCGAAAGTCTTCGTTTCGTTAAAATCACGGGCATCCTTGCGCTTGTAGCCGAAGTTGCCGTTATTGTAGGATTTGTACATTTAATTTCCTTGTTTTAATGTTTGGTCGGAGGCTGTTTACCCCAGACTACCAGAATATAGATTATTAAATCCCCCTTGTCAAGGGGGATTCTAAAATGTAAATGTAAAAGATATTTTACAATCAGTCCTCGTAACCTGGATTTAGGTAGCCGTCTGCCGCTATCGCAACATACTTAGTAGAGCTACCTTCGGGGTCTGGCTCATTGTCTACAACGGGACCGTAGGAGATTGAGTCTAGCAAGATTACTGACGGGTAACCATCCATGTCACCAAGGTCCTTAATCCAATACTCCTTTTTCTCAGGGTCGTCATCATCGTCCGCAAGGATAAGCACACCATCGACAGGGTATACACACTGCGGTTTCGTCGCATTGTACAAATCGACAAATTCCTGAACGGATATCGGCGTATTGTAGAACCTGAAATCATAAGACATAGGTATCTTAACTTTTGTCGTGTTCGATTTGATAGTCCAGCTTTCGTCGATTGTTCTCCATGTGAGAGCATTGCCGACAGCGACACGGATAGGATAGCGTTTCTTCTCGACCGTTTCAACCAATTCCCCATCCTCTACATGTCGGGTGACCACATCATAGGTAGGCACTTCATGACTCAGGCAAGCCTCATACGTTATATAATTTTCATCCTCTTTATCAACCGTTATAGTAAACGGTATCGGGCGTATTTGCCCCTTAGTTGAATAGGCATAATAGGTCTTGCCAACCGTGAGACGGCCACTTACAGGAACAACCAATTCATAATAATCCTTACTTTCATAGGTGGATTTATACGTCAACGGATAGTCGGCACTTCCGCTGAAAACCCATGAAGGGTCACTGATTTCAATGCCATACCCGACCATCTTGTGGCGATAAATCTCCACATAGTAGTCATCTTTGTTGAATCCAGCATGTAGGGTAATGTCAGCAGTTGCAACACCATTTTCAATACGGGTTACTTTGGCCCGCATCTTCTCTTCCATCACATTTCCGTTCGACACATTCAGCACGTCGCCTACCTGAACATCGTCAACATAATCGTTTACAGGCAAATTGAATGTAATCATATCAGCCGCAATGTTAGCGCCAGTTATTGGAACCGCCCTGAAATAAGTGTTTTCACCATCATCGTAGGACACTGGCAAAAGTTCGAACCAGTCGGTCACATCGACCATTTCAACTGTCGCCGCACCAACTTGCTGTATGCGGTATGCAACATATTCTTTCGGGTTCTTAGACGTGCGGGCAACAAGAGCATACATAGTCCAGTAGTCAACACGGTCATCGTCCATTGTCGCCTGCCAGAACACCATACTGAATCCAGTGCCATCAGCGCTGTTGTACTTGCCATCTTCCCCCTTGGAGAATGCGGCGTACTCGTGGTCACAAATCGCACCCTCATTACAGTTCGGGTAGATAGCGTCTTGTATGCAGCTTCCTTGCTGAACAACATCTTCCAAGTCAAATCTGTATTGCTTGTCAAAGGACTCAACATTTTTTACGCACTCATCTATCAGCGGGTCGCCGCTGCTACCTGGCATCAATCCCTTGTCAACTTCGGTCTTCACCTGATAGTCAGTTATGCGGATTCGCTTGCCAGGAACAAGGGTTCCGTCCTTTTCACCGCACTTACCTACAACCTTCACTGTCCTTGTCGCCGTATTCAGAACGCAAGAACCATTGAGGTAGTAATACCAGATGTGGTAAACTCCGCACTTGCAGAAATCAATGTCGTTGTAGGTGACGATATCATTGGACATATCGACGCTATTGCCGCTATACGGGCCAGCTTCACCCAGATACTTCCATTCGCCACACATGATGCGATACAGGCCGTTCTGCCCGTCATCCTGATTCTGCAGGTTGACAATCATACCGCTTCTCAGATTGACTGTTCCAAGCCAGTAGTTGCCATACCTTCTTCCTACATTGGTATCTATTGTAGCAGACACCGTCTCTGTTACACGAGCACCAAGGTCAATAAACGTATCTTCGGTAACATCGCCGTAATACTCCCAGTCACCCTTCTTCACAATCCATAATCCGTTTTCGTTTACGGATTTTCCATCTTCGGATTCCTTGATGAACTGCGATGTAAGCCATACCAAGTCGTTTTCCTGCAACTTAATTCCGTTAAGAGTCAGCTCACCGTGCTTGTATTGGAGATACTCGTTGTATTTCACCTTGACTGAAAGGTATCTCATCGCACAGCATGACTCTGGGCTACGCAGCTTGACGTACATATCCTTGCCGTAGCTCTTTGCTGGCGTATTTGAATCACCTTGGTAGTCATCCGTGTTCAATTCGATTGGGGACGTATAAATGCAGTTCGCACCAGTCGTATACTTTCCATCATCTTTAGAACCGTCATAAACGTAACGTATGACAGGGAAATCAACACGGTATGCTGGTTGGTCTTCACCACAGCCCTTTCCGCTGATAACGATGTTGCTCTTTCCGCATACCTCACGCCCACGCTCGTCCACAGGGAACATTCCCTGCATCAGATTTATCTTGATTTGGTTGTTATCCAAGTCAAGTTCATACACAGGCACATTGGCCGTGCTGACACCATCGTATAGCTGCAACTCGGTACAGGCGGTACTTGAACCTTCTACGATAAAGTCGTTATGACACTGGTCGATAGGGAACTTCAGCAGGCCGATTTCTTCAATGTTCTGTCCGATTACGACACTTCCATCCATGAGCAATGTCGTAAACTGTTCCCCGTTAGGAGACTTCAAACCTATTACCGATTCAAGTGTCAACCGTACGGTTGAATCAAAGTCAACTTTCCAAACTTTGTACTCAACACCGTCAACCCTCACGTTGCCGACAACATCCTTTCCGAACGTACCGACAAGTACGCCATCCACATAGAATTTCGCCTTACCCTTGATGTTGCCCTTGCTCATGATATAGATGTGGGACAACGTGTCGAAGGTTCCGCTTACCATAGACTTGCCGACTTCGACATAATCATGGTATGAACCATTCGGTATGACCTTGGTCGTAAACTTCCTGTCATCAGTAGCATCCTTATCGACAGGCATTTCGAGGGTAAGCGTATTGTCGTTCTGGACATACTTAACCTTAATCGGGCCAGTTATCTTTGTTCCGTCTTTGTAAATGGCAGACTTGTCAATGACATAGTATATGTCGTTTCCGTATTCATCGACACCAACCTTGTATTTAAGGGTCAGCACATCACCTGGGCTGAACATGTCCTTGATTTTGTATCGGGAAGGTATCTTGATGCTCTGATAGAACATCTGGCAGAAACGGGTCTCGAACGAAGCGTGTTCCGCAACGGACTTTTCACCCTCGTTTTCGAAGAGCACATGGAAATATGCGAGCAAATCAGACAGGTCTACAGATGACGGGTCGAATCCCTTTTCGCATGATGTTTTGCCATTAGCGTCAAGTACGGGAAGCATATTGAAATCAAGGACGAGCTGCTTTCCAAATGTATTCGCTTCCGTCGCCGCATTCTTGACATGGCCTGGAATGACCGTGTATATAGGGAAGGTGCATGTTTCCTCATACTCGTTTACACGGACACGAAGGTTCAACTCGTTTACAACTGGGCATTCACATGTCTGGACATTGATAAGGGCACATCTGTTCAATGATAGGTTATATACAATAGGACCATCCTCATCGGCTAACACAACATCCAGAGGATTAAAAAGACCATCTTCATCCACAACTTCAAGGCTTGTAACAGCCTTATCCAGAACGAGTATGCGAGAAACAAACTGACCTGTATAGTTTCGGCCAAAGATAATAAACGGGGTTTCTATCTTAATTTTATCCTTTATTTCATCGCAAAACGCCATCGAGCTAAACCACTGATTCAATCATCAATAGTTTATACCCCGTCCAGCTCTGAGAAGGACAGGTCAGGCAGCGAAGTGGCCGACGGTTCGGGCTTCTTTCCGACATCCTCATACGCCTTATCGCAAGGATATAGCAGAATGTTCTTGTATATCTCCCACAGGAGGTCAGGAACCTCGGTAGTATGAGCTCGGGGAACACCTATCCAGCACCGTCCATCTTCAACAAGCCCATAATTAATCCACTGCTTGCACTTCAATTTGGCGAAAAGATTGTCCATCCTGAACTTATACATGGATTTATCGCCCTTGAATGTATGCCTTCCTTTACTGTACTCACTTTTGAAGGTCAAGCAAATCTGAACCCTTCCCCTATCCAGCACATTGATTATGATTCCTATGGTGAGGTCATGCAGCTTTTTCTCGGACTTCACGCTAATGACTTCCATTAAAGCCATGTTCTTCCACTCGTCAACGGACGCATAGCGTTCAAAACCAGATGCGGTGGTCTTCTTATTCCACCGTTCGAGGTGATACCCGCTGATGTCATTCAGGAGGTCTGGAAAGTTGTATTCTTCGGAAGTTCTCATAAAAGCAAATATAATCCATATTTGCGTTTTTGGCAAGGCTTAACGAATATATAAACTAAATGAGAAGTCATAAAAGGATTCTTTATGGGTACACTAAAATCTTCTGAATACGCTTATCGCAGTGCTGGTGACAACTTCGACACACATCCAGACTATCGCCACGACATGTTCACGATGTGTCAGGAATATGCCAAGAACGTGAGCGACATTTCCAGCGGCAAGGCAAAGAAGTTCCTTGACCGTGCCTACAACCAGAACTACTGGCATACCGCAGACAGGCTTGCCGCAGAACAGGACAAGTTCCTTGAAGACGACATGGTAAACAACACCCCAGGTCGTGGTTACCGCAACTATCGCCGTATGGAATACGACATCCCGAAGGATGCCAGCAACATCGGCAAGTCCGCTCAGAAGGACCGTGAAGCCGCAGAGGAGCGCAAGATATGGGACAAGGACGAACTGCTTAGGGCACTAAGGCAGAACAGGTTCGCCATCTGCTCTACTGCATCGGCAACATCTGACAAGCCGATTACCCAGAAGGACTACAAGGACCAGATTAAGCTTTAGTTGTGGTGAATTGCCTCCTTATAGCCACAACAAAGGAGCCTCCCATTTGGGGAGGCTTTCTTATTTAATTATGTAATTTATTACTTTGCTTTCTTGGCCGAACCAGTCTTCTTGGTTTCCTTTTTCGGTTTTTTCTCATCAAGTTTGAGAACATGCTTGTTGACAAATTCCTTGGTGAGAATAGGCTTTTCCTTCTCTGCCTTTTTCTTGCCTTTTTTCTTTGCCTTTTCTTCGGCAGCCTGAGCTTCGTATTTCTTGATTTCAGGGTCTTCAATCTTTTGCCTCGGAGCGTACTTCACCTTCCAAAGGCGCTCATGACAACAAATTTTCATTCCTTCAAGAAGTGCGATGATTGTTCTGTACAAGGACGGAACATTGCAGTCAAGCTCCTGTGCAGCATGGCCATCGCCATCGGAGTTGAGCTTCACGGCATCAATCTCGCTCATGACGTTACGGGAACTTGCAAGCAGGTCGCTAGCGACTTTGCTGAACCCTTCGCCTACGGACTGTTCAACCGCTTCAAGGAAGGCATACACCTTGCCATAGTCTTCCTGTGTCAGCTTATCGCTGAGTCTGGTCAGGGCACGGCCCAAGATGTCAAAGCTTCCGATTGAATATTCGTTTTCGGGGCCCTTTTTGCCACGACCGAATACTTGGTCGAGAAATTCCTTCTTTTCGTCGATGTTAACCTTGAGGTCAACTGCATGCAGGGTTAATGTATGTTTCATTGGGTATACCTATTTGTTAAACTACTGTTAAAATACATTTTTCAAAAGGTATTTTTATACCGAAACGTTTTATTTCCACCCTGATAAACTATAAACGAAAACCCGTGAGCCAATATGTTCGATTTCAGCAAGTATTACAAAAAGATGTCAGGAAAGACTGACGCCAAAATAGAGCTAAAAGATGTACCAATCAAGTCAGATTCGTCCGCATCCACCGATGACGGCGATACCACGCTGAACGAATATGTCACCCGCAACATCGACTACATCATCACGGGCATCGCCCTTGGTGATTACAGCCGTTATTATGGAACGACAAGGTATTTCGACGGAAGCAACGATGACAAGAAGAGCATGCTTGTCCAAAGTTGTTCTGTTATCGACGAGGACGGAAATGAAAGCGAAGACAGATACGCTTTCAGGGTCGGTTCATCTCTCGGTGATGCGGAATACGAAGTTCCCAGACCTGGCGGAACCTTGATATCCTCTGTTCAGGGTTTTGCACACTACGATGATGACGCCAGTGTAGACCAGAAAGTTCCTCTTGTTATGAGCGTCGTCCCAAAATACACCTTAATTGCAAACCCGCAACCAGTGGCGACAGACGAGGACGTGTATGCACACGCAATGGCCATGTTCGGTCTTCTTGGTAGCGGATGTGAAACCCTTAAATGGGCAACATCAGGCAAGTACAAGAAGAAAAATTGCGTACTGTCCTACTCCACGCTAGAACGCCGAATGAGCAAGGTCGCACGGGATGTTAGGGAAAACAAGTTCGAGGTAGAGGTATCTACATACTATGACCTCGTAGACCCGAACGCAGCACCTCCTCCGCAAGGACAGAACCCTGTTGACGTAACGGTTCCAAGCCCAGTCCTCCCGAGAACGATGACTGCATCAACCATAGTCAAGGGAGCTAATACGGCAGCATTCTGCACACGCATGCAGAACTACGGCTACATGATTGATTGCACTGGCGACAACAAGACCCCGTTCTTGCCATCTCTTCGTGATGCCTTCGAAGCATATTATCCAAAAGAAGAAGTTGCCGAAGATTTTGAAGACGCATTTGAGGACGTTCTTGAAGGAATCAAGAGTCTATGGGTATTGAAAAAGTCGTTGAAATCATCTACACGAAGCAAGATTAAGGCAGTATCTGCACAAGATTTCCGCAACGCAACCGCAGAAGAAATCAATTTCACAGCACCTGGCGAGACGTTCCTTATTGACATTGAATCATTGAAATGCAAGTATGAAGGAGACGGATGGAATAGATACGTCAGCATTGTATCACCATATTATGCGAATGGAACATACAAATTCCGAAGGTACTTGTTTAACCGAGTTGATACTTCGGTTGGAAAATATGTTTATGTTGACATGAGTGTTGATATTGGTAAAACTATTGGTAGCTTAAAAGACGCATACGGTGATTCTAACTTTGAACACGCTATGCTATCTTACACCGAATATTCCATGCAAGATTTCTACACGTTGTTGGTTGAAACCTATGACCAATCGGTACAGCCACGCCCGTCAGGTGTTACTAGGTGCGAATATCTTGCTAACATACTCAACCATGTTATAGTAGGAATGACAACCCCAGTGGAAAACGCCAAATACAGTTCGTTTAGCGTTCCACCAGTTATGACTGCCGTTGTGGTCAATGGACAGGTTGATGAAGCACAGACAGCAGCTATGATGGAAAGTTGGGTCAACTCTCATGCTGATATGAAAGTAAAAGTTGTAGACTGGTATAAAGGAGCCGACCTTGACGAAGATAAAGAGTGGTCTACATCAACTAAACGTTCAGATATGGTCCCATTGTTACAGCAAGATTCTTCAATCACTGCAACGAATTTGTCCTTGAAGTTAAAAATAGTAGATGATGTCGATGACATTGTAGATAAGTTTGATGCAGCAATCATCGCAATGGCATTTTTCCAACCAGCAGCTGCCGCCCTATTGAGGATAAAGTTAAACTCGTTGAAGCGTAGCGTTGATGAGTTCAATCGTGTAGTAAACAGGATAAAATACTTCGAGTATTATACCGCAGATTCAGTGTTTGAAAGCAAGGAAAGGATTCTAAGCGACTCCCAGTGCTATCGAGTAGAAAACGGAATTCCCATCACGGCAAAGTTCCCCGCAAGAATGCTGATTGCAACCCGCCTTTACAAAAAGGTAAAGAAAAGAAAGCGTTTCCTTTGTTTCTGGCGTACGATAACCAAGACAAAGTTCATCGGTGTCCGCTGGACGGAAATCAGGTTTATCAACGTCGGCCTGTACAGCAAGTACCCCAAAGACATGAGAATACCCGAAAGGATGATTCCATTCGAGTCAAGCTATACTTATGGTTCAACCGTCATCGTAACCAACGAGATTCCTAGCGACCTCGAAGCAGGCAAGAAGGTTACGCTGAAAGTTTCAGGGTACAATGATGAAGTCGCAGGTACGATAACTGATGCACATACCATAACTCTCGACAAGGCAGAAGGCATCCCTAAGACAGGTACGACACAATACTTCAAGGTCGGTCTCGACGATACGAAGAGTGGTGACGAGACCACCCAAGTGAACATTGAGTACAACCTTCCGTACTTCCCCTACGATGAGGAAATCCGTGGTTACGCATTTGGCTCTTACGGACCGTTCGACCAGTCGAGATACGCAATCAAGGACCGTAGCGGTAGCTTCGGTTCTGGAAAGGACGGATGGAAAATCTTCTTCGATACCAGCAAGGAGATTTCAAGCCTTAGAAAGGGTATAAATATATATCCTACCGTAGCACACCTCATCAGAATTCTTCGAGACGAGTTCGGTGAGAACAGGGTAGAGCTGGTGGAAACGACACGCTCTGTCGATGACCAGAGGGCAAGATGCCTTGGCGGAAGCGAGAGCGCTTTCCTCTCGTGGCATAACTATGGCCTAGCCGCCAAGATAATGATTTATGGCGACGACAACAAGACTCCTATCAAGGATGGCAGCGATGATATGATGAAGCTCATCGAGATTGCTCGCACTTTCACAGACGACTGTCTCAAAGGCAAGTATGGAGCGAGATTCAATGTTGTCTGGTGCGGTCGCCTGACTGTTGGTGCAGACCTGTTCGACTGGGAGTTCCTCCCAATCGGTGTCAATCACAAGGATGCCCCGAAGTTCAGGGACAGCTTGATTTCCCAGAGAGACCCGATAGTTGACTTCTCCTATGTTCCCGCAACGAAATATGCAAAGACTCCTTCTTCTGAACTATTAAAGGACAAGAACACACCGTGGTTCCCAAAGAATTCGGCTGTATACAATGAAGCAGACAGCTATGGTGGAGTAAAATACGTCAACCCCAAGTCCATCCGCAACTTCAAGTTCCCGAAGAACCTTCCTCTGATTAACCTGATTGAATACATCAGGATGATTCAGTTGAAGATGGATGCATACGGAACGAAGATGCCGAACAAGGGCGACATGTACGAATGGATTAACAAGAACAAGACTGCATATCAGCAACTTCTTGTGTATTTCGGAATGATGGGAAACCTTCAATCCTTCCGTGCATTGCTCGCAGGTGAATACATCACCAGATACAAGCCAGTCGTTTCAAGTTACTATTCTACCGACCCGATTGCATTTGTCAAGAATTTCCTTGGAGAAGAATACGAGAAAGTGCAAATCAGGGCACAGGATATGATTGATGCTTCCTACATAACGCTCGCAGACGGCAGGCTGCACATCCCGTGCGGTGACGGAAGACCAAATCTTCCTCTGTCTGTAGACAACATGTACGACCAGAAGCAAGTCACCAAGGATAACTACGAAAGGGGCCGCTGGGTTGATGGTCTATTCGTTCCTGCAACGAAGGAAGATGAATACGTTTCCCAGACTTCTGTAATCGGAGGTTACAACAACTTTGTTGCAGTCGGCGGTGACGCATACATCCTGCATTCGTTCATAGCAGACCAGATTAAACAGGAGTTCGATGCCATCGTCAAGATGTTCGAAGGATATAACGGTGAACTCATGTTCGACTCGTTCTACAACGGACCGTATGCAGACAAGTTCGAACAGCTTGAAAACGAATTTGGAATCATCGCAAAACAAGACCTAATCGACTTCGACCAGTTGAAGGGAATGCTTACCGTCGCCGACCTGAACGAGCAGACCAACGGAACGGCAATCACAACAAAGACTGGCGATGATGGAACCGAGTACAAGGATATCTACGAAAAGGTTATATCAAATGCAGAAGTCGCTGGAATGAAGCTCGCTTCACTCAGCTCTGCACACCTCGAAGTGAATCCTCCGAAAGCGGAAACTGTCACGATAGAAGATGTCTACAAGATTTTGAACAACGGAAATGCCCCTACGGCAAACGACATTGTCAACTTTAGAAGGAACAGGGATTAAGCCAATGCGTTGAAGTTGCCAGCGTTTTCCTTGGCCTTTCTACGTTCTTCCTTTTCGATAGCACGCATCTTCGCATTGACTTCCTGACGGTGCTTCACGTTAGCTTGGTGGATGCTACGTCTTACCTTACGGTTGTATTCAAGTTTTTTGGGCGTTACGTGACCGTTCTCAACGAAGTCCTCAGGGTTCATACCAAGGACTTCACCCACCATGATTTCTTCGTCAGACATTGTACATAGTGCGTTCTTTCTGGCGGTAGCGTTCACACGGGCCTCGTCCACTCGCTTCTTGATGTTGTCGAAGATTCCATACATCACATTGAAGTTCTTTTGCAAATACTGCACGAGCTTGGCACCATTCATCGGAGTCGTAGAAATAAGGCCTTCTGGGACAACCCTTCGGTCCATCCACAGCTTCTTCTTAACCTCGCACGGAACTATGACGAAAAGGCCATCTGCGGTTATTTTCACCAATGTGATATGCTCTGGGTTTGCCGCCCAGCAAATGCTTCTCTCCTCCATGTGACCGTTAGAGTCATACTTGATACTAACCGTCTCGTCGCAAGTGAAGATAACACCCCAGTAATAACCCTGTGTGTCCCTTGGTCTGACCGAAGCCAACTTCCTAGCGTAGACGTAACCGTTACGACGACCACCGACTTCCTCTGGCTTGGAGTTTGTCTCGATTTTCATAAATGAGTTCAAGTTAGGATTGCCATGATACACCTGTGTCTCGACAATGTTCCTAGCCTTCACCTCGGACTTCATCATATCTATGTACCAGATATTTGGCGGTTCTTCATGATAACCCGTCGTATGGTAGAAGATGTTTAGTGTACCGTTTACGAAATCTATCCATTTCTGGTCACTCGATGTCTGGAAGTCAAACTTTTTGAACCAGTCCTCATATTCTTTCTGCACAGCGGTTGGCAGGGATTCTACTGTAACGAAACCCTGTAACTTATCGGGAGAACGGTTATATTGAGGTGCAACATTCTTTATCCAATAGTCAAGAATGATATCCTTATGGTCCTTCCAGTTGATACCATCGTTCAAATAGTTGAATAAGCGGATGCCAGCAAGTTTCTTCGATTTCATAGATAAACCTTCTTTCACTAATAGTTTATACTTCCGCCCAATCGTGAACTGTATAAACTATATGTGAATTCAATAGGAATACAACAATGTACAGCAACGACGAACTTTCCATTTTTGAATCACAGGCTCAGTTCGAGGAGTTGAACCAGCAGTGCAAGGCCATTGCCAATCTCCCCCCAGAAGAGGAAGAAAACACCCCTGAGGATGAAGATACGATGGCACTCATCGTACAGGCAAGCCCGTACGACGACGCAACCGAACCCCTCTACAAGGCATACGGCATTTCGGGCAAGGAAATCAACGCCAAGAAAGGCCCTCTGTTTAGTTCGACTGACGACGGGAAGCTTTCAAAGGAAGAAAAGCTTGCCATCTGTGAAGCTGGTCTTGGTCTAAACACCATGAACACAATCCATGCAATGAAGAACATCAACGCCCTTGAATCCCTTGGTTTCGAGGCTCCGTACAATGTAGGCGATACAGTTCAGTTGAAAAACAAGGACATCCCTCACATCTTCATCATCGTTTCTAATGACGGTGACGGTTACGAGCTGGCAAAGCCGACGAACAACCGTGCTGAAATGCGTACCTGCGGCGATGGATGCTGGCCGAGAATGCACTGTTCTGGTGATGAAATTGACCAAAGAACAATGTTCGACCTCACGGGTATCGACCATATCCTGAGGCAGAACGAGAAACTCGACAGCGAAATGCGTGAAAAGCTCTGCCCGACACTGGTCCCAGAATATGACACTGGTCGTCTAGGAATGCACCAGCTCCACGAAGCACAGATATCTCGTGTTGACAGCCGTGGACAAAAGCTTGCAAAGCAGAACCGCAACGCCATCATGCACCAAGACATGAAGACCCTGCACGACAACCAGATAATGGATGACCAAGGTCACCTGAAACCGAACAACAAGGAACTGTTCAAGGGTATCGCCCAACGAATGGACGAAATCTTCGGTACTGGCTACAAGGACAAGTACGTGTATGACGGCGGTCCAGAAGTGCAGTGGTCCGACGAACCAATCAAGGCGTAAGCTTATTCAAAGGAGAGAGCATGACGTTGAAACCTAAAATCTACTACGATGCCAGTTGCCCTATTTGCAGCAGCTACATCCGAGTCATCAAAAAGAAAGTCAGCGAAAATGATGTTGACTACATTGATGCAGGCTCGGATGCAAAGGACTTCAAGTACACGGATTCTAACGGCTCGACATATACAGGAACAATGGCAATCGACCGCATGACAAAGGATTTCCCAGCAATTCTCGACTTCATGTGGGTTCTGCCACCATCGTTACGAACAAAAGGCTTGAAGGCCGTGTACAAAGCCAGCAGCGTCGTACGACGGACATTACCCAAAGTCAAGAAAGGTTGCAACTGCGGACATTAAACAAAAAACCCACTGAACATTCAGTGGGCTTTTTCATATAGGAGACTAATTATCCATTAGTTCCTTCATCCGTTTGTTCACCAATTTCGCCACCAGCTGGTTCAACTTGTTCGTCACTAGCAGGTGTAACCGTCCCATCGCCAACAGTAATTGGCTGTTCGCCGCTATCAGGCTTTTTCTTGACCGCAATAGTGCAAAGGCCATTCTTTACCGTCGCCGTTGCATGTGCTACATCGTAGGCGCACGGGAAAGCCCATGAGAACGTGAAGTTCGGCCTCTTGATGTAATCATAGTAGGTGACATAGTTTTCTGGGTCTGGCGGTGCTGCTGCCGTAACCTTAATCAAGTTACCCGATGCAGTAACCGTGACATTCTCGTTAGAGCAACCGACAACGGCAATCTCTATAATCAAGACTTCTTCATCATTGATGATAGCCTTCTTAAAGGCATAGGGGAAAATCGGGCGACCGAATCTCTTTGGGTCAAAGATGTCGAATACATTTTCAATCATACTGTTCAATACAGGAAGTGTTCCGTACATAGTTATTCTCCTGTCGGCGGTTTGCCGACCGTTGAGTGAATGAAGGTTCCAACAGTTTGTCGAAACCTCCGTACCGTCAGGAGTTTCCGTCAGGTACAATAGAAAAAGGGAGCCACTGCGGCCCCCTTCTTCCTATTCTAGTTTATATCTGTTAGAGTTCTTCTTCGTTGAACGATGCCGTGGTTTCCGACTGGTCTTCATACGACTTGATTCTCTGGTCGTTTGCAGCAACCGTTCCCACAAGGGCCGCATCGACCCCTTCGGCATTCAGGAACTCGACAATCTTCATGAGTCCACGCTGGATTTCTGCAGGTGTCTTCTTGGTGGAAACCGCAGTCAGGAGCTGTTTTACAGTCCTGATTTCGGTAGCCCTACGCCACACCCTCCATTCGTAGTCTGTCATGTCGCCACGTTCCGTAATCATGTAGCCCATGTTCGTATCTCGTAGGAGAGGAACTAGGACATACTTCGCATTGATTATTTCCGCTACGGTCTTCATAGTCACCTCCTAGATGCCAACGGCTACGCTCACACCCTTTTCGCTTGACAGGATGTTGATGGTAACATGCAACTGGCCGTTTTCCAACTTGGCCTTCACATTGTCCTCATCGACAGGCTTGGCGAACGGGAACGTGAACTTGAAGTGGTTCAACAAGTATGCAGGCACACTCGACTGTGCAGCCAGCACCTTGACTCTCTTGTTCTTCTTTCCAGCAGCAGGAGAATCTGAATGGAGCTTACGGACACCGCTAACTTCCAGACTGTTCTGCACGACCCTTACTTTAAGGTCGCTCTGAGGAACCCCAGGTAGGTCGATGTAGCATTCGTACACTTGGTCGCTCGTCACATACATTTCAGAGAACGGTGCTCCAAAGCCATCGCTCATCTGAGGAGGCTGCTGGACAGGCTGCATCTGCTGCATAGGCTGCATCTGCATCGGCTGCTGCGGGTAGTAATAGCCAGCTGGCGGAACCTGCGGCTGTGGCTGGTAATACTGCTGCGGCTGGTAATACTGCGGTTGTGGCGGTGGTGGCGGAGCGATAGGCTGTTGCGGTTGTTGCGGCAACGGCTGTGCCACCATCTGTGCAGGAGCAACACGCTGTACCTGATTCACAGGCGGCTGCTGATAGTTGTTATACTGTGTCACAGGGCCGTTCGGGCGTGGTGCTGGGCGTTGTGGCTGCTTGCGGTTGACCTGACCAGGGATTACTCCAAGAGCGTTCCTGTTGGCCATTTCCGCCATTTCCTGAACTTGCCTTGCAGCTTCGTTGTTTGACATTGTAGGTGCGCCATTCGGTACATCACCAACGGACTGACCTGACATAGCAAGGGTTGGTTCCTCTTCCATATTTTTGCCTCCATTAAATAATTTCTTGATAAAATTGAACATTACGAATTTACCGTCTCTTTAAGGAGACTATAAAATTCCTTGTTTTTGGCTATCTTCTCGTATGCCGCCTTCTTGATTTTCTGGAACTCCGTTTTCTTCATGTTGAGGTTTGCCGCAATATCGGCTGCGGGAAGGATAACATCGTCCTTCAATCCGAACGAATACCTCATTATGTAGAGTTCCTTCTTATCAAGGCTATTTTCCAGCATCTTCCACAGGGTAGCCTTCATGTTGTCGTGTTCGAGTTCTGCAATGCCGTCCGAGTTGACATCAGGCGCCTCGTTATGGAAGCCATCCTGTTCATCCTCAGTTGAAGCCCTGACCGACTGTTTCAGGTTGGTCATAACTTCCTTTGCATGGTCCTCTCTTTCAGTGTAATCCGTCTCGTTGAGGCGACGCTTCTTGGCGACATTTGCCTTCAATGCGATAGGAATCCTGATTAAATCATCGTCTGACACAAATGTGTTCAACGCACGGCGTACATACCACACGACAAACGAGATGAATTTCGTGCCCACATGGGGGTCGTACTTGTTAAAGGCTTCAATCAGGCCGATTTTCGCCTCGGAGAACAAGTCATCAATGGACTTGTTGCAAACCTTGGCCTTTTCACTGGCCATCTTGAATGCAAACTTCAGGTTAGCCAAGATAATCTTGTCGAAGATTTCCTTCTTTCGGGCTTCATCCGTGCTATTTGCATACTCGTCAAACAGACGGGCTTCCTCCTCCCGACTCATTTTAACCGATTTGTTAAGTTCTGCCTTTATGCATGGTGTAATCTTACAGTAATCCACAAAACAACCATTGTTTCGAGTATAATCTAATATATATTATTTGACAGCAATTCCCTCAAACTAATTTGAGGGAACCGCATTTTCTTCACTATTTACGCTCATTCGATACAGGATAGCCCAGCAATCGGAAGTCTTCCTCTGTTGCCAACCTTGCCAAGAAATGTTCGTTATCCATTCCATTAGCCGACTTGATGTTATCCAACAGCTTTACCTTGACTGGACCAGAGTTTTTGTCTGCGACAAACTTATCCTTTTCAGGTATATACTTCAACTTACGACATCTCAGCTCCTCGCATCCAATGTTGTTCAGACCGTCTCTTACTCTCTGGCTCATTCTCTTCTTGGGAACGATATTGCCTAGCACAAATGCGAACTGGTTAGAGTTCTCACGGGCAGGCAATGTAAGGATATACACCTTTTCAGGAGAATCTACTGAATTGGTATCTTCCTTAATTTTCCTAACAATACGGTTCAATCCACTTTCAAGAGACATGTCAAGGTCTTTGGATTGCATCGTAATTCCATTAAGTTCGTTTATCTTGGCTGCGATAGCGTCTTTCTTATTTAGGCCCTTTGTATTTCCAGAAACCGCCCTATGGACGATGCTAAGCAAATCTGGGTCGCCAGCTGAGTGCTTTGTAAGGAAGATATAACCCATCTTGTAGATACCATCCTTGCTGCAATCAACAACCTTTCTCTCAAACTCTCCTTTGCCATCATCACCAGTCCATTGCTTAGTGCGAGTAGATACAATAGCTTTACCGACACTATCCACGACAGGTGTTGTATATGCATACCTGTTACGTTCAGTTTGCACAACCATACCGCCATCTTTATCGAGATAGGCCGTTACGATGCTATCATATGTATCAACATCACTGATGTTATTCTTACTCGTATCAGTGTCCAAGAACAGGCTAACTTGACGTTTGTTGTTGTTACTAATAGTCCTCATCTGGTCAAGGGTCAGCTTAAACGGAGTCATCGTACCATCCTTGATGTAGCAAAGCTGCACGAAGTCCTCGCCGAACTTGTTTGCGGTGTTATATTTGTAACAGTCGCCATAACCGTTATCATCCAAGAACTTCAAATACTGCCTCAATGTAATTACACCAGAAAGATACGTCTTAAAATCAACATCCTGACCAGGGTTGGTTTTCTTCTTTCTGGCGATTGCACTATGGTCCAATATGACGTTAGGACACTTCAACATAACAATTCTGCCATATTTCGTAACAGCATTTCCAGCCTCGTCACGAGTTTCTTTGATTGCACCGACCAAGAATCCACCAATCGGGTCCCATATAGTCTTTTTCAACTCTGGTTTCGGTACAACGTCACCGTTTTCCTTCATTTCCATGAACACACTCGGGTCCATCAAGACAGAAGACGTGCTCTTCAAGAAATCGTCGATGAGGGTTTTCGAATCATATACACTCAGGTCTTTCAAGGCATCGCTAGTATCTCCTGCCTTAAACTGGTCATATCTTTCAAACGGCGTTTGACGTTTATCATCAGTACCAAATGAATTATGCGTACGATTCAATCTACGTGCAGTAGCATTCAAATCAGAGCAGTCACCAACCAATATAGTGGTTGGCTTGATATACCGACTCAGCAAACCAGATTCCCTTTCGTTTAGAGTATACGGCAAGCAGGTATTCATCCTCATGTTGCTACGGACATACGCCACGTCATCGCCTTCACTTGCGATTTCCGAACCCTGTATCTGGGCACCGCCTTCAATAAACACCCTACCAGTTAGTACAATATTTCCACTCTCACTGTCTGAGTCAGAGTTGCCTAGCACAGTGGGGTGATTGGTTCCGTGTTCGATTCGAATGAACTCAGGACTATTGCCGCCAGGATTTGTAGTAACCGCTGTCAAATCAGTGGACTTATATTCTGCCTCAACATGAGCGCCATAACCTACCGTTATGCCACTCAATTTACATGTTCTGATTTTGCACGGTCCATTGACAATAGCATTATTCAAGACAGTACCGCTACATACAATATTACCTGTACTAGAATTGAGAACAACATTGCCAACAAGATTCGTTGTCACGTCGCCTTGTAGCCATGTGCGATAACCATATTTTCCTTTTATAGGACTCTTTTTGTACTCACCACGATAGTTCGCATGTCCAGTTATGGTAATCTTTTTGTCACCAGCAAATTCAACATTGCTAGCATCATCAGTTCTCCAACCGTTGAACACTTTCACACCAGCATTGCTGACATTCAATTTACTGATGACAGAATGCACTATCTGTGCATATCCATTTTCAATACTTGAATCGGAAACAATAGAGTCCTCTATGACTACACCTCGAACACCGTCAACCGTCTCTGCTATCGCCCTGTTATTCGGCAAAACCTGTGTTGCGCCGTTGTTTCCAACAGCGATGTAGGTATTCGTAACCTCCGTCTTACTAGGACTTGCTACACCCGCTACATCACTTTTCAGTGAACCAATGCTTACATATCCAGTGCTTTTGGATATGTCTACCTGACTCAGTAAACACTCGAATATGTTAAAATCGCCTACTTTTTCCAAATTACAACCATTTGTAATAGTAGCGAATCCATATATGGTGGGTTTCGGTCCAGTAAGACCATCTTTACCGACAATCCTAGTTATAGAATCACCTGGCTTGCAGCACGAGTCGTCAAATACAGCAACCAGCCTAGGAATCAGCCTACCCTTTCCATCACGCAGCATAACCAGCGGGTGGTATTCATAACCGCCACTTACCGTTCCGTCTGCGGCATTCATCTCACCACCAATCGTCAGGGTATTTTTACCAGCGATATAGTTGTAGAACTTTCCGTCAGCACGGGCACCATACGCAGCTTTAAGCTTCTTAATAGTATCATCAGTCAGAACATATTTGTCCTTATCACCGTCAAACTTCCATTCGATGTTTTCAACCCAGCCATTTTCATCGTGGCCATACACATTCGAACCAGTCCTATCGGACTGACCAAATTCAGTAAACTGCTTGTACTCTTTGGAAATGATGTTGTTCAAGTTTCCAACATCATAACGCTTTACCTGATTCTCAATAGACGGGTCGTTGACGCTCTTGATATACTTATCATAGTTAGCGTCATCCATATACACATATTTGGGGTCACTTTCAATGCCCTCGATTGGGCCAACCTTTGGAACTTGGTAAATGGTGCTAGAAACGACTTTCCTCGACCCTGGTTCCAACAACAGCTTGAACATATCCTGAGTCTGGGCCCACTCAGCCAGCTTCGATGTGCTAATCGTAGCCGTCTTCTTGGAGCCAAAGTGTGGACGTGCTTCACGCAGGTCCTTATCACTGATACCAGACATGGAGGCATCCCTAGTAACATCATAGATAAAGCCAGTGTTCTCATCCATGTAATACTGGTCGTTAGCATCCGTCCATTCCTTCAACACTACCTTATAAAGGCTTTCGACTGGCAAACCATATAACTGGCTCAACTCATTCTTCTTCGCTTCATTCGTCTGGGTAAGACCAGACGTTATGTCACGGTCGTCAATAGAAGTAGAAAGAACTGTCGCCGACGGGTTAACCTCGACCTTACATTGAAGTCCAATGTTCGGAGCTTCCTCACCAGTACGGTGAACAGCATTGCCAAGAACCAAACGCTTGATGTCAATGAACGGAATGTCTTTCAAGTCACCTATGCCAGGATAGCCATTTTCTTCATAGTATGTAAGTATCCTATTGTATACATCATTGCTCATGACCACAGGGTTTGTTGCCGTCGCATGTCCATACTTCGGCACACCTTCTTCGCCTTCTGCGGTAATCTCGTACGGAACTGTACCAGCACGGAAGTACGTCGGCTTTCCATTCGGGGTCGGAATCATGAACTCAACATTGTCAAAACCGTTATTGAAGTTCAAGCCAAAATCAGAAAACCTCGGCTCAGTCTTTACCCACTTCAACGCCATGCTCCATGCACTGTCGAACGGAATCTTAGCCTTGGTCATCAGGTCGCTAGGATTGTATTCCTTCTTTGTCTCAACAGGGGTTTCTGGTTTCGGTTCATCGCCAAACTTCTCTTCAACTTCACCCACTTCAAAATCATCGGCAGGCAGTTCTTCACCACCGCCGAGGTCATCAAGAAAGTCGTCTATGCCTTCAAACAGGACGCCATTGATGTCCTTAACCGCCTCCAAAGCAGTCTTGTTCAAACCCAACCGTCCCAAATAGCTCTCAAAAACCTGTTTCTTGCTAAACATGATAGCCTACATTAGGTTAATTTTCATGTATAGTTTATAACGTATAAAGGCATCATGCACACGCATGATGCCAAACACACGGCTCAATTGACACTACAACTAGGTATTCTCTTCCATTGTAAATATCAGGTCTTCGTCAGACGCATATTCGATGGCATCAGCCGCATCAAGCATGTCGATATACTTCTGCTTGCGTTCCTCGGTAAGGAACGGGTCTGTGTCAAGAGCCTGAAATACGGTCTTCGCCTCACGGAATGAGCCCGTCAACACAAGAGTGTACGCCTGTGCCAGTTTTGCCGCAATCTCCAATGGAGTAATTCCACTGAATTTTGTCAGACGGCATTCTTCCTTGAACAACGCAATCATCTCATTGCCAATATCTATGTTGTATATGACTTCACCGATTGTTCCATCAATCGCATTGATACGGTTGATATTCGTGTTCAATTCATCCACATACCTATCGTAAGGAACCGCCCTTCCAATAAAGTCCAACACCTCGTGTTCAGAATAGTTTTCTGGGGTCAACGGATTCTGTACAGCGGTTTTCGACCAGTATTCCCTGTTGTTGTAAATACATACCCCATCGACATGGGTAATGGTTGATATATACCTCATACCAAACTCCTGAAATAAGATGTAATCATTGATATCCTCATGCGCCTGTTCCAACATAAGGTCTAGCACCTGTTTGTTAGTCGCACGGAATTTAACCTTTTCGGTTGATTTATTCATCGCATAAATCATTGCTAAACCTCTCGATTATTGACCTTCAAATAAAATTTCTTGTTAGACGAATCTAACAACGTATTTTTAAATTCGAGCGTCGCTTGCGATACTGCTGAAATTTTGCTGAAAGCTGCGTTTTTCACATCGCCAGTGCTATCAGAGGCGACATCGCCAAAGGCAACTGATGATGCCATATTGTTTGTCGTAACATTATTATTATTCGAATCCTTGTAGCGTTCGAATATATTGCCCAAAGATGTTGCTACTTCCCATACAGGAGTACTGCTGGATGACGTATTTATCACGATAGCTTCCTTTGTAATCGGATTTCCACCCGAGTCCAACCAGCCATCAGCTGCGGTGGTTGCACCCTTGTAGTATATCCCTAGCCAACCTATTCCGCTGGTAGGTTCCTGAGTTATCGGTGTTAATGAAGTAATATGATTATTACTATTGTTAACAGCTTTATATACATTCTCTCGCTGGAAATATCCAGAATAGTCTCCCCCGATGTCATTATAATCCATGTACGCAAATAGTTTACCTGGGGTATTTCCTATTAGCATATAAAGTTTAGCCATCTTTTGGGCATAACTCAGGCCATTAAAAAAATTGGCATCAACAAAACCTAAAAATCCAATTAAAGATACATTCGCTATATACAATACGTCGTCGTTAAACCCAGAACTTTGATAACCACCTTTCCAGTAGAATATGTTATTCAAATCAACTACGGATAGCGATTCGCCACTGGTAAGCTTTCCCATGTAAACATTGGATGCCGATTGGTAGTTTGCCGTCCTTTTATAGAACTTACTTGAATTGTCATTTGCTTCTTTATCAAACATCACGTCATTGGCACGCATGGTAAAGAACTTTGTATATAGATTGTTCTGCCGTTCAGGGTTGGATTCTTCGGATGAATTATCAACTTCCCCTACATACAAAGCTACGCTTGGGTCAGTCGAGCTAACTGGGTATGAACTTGTTCTACCACTAACCGCATCATAATTGAAGGTAGAAGAGTAAAACGCTTTACCCGACTCATACTTCATTGCAGTATCCCAGTCCATGGTGGAAAGTTCTCCCATATATTCATATAGACCGCAGTCGGATACTAACGTGTCTATGTTTCCATCCAAGCATATCTTTTTATAATTACCCACCTCACCTTGATAATACGCAAAATAATCAGGAGTTGAATCCGTCGTAGCCCACTGACCGTGTTTCCAGCAGATATAATAAGTATGCCCCTCATAAAATTTCAAATTTGAAAACGTATGAGTCCTTAGATAACCTTGACAGCCATATATCTCTGTTGCGTTTGAGCCCTGTGTCGTAGATTTGGCTACGCAATGATTGTCCTCCATTATCCACATAACGCCATCATTGGTAGTTCTATCAAGAAACACGCTTATGCTTGACACATTTTCAGTTAGCTTTGCTTCATATTCAATACATACCCACCGCTCATCGCCCATGATTAAGTTAAAAACTTTCTCCCAGACAAGAACATTGCCATAATACACCGCATCAACAGGGATATTACCATAGAATATCCCATCAGTATTATGTCGGTTGAATGCTATAAGTCCATTTATCGCCATCATCCAACTCCCGTTGTCACACTAATTTGATGACACTGTACCCGTACTGAGAACAAAGTGAAGGATTCCATCGTCAACCGATGGAGTCCATCCAGCGTCCTCAACCCGTGCCTCAATATAGTAGAACGTGCCGTTTTCAGCCCGTTGATGGTAATTGCTTGCGAGAGTAAATTCTGTACCCGTTGCACCTGTTGCGCCTGTGGCACCCGTTGCACCAGTTGCACCCGTGGGGCCTGTGGCTCCCGTAGGACCTGTTGCACCCGTTGGGCCAGTTGCACCTGTTGGGCCTGTGGCTCCCGTAGGACCTGTTGCACCCGTAGGACCTGTTGCACCTGTTGGGCCAGTAGCTCCCGTTGGGCCAGTAGCTCCTGTTGGTCCAGTAGAACCCGTAGGACCTGTTGCACCCGTAGGACCTGTGGCTCCCGTTGAGCCTGTGGCACCTGTTGGGCCAGTTGCACCTGTTGGGCCAGTTGCTCCCGTAGGACCTGTTGCACCCGTAGGACCTGTTGCACCCGTAGGACCTGTGGCTCCCGTTGGGCCAGTTGCACCCGTAGGACCTGTTGCACCCGTTGGGCCTGTTGCTCCCGTAGGACCTGTGGCACCTGTTGGGCCTGTGGCTCCCGTAGGACCCGTTGCACCTGTTGGGCCAGTTGCTCCCGTAGGACCTGTTGCACCCGTAGGACCTGTGGCTCCCGTTGGGCCTGTGGCTCCCGTTGGGCCTGTGGCTCCCGTTGGGCCTGTTACACCATCTTTACCATCATTGCCTGTTGCGCCTGTCGGGCCAGTTGCACCCTTAGGACCTTGAATACCCTGCGGACCACGTTCACCCTGCGGGGCACTAAATTCAACCCAGTTGGCTCTGTCGTTATACGGATGCTCGGTAGATGTAAACCCAACAGCAGATTGGCAAATCCACATAGAGGTATCTGTGGAGCCTGTCGCTTTGACATCAAACACGTAATCATTCGGTGAATAAAAAGTGTTAGACTCCCAGTCTCCCTTATTATTCAAACCAGTACCTGCTGGTCCTACTGGACCTTGCTCACCTGTGGCACCCTTAGGACCAGTTGCACCTGTGGCACCACGCTCGCCTTTGTCACCAGTATCACCCTTAGGGCCAGTAGCGCCTGTCGGGCCTGTGGCTCCCGTTGGACCCGTGGCACCTGTTGGACCAGTTGCACCTGTCGGTCCCGTTGCACCCGTTGGGCCTGTTGCTCCCGTAGGACCTGTTGCTCCCGTTGGACCCGTGGCACCTGTTGGACCTGTTGTACCCGTGGGACCTGTCGCACCCGTAGGACCTGTTGCACCTGTCGGGCCTGTTGCACCTGTCGGGCCTGTTGCACCTGTCGGGCCAGTAGAACCCGTAGGGCCAGTAGCTCCCGTTGGACCAGTTGAACCCGTAGCGCCAGTTGCTCCTGTGGGTCCCGTAGAACCTGTCGGGCCTGTTGCTCCCGTGGGTCCTGTTGCTCCCGTTGGGCCTGTTGAACCTGTCGGTCCCGTTGCACCCTTATCACCAGTTGCACCTGTTGGGCCCGTTGCACCAACCTTTCCGTCAGCGCCAGTTTCACCCTTAGGACCCGTTGCACCTGTTTCGCCTCGTTCACCTTGCGGGCCTTGAATACCCTGCGGACCTGTCGGGCCAACAGAACCAGTTTCGCCTTTATCACCAGTACCACCCTTAGGGCCAACTTCACCTTGGATGCCCTGCGGGCCTGTTGCACCAGCTGGACCAGTAGCACCCGTAGCACCATCTTTACCGTCAGCACCTGTCGCACCCGTAGCACCTTTCTCTCCACGAGCGGCTTCACGCAATGCATCCAAACTAAATGCAACGGTTTGACGGCCAGAGCCGTCTTGTTTCTTCATTGTCGCAAGAAAAAATGCATCATCTACGGTGCCAGTGTAACTTCCTGTATATAGTGGCAATCCAATTATCTTCTTTCCCTTAAACATGATACAACCAGCAAAACTTTTTACAAATAGTTTATAATCCAGCACCCATTTTCGGCTAAAACAAAAGGCGGCCTAAACGGTCGCCTTATAGTTTCTTTGTCTGTTGACTTCACTACGTCAACGTGTTCAATTTGCCGATGTAGTTTCGAAGACCCGCAGCAAGCTTTGTCAGAAGCGGCTGGAACTTCGGAACTTGGTCCTGACTTCCCTGAGGGAACCAAGCGGCAGGGTCGGAAACAATCTGTGCCAACTGTTCCATAGAATTAAGAACAGCGGTTAGTTTCTGTCGGTCGTTCATTCCACTTTTGGCGGGTTGTCTGACCGATTCCATCTTTTGGCCCATCGCATACAGGTTTCCTTCAACGTCAGCGTGTTCTGTACCGTTAATCAGGTCGAGGGCGTTGTTTAACTCTTCGAGTCGTCCATCCGCATCAATCTGGTTACAGTAATCCCTTGTAGCGGCATCGGTATCGTCGCCATACGGCGTTTCCACGATTCTCTGACCGCCAGGGAGCTTGCTCGGCCTTCCCTGTTGTCCCTGAGCATACCCAGGCTGTGCATAGCCCTGTCCTTCAAACTGAGGCGGGCGCTGCTGGTACGCACCTGGCGGCATAATGCCAGGGTTCACCATCGGCTGTTGATAACCCTGCTGGGGATAACCCTGCTGCGGATAGTATTGCGGCTGCTGAGGATATCCCTGCGGCTGTGCATATTGGGGTTGCTGAGGCTGTTGCGGCTGTCCAAAGTATTCGTTATTGTTCATATTCTACCTAGTAGGTGATATCATCTTTTAAAGTATATTTTTCTATTCCCTGTTGACATACAGGTTGATGTCATAATCGACCGAATCGATTCTGAATGTCTTCACGTACTTGAAGTGGACTTGTCTCATCAGGTTGTTCGTAGTGTAGTCATCGGCAGGGCATACCAAGAACGTTGCAATCTTCTGTTCCAACAAATGGTTGACAAGTTCCTGTCCAATAGGGTACTCGTTCATTTCAGAAGATACGACGAAATACTCGATTTCAAGCCTGTTGTCCAGATTGTACGCACTATGGAGAGAATACGCCTCTGCTGGGACAATGTTCATGTAGTTTTCCTTTGTCGGGTCAGACAGCGTAAGTACACCGACAGGAATATCCTCGTATGTGATGTACTCCACCATGTCCGCATTCTTGATTTGTTCCACCGTATCTGGCTTAGATACAATACGCTTCAAGTTGCGGAAGTCATCACTGTACTTTCCGTCAATCAGCTTTCCCAGCTCATTCAACATGTTGTCGTCAATCTGACTCGGATTCTTGATATACAGCTTGAATTTATCATCAAACGGGCCACTGTTCGTCTGTCCGTCAATTTCAAATCCGTCGATTACCCCGCCATCATCTTCAGGCTGGTATTCCTGTATAATCGATTCACCGCTTATAGCTTCAAACAACTCGTGTTCAGGAACGTCATTGAAATCCATGTCAACCCCCTAAATCGCATCGCCCGCTACCATTGACGGGTCTTCCTCTACTTGTTCACCTTCCCCAGCAACCTCACCAGTATCATCACCAGCAACTTCGCCGTCAGGCACTACGTCAACCTCTGGGCCAGGTTGCTCTGGCGTCGGCTGGATAGAGTTAATCATGTCAAGCGATTGGTTAGTCATGTCAGAATCCCCATTGACAGACCCAGCATCAACAGGTTCGTTCATTGCAATACCCATTCCACTGATGTCGTCAGGCTCTGGATTCATACTGTTGGCCCAATCAGCAGCCGTATCCCAGTCGTTAATTGCATCAACACTGAACGGATTTGCACCTGGGGCCTGCTCGGTAGTCGTCGGCTTGTCCTCTGGGATATCCACTTCAGGATGCTTCAAATCGACCGTCACCTTTTTAGTGGCATCCTTCACAACGTCGTACGGAGTCTTTGAGTTTACGTACGCAGCTGGATTCATCATCCTCTTTTGCTGCTCTTCACGGATTTGTGCATCAAGCTTTGCCGCAACGGTTCCCTGACTTTCGCCAGTTTGCGCAGCCAAGGTTCCCGCAATCGGCGTCCCGCTTCTAAGAGGATTGACCGAGAAATCAAGGGTATCTTCATTCATAGCATCTACCTCTTATACAGGGGAAGCATTCTCATCAACAGGGGCAGCGGCTTCACCACCAAGATTCGGCAGCTCTTCGCTCGTGTTTTCGCTAATCTTGTCAACTTCTCCGATTTGATTGATGTCAGGTTCACCACCGAATGCAGCACCAGAGTCATCTGCTGGCATTCCTTCCATGCCAGACATGTCGCCTGTGACATCACCGCCAACGGCACCCATGTCACCACCAAAGCCAGCACCACCAGCGGCACCCATGTCACCGCCAAAGCCAGCACCGCCCATAGCACCGCCCATGTCGCCTCCAAAGCCAGCACCACCCATAGCACCGCCCATGTCACCGCCAAAACCAGCACCGCCCATGTCGCCGCCCATAGCATCGGCTGCGCCATTAGCCGCTTCCGTTCCATCAGAAGGAAGGTCAACATTATCCAAGCCGTCTTTAGTTTCAGTACCCTGAAGACCGATACCCTTACGCTTATATAGCTCCTTCATTGTCGGATTACTCAAAATCCATGCCTCGAAATCCATAGCGGAATTCACGTCGTTGCTGTTGAGGAAATGCTCGAATTCGTTCATCTCCTTTCCAGACACCATTCCATCAAAAGCCTTATACTGTTCTTGGAATTTAGCAATCAGCGTGTCAGCACTCCAATCCTTGGCAATGCCTCTCGTTCCATCACGCACCTGCTTTGCAGTTAGATATTCTCCTGCCGAAGATTCTCTGGACTGTTCAGCAATAGTATCGGCAACGATTGTTGCAAGCTTTTTCAATGTTCCTGTCTCTGGGTCCGTATTGAGTATGCCTCGGCAAGCGTCTGCGAAATTTACGTCGTCCTCGGGATTGTCTATATCACCGCCAAGGGCAGCAGCTCCGCCTGCGGCTCCACCAGCACCACCGCCCATGTCGCCACCGCCCATTGCACCAGCGACATCAGCAGCATCCGCACTAAAATCGGCTTCACCAAATCCGCCTGCATCACCACCGCCCATATCAGATTCCATGATGGCATTGGTCATTTTCAGAAGACCACGCATATCGGCGGACATGATTGGCTGATATCCAAATTCATCGGTAGAATAGATATCATCTTCCTCGGCCATTTCCTCAGCTTCCTTGATTGCGGTGTCGCAACAACTGATGATGGTACGACCAAATCCGTTGATATAATGTTCGGAATCCAGAGAAAGTTCAAACATCTTTTCAGCAACGTCATCAACGTTGTATCTAATCGTAATGTTTCCATTATCGTTAGGATAAAGCATGTCAACAATTACTGAATGATTCCTTCTCGTAATTTTAAACTTTGCATGGGCAGCATCGCAAACAACATTACCAAGGTCAAGACGGAATAGAGACTGACCGACAGCCTGTGTCGCAGCCTCGGTCAAAGCCTTCTTCAAAATCGTCTGTATCGTGGTATATGGATGCGGGTTGCAATCCTTATTTATCTTCTTGGCGAGCTCACCCCAGTTAGTGCCTTTCTCGCCACGGACGTGCTTGCCCTGAATAGATGCCACAAGATTCCTCACCGTCTCGATGGACACAGTCTTTGCTGGCTTGACTGGGCCACTTTCCGTGTGGACATAACCAAAAGTGCTGTTGTTATTCATACCTATGAACTCCGACATATAGTCTAATCATTCATAGTTTATAATATCGGGGCATCCTTCAACTTGGCCAGACGGTGCTGCCAACGTAAAACAAAATTGATTTGGTCTTCTTCCCAGTCATCGCCACCGACATAATCCATGTAGTCTATGCAGGTTACAACATTCGTGTCCATTACGCACACCCTCTGGCGGCACTCATGGCAGAACATCGAAAGTTCAGCGGCAATGTGGTCATCCCCGATTACATAGCCATTCAGTATGCGGACACGGAGAATGTCAGGTATCATGCTAGCCCTGATAGCGAATACGGGGCCTCCTAGAATGTTCACATCGGTAAGCTGTCCGAACCCGAGTTCACCTATGATTTTTCTGGTGCTGTTATCCTTAACGGACAACCCTTCATAACATCCATAGGAATCGTGGCTGTCATGCCAGTTGAACGAGCTAGGAACCGTTTTCCAGCCATATACGCCAACCATACCAACATCAGTAGGAAGCCTGTCAAGTTTTTCCTTCCAGAAAATGTCAGATATGCAGGTAGAGCTGTCCATGTAAATGAACCAGTCTGGCGGACAACTGAATGTTTCCTCCTCCATTTTGAACATTCCCGAGAACAACGCCTTGACACTCAGGGAAACCCTGTTCGCACTGTTCTTCCTCGTAAAGAAGTGGTTCGGATGGTACACATAGTCGTATGTCTTGTAGCCGCCATCGAACCTCTTGTACATATCCACATTGCCCCTCTTGTATATGCAACGGAACACCTGTGGCGATGTCAACGACTTGACAACATCGTTAGTTGTAACGGCAGGATTCTTGACGGGGGTCAAGCCGAGGATTCCTCTCATCTTGTTGTCGTGTTCTATTTCCTTCTGCTTAATCTTTTTCAGGAGGCGTTTCTTTTCATCATGAACAAGGCGAGGTTCGTTAATCTTCGTGTCAAGCGCAAGGGTAACGTCATCGTCCGTAACCTCGTGGTACTGGTACGGGCTTTTCTTCCTACTTTCGACACACTTCTTGTGCATCATGATAATGGAGAACTTGCCCTTCTTGTAACGCAGGGCATTTTCCTCCTTGTCAATCTTCAGTTTCTTCCTGATAAATTCACGGGTGATGTCAATGAAGTTTCCACCCTTGATTAAAGCCTCGATATCGACATAGTTGATACCAATCATCACTTCCTTAATCTTGCTGTCATGATAGGTAGACCAAGTCATTATCTTTCCAGAAGCCAGTTTTACATGGACCTTTTCGCTATCCTTTGCATAAGTGTCAATCCACTTATCATTGACACCGTATCTGTTCTTGATGTGCCTCCTAGTGATGAACTCTCTCCCGAGTCCATACAGGTTTCCGCAATCCCTTTCGTAAATGTACCTATCAAGGTCTTCCACGAGGAACATTGCAAAGCCTTTTCCTGAACGGCTGAGCTTTGAACCGTTTGCCTTTCGTACAGGGCGTATCAGCTTCCGTTCGTATCTAGCACGTAGCCATTCCTTCTTGTTAGCCCCGACGTATATCCTAGCCATGTCACTAGAAATGATGTCCTTCAACGGGTTGTAAATAGAGGTGTCACCCTTGTGTGAAGCAATGAATTTCCTTATGTCGTCAGATGAGTACCTGTCAGTAACATAACCATCCACCGTCTTCATCTTCCTTGGCTTGTACACAGCAAAGAACTCATTTGACTTGGCAGTGTTGCCGATAACGTCAACGACATCCTCAAACGAAATCGTTGCGTTAGCCTTCGCCAACATATCAAGGAAACGGTTATGGCGGTTATACACATCCAAGTCCTTCTTGTAATAAACGATATGCTTCTCGCCATCGGTTGAAACCTGTTCCTTGAACGGAATATCCTGTGCAATCGACTCGAACTTTTCCTGAGACACCCCAAGGTATTCTGCAGCTTCCATTCGTCCAAACGTGGAAAACGGAAGGTCTTTCCTCCTGAACTCGATAGACAGGAGCTTGCACCGTTCCACCACCTCTGGTTCACGATACAGACGGTCGCCGTTGCTGTCGAGAATGTAGAACAGGTTGTGCAGGATATCCCTGTCATATACCCATTCCACGGTACGGTTCAGGTTGCGGCAGATGTATTTCAGGCTGATATACTTTACGTTGTCCTTCAACACACGGTCCGCCTCGGAAAGCTCATACAGACCGTACTCCACATTGGATTGGAGCAACTGTTTCGTATCAGTCGGAATCTCGTACTTTATTTCGTCATAGTTAACCTTTCCGGAGGATTCCTCCTTCAAGAAATCCATGCTTGCAATCTCCTCGTCGTTGACAACGGGGGAGATGTCATAATCGGATGCAAGAGCAAGCGTGTCTTGCGGTAGTTTCCAAAGCTCGTCGTGTATCGGTTTCATCTTGATATAAAATACAATATTTGAATGGGGGTCCCCCGTGAGATAGGAACCCCCATTCGTTTGGTGTACAGTGGAAACTGGTTAGATGAACACGTTCATTCCTGCGTTCAGTGCCTGCCTGACATCATCATCGGCAACACCGCCTTCCAGCGAAGTGGGCTGGGACAGCATTTCCTTGGTCACATCAGGGCTGTTATACACCTTGTTCTTAGATAGTCCCTGCCCAAGGGCTTCAAATGCAGCATTCTTGCTGCCGAAGCCTACGGAGGCCAGTTTGGGTGCGGGGCGTACCTTTTTGCCGACAGCGGCGTTTCCACCAGCGGGATATCTTACCTCGTTCACTTTGAGGTTGTTCTTGCGATAGTTGTCCAGACCGTTCTCGGCGATATCGTCGTTCATCAGGCTGTCCGCTATCTCGTTAAGTTCATTCATATCAACTTGGTTCGGGGCCTTGATTTCTCCGATACCGCTAAATTCTCTGCTCGTAATAGAGTTGGAATCAATACCGTTGATATAGTTAAATATGTCTTCTCGTTTCAGGTCGTCAAGGGAAATGTCCCTATTCGGGTCGGTGAAGTATTCGACTGCCCTTTGCTGAATCTCTGGACGATAACCGTTGGTTTCACGGAGAACCTTGTCGGTAATCTTGGCGTACATAAGCTGCTTCATAGCACGCTTGTACTCAACCACCTTTTCTTGGAGTTCCGTCTTCAGCTGGGCAACCGTTTTCTTGGCTTCCCTTTCCTGCGTAGTTTCTATCTGGCATTCTTCAAGGACATTTACAATCTTTTGCAAAGCCTCGAAGAGCTTGCCCTTGACGGCGTTCTCGCCCATGCTGTCCACTTTCTTCTGAACAGCAGGTTTAACCAACGCATCCCATTGCCCAGATACGGCCTCGACCAAGGACTTGAACTGGCGGTCGCCCCTAGCCTCGTAGTCAGCTATCGCCTTATTGCAATTCGATTCAATCTTTGTTACAATATCAGGGGCGATACTACCTAGTTCTTCTTGTGTTAAAAAATCTGACAGTTGCATATATCTCACCTTGTACGCAAATAGTTAAGCAGTGCATCCTTGTTATAAACGTGAAACCTGTCAGTGCGGAAATCCATGTTACGATTAAGTACAATTTCCTTGCCGTAACGCTCAATGCACTCGGTAAGAATCTTGTGGGACTTTCTCTTTCCAGCGTCGCTTTCAAAGTGGCTCGTGATAAGCGCCTTGTTGTCGAAGCTCGGGTTTCCAACAACGTCAACAGTAATCAAAGTATAATCAGGGTCGATTTCTTCATAACCAGTGGGAAGCTTGATTGTGTCACCAGCACCACGCAAAGAGTAACCTGGGGTGTAGCCAGCCTTGATTAGACCAGCAAGGTTTCTACCAGCGTCAGTATCTTCGGCGACAACCATGCGGCAATAAAGATTCTTTCCCTCCATACGGAGTTCTTCGATAACAGCACAAGTCTTCCACAGATTCATTTCAAAAATTGGGTAATCCTTCGGGTTTCCCTCAATGTCTACACGAGGGTGGTTCAACTCCGCTGCGAGTCGTCCAAGGCGAATCTTCGTCCTGTTCAGCTTTTCAACTTCCCTTGCGATGATTGCCCTAGGATATGAACGACCATTAATACCTGGCTCGTCACAAACAATAGCTGTGCCTTCCAGAATGAGTCTTTTCACCTTATTACCAAACACGTCGGTGCGTTCCGCAACAGTCACCTTGCTGTCGTCAAAATTCGGAACGCCAATAATTTCCCGTACCTTTCCCATGACGCTTCCCCTACTCACGCCTTCTTGGGTGAGTTAATACTTTCCATGACTATCTTGGTTTTCTCTTTCGTACAGATGCTATACGCAGATTCCATATAGGCATTGACGAGCTTCTCCACATTGGTGGAGTCGCCATTAAGCAGATAGCTTATCAGCGAGCGAGCGTCATTGTCTTTAAGTCCTGGTATTGGCATCACCGAAACCCACAATAATCATTACATTCGTATATAGTTTATAACGGAGAACGTCTGGCCACCATCTCGTGATGCTGGCCTCATATACTAAAATACGTTTTTTCGACTAAATTCCGTTATTGTTCTGTGAGATATCTTCTTCGGGAACTGGATTTTCTGCAGGTTGTTCCATCGGAGTTTCTGTCGGGGTTTCCTCAACAGGTTCTTCCTCGACTGGATTTGGCGTCACCGCTGGTACTTTATACTGCTTTGCAGCCTTGATAATACTCATCCAGTTCGTCATCACAGCATTGAACGCAGCAAGAAGATGCTTGCATACCCTATTCTTGTGATGTGGGTCCCTTACATTAGGCGGGATGTCCTCACCGCCAGACGGTACACCTTCAACCGACTCATATCCAGCCAGATAGCTGTCGTAAACGTGTTTAAGATTGTACTTCATGCCAGACCAGTTGAAGTCTGGGCATGTACAGAACACCTTCACATCACATGAACGCAACAAGCCAATCTTTGCGGCAGGAGTCATAGGACCCTGTGCCATGCTGAACAAAGTTCCTTTCTTGGGTATGAACTCGATATAGACATCATAGTTCTTGCCCTCGGTTGCCGAAGGTACGACAAAGTGGACAACAGCCTGACCGCTATCCTTGTTCATAGTCAGGTCGTTAAAATGGAAAGTGAGCGTCTTGCTCCTGTATTTACGGAGATTGTCGGCAGGCCCCGAAAGGTCCTTCATGGTCGCCTCGAAGCATGCGTCATAAAGACGAGAAACGCTATTGTACTGGCGCCTGTTTAGACCAAGATTGCCTACCGCTTCCAAAAAGATTTTCTTCTCGTTCATACATTCCACCTAGCTAAAAAGCACTTCCGCATCATGGTTCTCCATGATGAAAATTCCATCCATGCCAGCCTTCTTCACATGGATTGCAACAAGGTCTACATCAAGTCGCACCAAGTTTCCAAAGAAATTGTTGTTGCGGGCTATCTTGTACACCTCATTGTTTCCGCCAGTGAACTGGTCAGCCAAAACATACGTGTAAGGATATCCGCCATGAGCAAGGATGTCCTCACGGAATGCAGTTATTGCTGCATCAGATACTGCACTCGGGTCAATAGAACCGCCCGATATCGTTTTCAACTGGGCCTTGAACATTCCTTGTCCACCAACACCATAAGGAAGGTTTCCAGAAAATGCGCCGCAAGCAATGTATTCATCAGCATTTTCCAACGGATTGATGATATCGTAGAACTGCTTCAAATACTTCTTCGATACGGCAGCACTCCTCTCGGGCTTAACAGGATTATACACCCTTACGTTTGCAAAGTGGTCGTTGACTGCGTTAGAAACAATCGGGTTTCTCTCGTAAGCACTTGCTGGATTCGTTGCAATAACAAGCGTATTTCTTGACACAGGAGTTTCCTCGCCATCCAACGCCATCTTGATTAACTTCAAGATATTCTTGATTAGCATCGGGTTGCTGGCAAATGAAGTCACCTTGCGAATACCCTTTTCGATAGAAGATATAAGGCCAAGACCTTCTCCGCCAACCTGAGTTTCCTTAGTCCTGTCGCCTACAAGGAACTTCGACATCAAGCTTCCATTCTTGATTTCCTTTATCAGCTGGCGTTCCGCCTTATCTGCGTTTACCTCAACCAGTTTAAGGCGTTTCTCCAACAGCTTGTCCATAGCGCCGAGCTTGCCCTTTGAATTCTTGGATTTCTTGGCCTTGGTATACTTCGATGTGTATTTCATCGCAATCGCCTTGAATATCGGATGGCGAATGTTGATAAACGGGATTCCGAACACTTCCGTATAAGGCTTGTTTATCTCGACGTGCGACTTGCTCAGGCCATATCCTGCTGGAATGTAAGCCCGAGTTGCAATATTCATTCCATGGTCGATACTTATCGTATCCTTAGCCTTGGCTGCGGTGTCGTCAGCCGTGTCGTGCCTATCAATAGGTTTCTGCGGGTTCATCAGCTCTTCGCAATAATGCTCGATTGCATTTGTCTGCGAAGCACGATAACCACGGCTCACCATACTGTCCACAACACGCTCAACATCCTCGTTGTCATAACTATTGTGATACTTTGCCGCAAGTTCATCCATCTTCTCGATGACAGCAGCATACAGGGCGGCAGCTTCTCCTTGGGAGTACGATTCCATGTTGAGGTTGATATCTTGCAGGTCAACACCAACCGTGCTTGCTCCGCATAACGTCCTCAGCATCTTGTAGAATGCCTCATAGTCGCCTTCTTCAACAACATGAAGCATTTCAGGATTGTCAGCCAATATTCTCTTGTATGCAACTAGATACTTGTCTTCTACATCACTAAGGTTCGGTCCGTATATCAGGCATGCAACAGCCACCGCCAGTTTAATCAACTCATCAACGCTGTCGTCAACGCTGTTTCCAACCTTCAATTCTCCAGACTGTCCTGTACTGCCCAAATACTGGATGATAAACCCATTTTCAACCATGACTCTCGCCTTGGTGTAGCCAAAGCCCTGAATAACAAATACACCACCATCAGAACTCTTATCGTACAGTTCCTTGCAATAAAAGATGATATCTATGGCTTCAAATGTTTTATCGGTATTCCTTTTTATGTACGAGATAATCTCAGACACAATGATAGCCAAGGCCCGCTGGCTTCCAGCAACCACGATAGCCTTTACGAACTGAATAAAGGAATCGCAAGCCTCACTACATAGCGTTGAATCATACTTCTTTTGAATAGTTTTCATTGCAGCAGGGTCTACCGCATTTAGAAACTCAACAACCTCGGAAGGCTTTACACCACTATCCTTCATTGACTGTGTCAATATCTTAGCAAGAGGAATGTCGGTAGATGGCTCTTTTTCCTTGGCCTGTGCCCTTTCAGGCTTAGTATCTTCATTAACCTTAGGGCGTTCCTTCCTATGAGGATTAGCATTCCGCAACGACAGTTCCCCGTTGCCGCCACCCCCTTGTTTCTGTGAAGCCGACCCTTCATTTGATGTCTTCGGGGTTTCCTCAACTTTCTGTTCAGAGTTGGGATTCCCTCCCGCTGACAATGCAGCTGCACTTTGTTCTTCCTGTTGTTTAACAGCTTGTTCTGCCTGTTGTTCAGCACTTTGTTCTTCCTTTGGCTTCACTTTTGGTTCTGGCAATCTTTCTTCAACTTCACTAACAGTAGGGTCAACATCATCGTCATCGTCATTAGAATCAAGCCCAAAGATAAAACCTACATCTTCATCCTTAGGCTCTTCGCTACTGAAGTGTTCCAACACCGCCGCTTCCTCTGCGTCGCTCATTTCATCAATCGCAACTGTCTTGTCCCCGTCCCCATCAAGGCCAAAAACCATGTTCAAAAAATCCTCTCCAACCCCGATATCGTCGTCAGAAGCATCAGTATTGGTAGGCCCAACATTTTGGAGGGGTTTAGACTCTTCAACATTTACGTCGTTTTCTAGTGACATAGTACAGCAATCGGATAATTTACCTATAGTTTATAATGCAGCTAGACACCATTTGATTCAAATCATCGAGTTTACCGAATACAAAAAGAGCCACCGTCATAATAACGGTGGCTCTACTATATAAGTCTGGATTATCAGTTGATATTTAGGGTTTGTTTTACGTTATACGGGAGGTTCGTCTTGACATAGTTAGCGAATGCATCCCTATTCTTTACCTCAACGCCTCCTACCCTCTTAGTCATGTAATGGTCTCTGAGATATTGGATAGCGTCATCAAACGTCGGCGTACTGGTTGTTTTTTTGTACGCTTCGATAAGAGGCTTAGCGATATTCCAGTTGTGTTCCTTCAAGATATCATCGAGGACAGGCTTGTATCCACTTGTTGGAGATATCATGTCAAGCAACTTGGTTGCATCCTCGGGAGATAGCTTAATCTTTCCATCTACGTTCGGCTTACCATTTGGGCTCGGCTTGCTCTTTAACGTGAGGTATCTCTTGACATCATCTGCACCTACATATCCTGACCACTTAGACAATGTATCCACGATAAGTTTCAGGCTGTTCGTGGCATCCATATCCAAGCTTGCGATGGTAATGTTTGCAGCCGCTTCATGTCCACCCTTGCGCACGTTTTCTGGTGTAACAAGGTCGTAATGGAATTGCTGCGCCGTGCTGATAAAGTCATCAGGCAGAATGTCTAGGATTTCAGCGTATTTTTCAGGGTCCTTCTTTATGCCATTCGGGCCCAACTCTTCCAAGTCAAGAGCTATCGTATCGAAATACTTCTTCATCAACGGGTCGCTCATGTAGCCACCCACACGACGAAGGGTTCTGTTTGGAGCAAAATCACCATTATAGTTGCTTGCTCTCCACACACAGTATGACACGAGAGACTTCATGAGCAGAGAACCCGAGCATCCCTCATACAACTCTTTCAGGATGTGCAACTTCTGCTTAACGTCCGCTGGTATTCCACCCTTACCAAGACCGTCATACTGTTCATGCCATCCATTCAACTTCGCTAGAACGGCGTTCAATGTTTCACCGCCAAAATCGAAGCCAGACAGCTTGTTTGCAGACTGGAATCTCTGGAATGGGATATCCTTCTTCGATGGAGCCAATCCATAAATAGAAGCAATCGTGTACTTGTATAATGTATGCTGTTTATTATCCTTACCAACATATTTCTGGGCATCAACCGACTTTACAACCCTAGGGTAAACTTCGTTACCGACAGTAATGACAAGTTTATCGTTCTCATTCAATATAACGTTAGTTGTGATAATCATGTCACCACCAGCATCATTCTGGATAACGTTCAACGTTCCTGTCAGAGTGATGTCGGTTCCTGTCGTACGACTACCTTTCTTACCCATATCCGTAATGAGTTTATGGGCAGCACCCACATCGATTGGCTTGTCGCTAATAATATCATCGATAAGCTCATCCGTACGGTTTTGAGCAAATTGCTCTTTGCCACGCATAATATTCAATGCAGATTTTGTCGGGTCGTTATTGCTTGAAGGGTCCTTATCATCGTCGCCAGAAGTCTTCACGTTCGATGCTGCCGCACTAGCTTTAATCTTGCCCATAAAGTCCATATAAGCGTTGAAATCAGCAATCTCCAATTCAGCAGTGAGATTCGTAAACTTGGTCATCAGATTTTGCTGGATGATTTCCGCAGAACCGTACTTCACGTACTCACCTTGTGCCGCCAATTTATCTATAAACGTCTTAACGTCGCTTGGCATCTTAGACCTAGCATTCACGATATCACATGCCGCCTTGTACAACAGCATTATCAATTCGTTTTTGCGGTATTCAACCATTTTAGCAATATCGGCTGGCTTGGTTCCGTTGGCGTCAAGTTTGTAATTGCAGAACAACTTATAGTCGTCCTTAATATTATCAAACCTGCTCAACATGGCCTTAGCTCTACCATCAGCGTCGAGATTCTTTATATTTGCCACGTCGAGTTCCGTGTTATTTGCATATCTAACAACACGGTTTCCTTGGCCAACTTCAGATAGATATTTCTGATAGTCTTGCTCGGCGGTCTCGATGTCAATCTGCTTGCTAAGGGCATTCATTTGTTTCCTGAGTTCATCAGTATGCACCGTAGCCAAAGCAAGCGCAACAGGAGACACAGTCTTATCGATGACTTCATTGCGTCCAGTAAGCGAACCTTGTTTACCGAGCTTTTTCTCGTTATTCTCATCTACTCCTACGCCAAATCCGAGGGACTTCCTAGATTGATATACAGAGCGGTTTTCAGCCTTGATTAGTTCCTCATAATAAGCATAGGCACTGATAAGTCTAGCATTATTGTTTACAAGGACGTTCATCGGGTTAGCCACCACCTGCTTCATTACCTTAGCAAGGGTTTGTGTAACAATCTCATCCTTGGGTGAAAGTTCATTGGATTGCAATCCGTTATATACACGAGTAAATGTAGTATGCAGCGACTCAAAATACTTGTTTTCAAGCACCTTTTGTTTCTGCACCTCGTTGTTAAGCGTATTCTGCGTACGCTCCTGCCTTTCAATAGTCCCCTTAGGACCAGAATAAGCACCGATGTCATTGTAGCTGTCGGCAAAAGCCATCAAGCCATCAAAGTATGCCTTCACCGCATTCAGGTTAAGCGACGCTCCATTGTACTTAAATGGAGATGTAACACCAGGCTCGCATTCAAACAGCTTACCAACCGTACCGTTTTCGTATGTCTTTTTGATTTTCTGTTCCAAGTCACCAAAATTGATATTGGCCTTACTAGCAATCTGGTCACGCAGGTCATGCTTGTTGTAATGCGATTCCAACATTTGAAGTTCATTCGCCCACAACTCACGAACAGTCTTCGTGTCCAACCGAGCAATGCCGTTAGAATCAGTACCATAATCAATGGAGAGACATGATTTTGGCACAGACTTGTACAGCCTGTACATCATAGCATTTATGCCCTCAGCACCGAATGCCTTATTCAGGGTTGTCATGCTCTGATTTGTATTATCTTCTATACCGTACAGGCAGAAGTCAATAAGGGCATTGCCAGCATCATTAAACCATTTTGCCGCCTTCCTATCAAACGGGACATATGGAACCTTTTCGGCAGCCTCATCAAGAGACACCCCATTCAAGTCATTGACAATCGCATTGGCGTTCTGTGCAACAAGATTGGCTACACGAGACACATAATCTGGGTCATTATCAATCTTTTCCTGAATAGCTGAATACAGGTCGGCATCACGTTTAGCAACTTCCACTTTGAACCTATTAAGCTCCATGTCTACATCTTCGCCAGACGCAGCATTTTGAAGTTGTGCCACAGCGTCCATCTTCATCTGCCAGTCCTTTTCGAAGTTCTGGTTAAATGCCGATGCAAGGTTCTCAGGATTACAGCTGGTGTTGAGACCATTGTTCTCGAAAGCGGAACTGGTAGCATACCTCATCATCAAGCTTCCCATTGCTGGTATAAGCTTTTTATCGGTATCGTTATATGCTCCCTTTCTAACAACGTCGTACAAGCATTTCTTGACCGATGGTTCCAATTCGTCAGAAACAACACCATTATCGTTGGTAAAAGCTTCCATTCGGATAGAGTTGTCACTCAAATCAGGTTCCGTAGCAACAGCCTTGTCAGCCACTGCCCAGAACTTGTTAACAAAGTCCTTAAAGCTAGTATACTCAATTCTTTGTACCGCAGGGATGATGTTGAGCGAAATCAGGTTGTTAGCGCTCATTTCGTGCAACTTATTCACTATACCGTCTTTCAACCTACGGCCATCTTCCAACGTCAGGGTTCTGGCATCGGCACCACCAAACAGGTCCTCGTAGGCTTCATCGAACGCATTGCGTATCGCCTTGGCATTCTCATTGCCAATTCCTTCACCACCAACTTCGGCATTGGATTCAGCGTCGAAGTTTGCTTCGCCTTCATCGTCCGTCGGATAGGTTTGTGCATCCTCGGAATATTTTCCACCGCCAAACCGTGTTGCGTCACCTTCCAATCTACGATTGCGAAGACGCTCGTCAACGTCATCTTCGTCGGCAAACTCAGAGGACGTTCCATTAAGGGCGGCGTCCGCTCTCAATACGTTGCGGAAATTCCAGTTGGTCAGGTCCCACTTACTAGATGGAGAAACTACTTTAAGGATATTGATTACATCCCACCCACTGTAATCCTCAACCGTTTTGTCAAGGTTGTACATATCGCTCAAATGGCGAATGAGAGTGCCACCTACACTAGAAGTGGATTCGAAAGCAAATTTGCCGCTCTGCTTGTCGTAAGATTCAACCGACATGCCTACACCGCCCAAGAACGGCTGAATGATTTCATGTTGCTCAGTCGGGTCTTGGAACTCATTGGATATCACAGTTTGGAGTACACGAATTGCACCCTTCCTACCAGACATACCCTCCACTGGGCCTGGGTTCCACACCTGGTTATCTTTCTTCATGTTCCTCAATGCTTCCAGCACCTTGGCATAAGATTTGTTCGCTTCATCTGTGTCGAATTTAACTCTACCGACCTTGCGATACCTCACTACGGCAGTACCGTATTTACCAATCGGAGAGTTCATCAAATCAGATACACTCGAATACCTCATAGGTTTTCCATCACGCACCAAACCCATGCAATATGTATTCGGGTTCTCGGTACGGACAATCGTATCATCGTCATTCTCCTGCATAGCAGCAAAAGCGATACCACGAGGAATAGAAATGAAATAGGTATGACCATTCGTCGAGACCTTACGGGAAATGACGTTTTCAAAATTAGTATTGTCAAGCGTATCGTAAATACCGTCAGTAACAGCCATATCATGGTGTTTACCATCAAAGGTATCATACACTATTCTCGACGGAGCCGATGGATTGAGTGCTTTAACCACTCTCCAGAACTTGGCAATAAACTCCCTAGCACTACCGAACTTTAGTCTTTGTATATTAGGAACAACGTTGACCGTAAGCTCGTTGTTCGCATCCAATGCTTTCAACTTGCTTATGATAAGGTCTTTCAACTTGATGGCAGATTTCAATTTCAAGTTTTTAGCGTTGGCATTGCCAAACAGCTCACTATAAGCCTCTTGATAAGCGTTACTTATCGCCTTGACATTCTCATCACTAAGTCTTTCCCCACCAACTTCGGCATCTGGGTCCTTAACTACATCACCTTCGCCAATCACCATATCCTTGTTTGACTCGGCAATCATATCATAGCCAGTCATTTCACGGTCGGTGTTAGCTTGCCTCAATGAGTCACCCTTTGCGACAGGGACTACCTGTACCTCCCGCTTATCCGAATTGTTCTCTGGCGGTTTTGCAAGGAGCAGCTCGTCCAATGAGCTTTCACCCGTCTCAGACACCCAGCTACTGCCCCACTTCTTGAAGATATTGTTAAGGCCAGCACCAAGGCACCCATGAATAACATTCGGGTCTTTCAATATAGCGACAAGCTCTTTTGAGGTAATGTCAAGAATCTTATTGTCACCGTCACCTTCAAGGTCAGTCAAACGGTCCGCAATGCTATCATACCCACAATTTTTCAGCACATTTCTGAAGGCATCCGCTGTCGATGGGGTCAATGCCAACACGTCAATCGTAAACTGCGGATATACATATATTTCAGACAAGTTCGAGCTATTGATTCTGAACGGGTCTATCATTCTCAAACTACGCTGACGCATGTTGTAATAAGAATGCTTGTTAGTCAAGCTTCCAGTAGAGCTAGCTGGCAACCGCTCTGCCGCAGTCTTTGCGATAGTATGTGCAGGCATGTCCAGCAACTCGTGCATTTTAACCTTCTCGGTATCGTCGTCAGTTGCTTCACCTGTAATCTTTCTGGAATTTTCGAACATGTGGAACATGTACCCAATATATGCAGCATACAGTAAGCCATCCCTAGAAAGACTAGCACCCCTTCGCACAAACTTGTAGATTGTCTCCAGATGTTCTTCGGTCACGTCAAGGTATTTTTCCTGCGTATCACGAATAGCCCTGTCATTATCTAGCGGCCTGACATTAGCCCTTCCACGTTCATCGAACGTCGTTTCTGTACTGCTCACTGCGGTCTTGCCCAATTCAGTGCCCATAAGCAGATTGAACCACTTGAACACTTGCGGGCCGTCCGTCAATTTCGAAAGCACAGGATACCTACTCTGATATTTTTCCAGTGAGTTGGCATCCTCTTTCGAGAAGAACATGCTTTCGTCCGTCTTTTCCGTCAGAAGACCCTTAGCAAGGTCCTGCAAGAATTTACGATGATAATCCTTGTTGTCGTTTTTATAGTATTCCTGCAATGCCCATTCAAACGTGATGGGTTCATTCTTGGCTACCTTATCCTTAATAACTTGCGTATCAATGTTCTGAACACCGTCCATCGGAAACACGCACTTTTTCAGCCTATCAAAGTCAACGTTTGCCTCACGAATGATGGCCTTGTCGTTCGCTGTCATCGCTTCGAGCATGATTTTCTGCATATTCATACTAAAATCCCTATGATGGAATCATTTTCACATATAGTTTATATAACGACATTAAAACATATATCACAAAAAGCGGGAAATCTTCCCGCTTTATACAATCTACTCTATCTGACCGCCATTCACGGTTCGAGATGAACGACTTCACACCTGCTAGGCTCATTACGAATAGGGAAATTGTGCTCCCTTATCAAGTCCACATAAGTCTGCAAGGATTCCCGATAGTCCTGATGGGAATCGCTATCACCACCAACCTTGCCGTTTAGCAGGGTTTCACACGTAAGGGCAACTTTATGTTTCAAGTGTTCGCATACAAGTCCTAGATACTGGTCTTCATTACCCCAAGTGGTAAAGCGTTGTTCAAAGAATACCCCATTATTGAATGCAATAACATCCAATATAGCCGATACCCTCATGATAAACCCACAGGAGTAGAACGGATTGCACAGCGTTCCCGTATCAACGATAGTGGCACCTTCCAACGGAACATAGATTTTAGTGTGTCTTGCGTCGTTTCCGCAGGAGTACAACATACAGTGTATGTCGTATTTTTCCATCAGACGCAGTACACTGTCTGGATTGTAGGTAGTCGGGAAACGGTCTCCATCAAAGAACTCCACATAGTCATCAGGGTTCGGTTTAAACGTGGAAAGTACCTTTTGTAACCCAGCATTTCTGTTGGCTCCCCTGTTTCCTGCTACTGGCATACACACATGGGAACAACCATGAGCGTTACACTCGTCGATATCTTCCTGTATCGGGTCATCAAAGACAAACACGGTAGAACACCCGCTAGGAAACTTGCGGATGTTCTCGGTTTGATGATGTGATAGAACTACTCTGTAAATCATATCTTAGTATGACATAACATATATTTTTCCATCCAACTTGACAAACCTTATCGTAGCTACTGCTATATCAACAAGGCTGTAATGAGCCCTAGTTGAAGTCGGATAAGATTCAACATTGCTGTGCTTGTGGAATTTCGGGTAGAATCCGTACGAGTACGTATTATCTACTACCGCATTACTTCCCCAAAAACATACAACATTCTGGCACGTACTGTTGTCTGGGTTATAGAACTGGATGCTCATAGATGGGATTTTTCCACCGCTTCCACTATATGACGGATTCGATACAACTTCGTCTGGATATGCCTGTTGCATAGCAGTACCCAACGTATCCACTGAATAAGGACCTGTGGGCAATTGAACAATATGAATGTTCACTTCGTATACAACCCCTGGTTTCAAGTCGTTAAAATCTACATATAGAGACATATGTGAATTGGTAACCCATTCAACCACATGCTCAGTAGGCTTTGTATTAAGAACACTCAAAGAATGCCACTTATACCAATCGACAACATTGGACTCACCAAACCTAAATAGCCCACTCTTATCATCCGAACTATATGGTCCATACCATGTACTACCTACTATTCCAATGTCATCGGCGACGGACTTAAATCCACTCTGGTTGGGACGAACTATGGTAAGTTTATCCCACCCAAACCCTGTCATAGAAGTTATAGGCGCAACGTTATATTCTTTTTGGTCAGGATGCAATGGGTTGGTCAATTCAGACAAATCGAAGTCGGTAATAATAGTATGCTGTGACATTCCAGCACCACCGCCACCTGGCTTCCATGCGACAGTGGCAACATTGTCTTCTGTTCCGACAACCGTAAGGACATCGTTGATTGCAGGAGCACCCCCACTTACGTCCTTATTGCCAAGAACCATCTTGTTCATGAACAGGCCAATGCCACCCAAAGACCAAATCATCGGGTAGTTCTTGCTGTTTCCAGTGATAAAGGAGCCGAACTCCGAAATGTAATTGCTGGCCGAACTGTTATGTGGACCAATAGTAGTACCATCCAATCCACCCAATATGAGTTGGTTATTTATGCTTGAAGTGAGTGTCAATGAACCATAGATATGCAGGTTATTGAACGTCGAACTCTTTAGCGATATCATCTGTCCGACCAACGTAGCAAACTTAATCGTTGCCGATTCCAGATAGTGCTTCGTGCCAGATTCATAAACGTACGAACAGTCACACATTGCAATGCTGGATTCGGACAGTTTCATCACACCGTACGCAAAGCTATGTGTAGCCGAAGACGAGGTCATCTGCATTATGCTATATCCAAGTGATATATCAGAGAATAATATGTTACTCTGACTAGCAGAGCCATTGATATAATTTGTCGCTATGGAAGATGAAAATAGTTTAATTATACTGTGGCAAATATTTAAGGCCTCTAACGTGTTATCCTTAAACCATGTGTTCTGATACGGGCAATTGCCGCCATAACCATATCCATCCGCAGATACATCAGAATACAGGATTGACGAATGAATGATACCAGCCGACGTAAGTGCCACACGGCTATGGCAAATATCACTATTCTCAGTTGGGGCATTTCTCTTACTCCAAAAATGTGATTGGTTTCCCGTAATATCAGAGTAAAACAATGACGCTCCAACATCGTATTGCAATGCAGAAGGGAGTTCGGAAACACCATCGTTAGTCCATGTTAATCTGGACATCCAGATGGCTGGCATGTGATGCACCCCATACGCAATAATGTCCGAGTAATATATTCCTCGGTTACTTTCCGTTACCTCTCCGACTACACGAGCACAATAGATACTCTTGATATCAAGCGATGCACCTAAAATACTGGTGTGATATGCGCTTTCTACCGTGGACTTTTCAGCGATAATCGCCGATGTTGCTCCACCGATAACTGTCGTGTTGGTCGCAGCGAGCAACATGCGGCATGTCGGTACTCCTACACTCGTCTTTTTTAACGTGTTAGTATCACCAAGAACCAGTGAATGAACCGAGCCCAACAACGCATTGCTAAACCCATTCAATACAGTGTTGTGGTCTGAATCGGTGACGATATTATTCATGCCGCTCAATATACTATTGTAATTGGCCGTTTCTGAAATAATACTGTTCTTGGCCGCATTGAAATTATGGTCTCCCTCACTAACACTTCCTTCCATGAGAGCGTACGAATCATAGCCAAGCTTAGATTTAGCCTTTCCATCGAAGATTTTAACCGCATCGCCAACACAGAGGACGGCGACATAGCTCAATCCAGATTCACTATCGGCAAAACTTGGCGTTTCGATAATGCTGAAGGTAAATCCGTTAAACACGACAACATGAGCATCATCGTCTCCAATAGCAAGATAAACTGCCTGAGATACACCATCTGGGGTAGTCGTACGAATGGTAGTTCCTCCTCTACCCGTCATGGCTCCACCAATCGGGCATACACCACCCGTTCCGCCAGTCATACCAGCCCATCGTACATTCGAGCGAATCTTGTTGATTTTATCGCCAGTGCTATTTGCAATAATTTCATTCCAGTCAGCAGTTGTCGGAATCCTCCATCCTGTTGATGCCAAACGCTGGTTGATTTTGTCATACGAGTTTAATTTGTCTATCTTATACAGTTGAATTTTCGGCATCTTCAACGTAGCTTTTCTCTTGAACTTCAATCCAGTATAATCACGTACACTAGCAGACTCCGTGTAATATACCGTGTACGAACGTTCGGTTTCATAGTTTTCAAACGAACGGGTAATCTCAGCGACAAAATCACTTCTCGAAGCCAACTCAGTAGGATAATTTGGTGTCGTTACGCCGTCATCATCTGTCTGAATTCCAGATGCAGTCTTAGTTACTGTTATATAAGGACGGTAATCGTTTATTACACCCTCACCCGCCCAGTCAGTTATTTTTCCTACGGCATTTGCAAAGTCATTTGTGTCGGCATCATCGGGATAGTCGTACGTAATGCTAGTGTCTTGGGTATTTGGTTTAAGGAAAGTGTACATCTCATAGTACAAGTTAGTACGAACCCATAGCTTACCAATACGTGTAGTATCCGTTTCACCATCGGTATTGATACTTGGAACCATCTCCAAATATTCATTGCCATCGAACAACGCATTAGCGTATGTAGGAGTCAACGATGAGTCTGGCCTAGTACCATAAAATGCAGAATAAAAGTCTTGTGACGAGCCTGCACCTTCGGTAAACCTAGCAAGAAAAGTGTGATAAGGTGTTGCCTGAGGATATCCAATTCCTCCGAAATGGGGCATACTATCTGAATACAGGGCTGGAATCGGTTTTCCTTCTTCCAGTGCAAGCCTGTTCCTGACAGAGTTGGAGTTATAGTCCCGTGCATCTACGAGGTTCCTAAGTCCAGTAACATACTTGTCCTTCTGCTGGATAGCTTCCTGCTTCGGGCAGCAACCCTGCTTGGCATTCTTCTGGTTACGGAGATAACCCATTTCAATCTGCATGTTGACCAGTGCTTCCGCCATAGAAGCGTTTGCAAGCAACTGGTTCTTGTACCAATCGATTGCATCGTCCTCGTAAAGGTTGTAGAACACAGCGCTTTCACGGATTACAGAAGAATCCTCGACAGCAGCAGAAAGGTCGATGAAAACATCAGACTGGAATTCAGACAAGCCTTCGCCAGAGTCGCTCAACGTGACAGGGGAATCCCATTCACATACAGCAAACAGCACAGGTTCGGCCTCGGTATCAATCTGGTACTGAGCCTTCATTTCAGCGCTGTCATCAGAGCATCCGTACTGCCTCATCGGGACAGCATAGATACCAATTCGGTTGAATTTAAACGATACTTGCTTGGTGTTGAACAGTTGATGTTCTTCTTCTGTTGCCTCTGGATTCAGCGTTGCAACATTCTCCTCATCAGCCATTTCAACGTCTTTGAAATAAGCACCATCCTCAGCATTTCCATTCAGTTTCAGCTGGACTTTCAACTTGATTCCAGTAGCATACTCGTTGTCGTCAGTCTTTGCCGTGCTAGTCACAGAGTAGTCGCTAATCGGGAAATACTTCGTAGCCTTAGCCATGTTGCGGCAACCAGTATTTTCGTCATACAGGAGGCCAGAAGCGTTAACTGGGGCACAATACTTGTTGAAGTTGGAAATGGAAAGCACTTTCCAATACTGTCTGCAGAATTGGTTGTAATCCATAGTCGGGGCATCGTTCTGCGTATACGTGTTTACAGAAGGGAACCAACCATCGAAGTCCACGCCTTCGTTAGTAATATCGGTCAAAGCGTCCGCATAAGCCTGTTCACCGTCATCCAGTTTCGGAAGACCGTTCTTGTAACCTTCGTAGTTACGGAAGTCTGCGGAAACCCTTGGAATCGTCAGGTCGCTTGAATCCTTGTCAACTGGATAGAAGTTTTCAATACGGTCATTTCCCGTACCGAGGAAGATGTTCATGCCATTGGTAGACCATCCTTCTCCCGCAGCAAGTACACCTGTGTACAGCAGGGGAGCTGGAAGCGGAATCTTAGACTTTGCATAGTCAATACTGTTGTCATCACGAGACTCATTGACCTTGACACCTGGGTAAACACATGCACCCTTCAAGCCGTTCTTTCCATCAACGAAGGTAACGAGGTTATTTCGTCCGTCCTCGTCCAGCACATATCGGTAGTTCTTCTTGATATTGCTGTCGTAGTTTACAGCCTTGAACTTGTCACTTGCCTTAGTAGTCTGGTAACCGTCGCCATTCATGTCGCCTTGGAAGATGTTGTAGATGATATCTCCCTCTTCCGTAAGCTTCGTCATGTTAGGGCCCAGCTTTTCAGCAGTCTCGTCCTGCAATTCATCAGGCACGAACGCCAGAGCGTACCAGCCAATCCACCAATGCTGGCCTGTTGCCTTAGATGAAGAAGCCAATAGTTCAAGTCCCTTATTAGTTATCTGTGTTTTCGCTGCCATATCGATAGTCTCTGAAATACATCAATAGTTTATAATGTGTCACAGGCACCGTTTCGTGCCTATTATAAACTATATTCAGAATTAATCGAGGATTATTCATGACCAACCGAACCAAGATATTCACTGAATCCGTGTCCCAGCTCGGGGTAGGGAAACCTGAACTAGAAGCATTGACACGACTGTTCAAGGTGTGTCTCGAAAGCGCCCTAGAAGAAGATGACGAGGAAGACTATAGCGAAGACGGATTCATTCGGAACGCATTTGACAGCGACGAAGACAATGCAGATGCATCTACTCTCATTAGTGCAACCTCATTCGGAAAGGAAGACCTGCCCGATGACATATCCAAAGAGGAAACAAGTCCTTTCGACTATCCTATTGAATGGGAAAATAACGACAATGAAGACGACAACGACAATGACAACACCCCGATGGAAGCATTCAATGCTACGGCAGGAACAAATCTAACCAAAGCCTATACACTGCTTGCGCCAAAATTACTAGCCAAAGGATGTTGTAACGCAAATAACATAGATAACCTTCACGAATTTATTAACTGGCTTCTCTCTGTATTCGAAACTAAATTCAAGTCTGACACTGCCCTAAATACTTTTGCAAAAGACACAAAATACGATGCCAACCGCATGGATAAGGTCATCAACGTCATCGATAACGGCAAAAAGACAGCCCAACTTTTATCAGAAATCAATACTACACTCGAAGACGCTCTTGTAAACGCAACGCTTAACAACAGTAAGGCCATATCCAATGCAGCAGGTCAAATCAACAATTACATTGTTAAGAGATTTGACCACGCAGCATCAGAAAGCCAGATGACAGCCGAACAGAGTGACCCAAACGTAATCACAAAATGGGATGGCGTCGGCTTCGTTGATATTGATAGAGACGTTGACCACATGGACCCTAATGAAGCACCAGCAAGCCAAGAGGAGATTAACAGTAAATTCGACAAAAATAAAACTGCTACACAATCAGACCCAGCAATCTTCAAAGAAGATTCCGATATAGACGAGATAGATAAGGCACTAAATGCCTTTATCAGCGTCATACCGACCGCTGCTGTTAAACCTGATGAGGCAGAAGCATTTAATAAACCTCTCGACAAAGCCTTGATAGACACTGCCAAAGAGATGGCAGAAAAACGTGCCAGCTTAATGAAAAGCCATGCAGGTAACATTGTCGATTCGTCCGTATTGAACTACGACGACGATGACCTATAATGAATATTTCCTATTGATAAAAATGCCGAACACTGTTCGGCATTTTTTTATTCAAATGTTACAGTCATCTTTGGCAGCGATGGGCGCCCATCCAAATCGCTCGCATTGATTACTGGAATCGTATCATCCTTGGCCTCAGCCCTGATGTGTTCAATAAGCTTCTTCACCATAGACTTCTGGTAAGCCGAGTACGAACCTATCTTGGAGAACTTGTTCTCGGATGCCACCAGCACAATGGACACAGCGTTCTTGTTTGCCGCCTCGTCGTTGTATTCGACACCGCTAGCATAATAGGCATCTTGGTCCAACTGAACGAATTGCAGGAAACCTGAGTTGTTAAGGATGCCTGTCGGGGATTCAGATGCGATTTCAGGGTCACCTTCTATCTGTCCAACAAGGTAATGGGCACTTGACTGAGAACCTTCCTTCATAAACTCGTCCATCATTTCTGGGAACGTCTTGGAATCGCTTATGCCAATGATAATCTTGTCAATCTTCTTGTCGAATCTCGAAATGTAGTTCCTAGTCAGAGACAGTTCAACCTCATCAACCTTCTTTCCATTCGCATCGTTGATTGGAAGGAATGTAGCACTCGGGTCGCCCTCGACGATTACAGACGGTTCATTGGTCTTGTTGTCTGCAGTCGGGTTGTTGTAGGCTTCGATTGTCTTTGCGGACACATGAGGAATGGTCAGATACTCGCTTCCCTGATTCAGAACACCCTTTCCAACAGGCATCGCTGTGAAAATGTCGATTGAAGCCTCTGTCAGCACAGCATGTTCAGCTACACCTTCGTTATTGTTGGCTCCTGTTCCAGCATTCGTGTAAGCCTTGTCACTGCTAAACAGTATCTTACTTTCACCGTCCCATACGATATGTCCACCATTTGGACAATCTATCGTACTCAGCTGTTTCGCCCTATCGTAATACCTCATGAAGCCGTCACCGCCAAGATTGTAGACAGCGACATTCGGATATGAGTTCTTCGCAGTGTAGTTGTAATCAAAGAATCCGTCCTTGGATGGGGACACGGCAACATACCTTCCCTGCCGTATATCCCCGTCGATGAAGTACACTTTCAGGTAATACCCCTTTTCTGGGACAGCATTCAGGCAGGTCATGTCTGGGCGTACGAAATACTGAGCATCGTCGTCAATCTCGTCAGTTTCACCAATGATTCTAGCCTGCACACCACCCCTCAGTTCGGGGTCAACCTTATTCGTCACGACCAAGGCATCGTACAGAAAATTTTCTCTCATTTGTCCCATATACTACCACACATCTCTGCTTCTTCGGTTTCATCAATGTTGTAGTTCATGTTCACGTCACTCTTTCCCGTGTTCACGAACGATACCTTATTAACATATATTTTCCCGTGCGGGAGGTCTAGGTACTTGATGAAATCGTCGAACACAACCTGTATCGGCTTGAAACACTTGATGTTCTTTATCAGGGTGCTAACCTTTTCATCACCGACAACTCCGTTGTCGAAGTTGGCATCGCTGCGGAACTTTACCTTTACGTGCGGTGTCGGGACCCATTTGCTTATCTTGCCCTGTTCATAATCCGAATTTTCACGGATACGGACTTGGTCTTCCTCGATAAGCTCATCATACGGGCGGTCAACATCAGTCCACATCGTGATGACCTCGGCGACAAGGCCGAAGGTTTCCATCAGCATTTCAAGGCCAGGTTTGGTTCCACCCAACGTGTAATACTGAGGAAGGTTGGACACGGTTTCCCTAACAGCCTTCTCACGGGCTTCCCTCGTGGCGTACATGCGGTTGGCATCGACATCGTTCTTTGCGTCGGTTATGTCATATCCCATGAATCTTGCCAGATAACCGATAAGGTCATAGTCAATTACATTGGCATCACGCAGATAGATGAGTCGTTCCAGTTTTTCAACGAGAGGATACTTCATGTCAGGTATTCCCTTGAACTTTTCGTCCATGTCGTATCTAGGAGCGACAGACGCATAGTCGTGCTTCGAGTTGAACTGAGGCATCGGCTGTTCTGTCGAATCAAGGTTCTCTACATACGGGCTGGAGAAGTTGTAGCTCCTTATATGGAACGGCATAATGTATGAGGAAATACCGTTGTCGATATCCTCTCCCATCATACGCTCGACTTCTGGATAGGTATATGGATGATACACATACTCGTCAATCATCTCATCGACGGTAGCACCGTCCCACTCGTTGTTGTGATACCTATCCACATCCAGCTTCTTGATTTTCATGATGCGCTTTTCGGAACAAGGTGTCCATAGGCCCTTCTTGACAATATACCGTTTCGGCATGTCGTCATTAAGATTGTCGTAGGCAAACACCAAGTCGCCTTCCTCAAAGTCGTACTCACCCTCAATACAATTCAGGTACTGCTTGTATAGCCCAAGAGGTTCCACATTGTCAATATGGTTCTGCTCTGGGATGTACACACCCTTGAACACATATCCGCCAAGCACGTCGATTGGGCTAAGCGTCTTGTCGGCAAACTTGTAACGGAAAGCCTTTTCGCTTATCACATTCAACACTTCGGCATTGTAGTATTCGTCATCCTTGTAGATAACAATCTTCGTGCCTTCCTTGTAACCATGCGGTATCTCAGTTTCAACGTAATCCAATGTGACATTACCAGCGATTTTATCTACAATCGCCGTGCCATACTTGAAGATTTCATACACGGATTTACGGTTCACCGTCACTTCGCTTACAAGATACTTGAACCATTTTCCTTCATTACATGTCATCTTGCAGTTGTTGACTGCACGGCCAGCAGATTCTGGAATGCTGTTCGGAACAACCTTGTAAGTGAACATACGAGGTGTCACGACCGTATCGACAACGAAACGGCCATCAAATTCCAGCGGATAAACCTGCCCGATGTACACACAGCTCTTCTTAGGAACCAAGTCCATCCTGTCATGCACAACGACCGTGACCGTATCGTAACCGTCGAATGTTATCGATTCAATCAAGTTGTCGTCACCCTTTGCACTCGACGGGTTGGTTGAACTGATGTCCATGATATTCTGATGGCTATACAGATAGAACGGAGTCTCGATGGTATCGCCAGAGAGTTCAACCCAATCCATGATGCCAACCTTGTAAAACTGTCCATCAACATTCAGCACATCGCCGTCTTCAGGAGAAACCATGGAATATGAGTTTTCCAACGGATTGCTAGAACTGGATGAACCAGTCTCATAATGCAACCACGAACTACCAGCAAGCGGCACATGCACAGCATCCAACTTGATGCCATACACATAGTCATCAACTACGACATCAACCTTATGCTTGCTTCCAAGCACAGAGTCAATCCATCCCGCATTATCCATATTGGTCGGGGCATTTAGCACACTCACCTTCGTATAGATTGAGTAACCGTGCGGATATGCAGTGTGTATGTACAGATAGCCACCCTTGTACTTTGTTCCTTCTTGGTCATTGAGGTAGTAGTCTATCCTAGTTATCGGATTGTAAATGTCACGATATCCTGTTATCTTCGCAGTTCCAGTTGCAGTTACGTTAGATTCGTCATAGTCAGAATGCCTGATGTAAGTAAATTCATTCTCGTCAACCACAGTAATGGTATCGAACTCATTTACTGGCGTATTGAAGTCAAACATTTCATACGGGCTAACTGCACCAGTTACCCTCACTTTCGCATTGTTTGGAAGGTTATGCTTTGTCGCCTTCACTCGCACAACATAAGTGCCAGCTTCGGTTGCATCTGCTGTCAAGTTCTCGGCAGTTACTTCAAGCGTATTGGAAAGTCCTTTCAGGGTAATTCCTTCACCTGGAATGGTTTTTGCAACAGAGTAGTTTTCCATGTTCTTCAACACGATGTCATTTTCATCGTATGTCGTGTAGAACTCGCAAAAACCAGTCCTAGCCTTTCCAGACGTATTGTACGTTGCCATGTTCAATAGGAAGTCCCTATCCTTCCAGCCGAAGATAAGCCTATTGTCGTCCGCCTTTTCAATGAACAGCCTGTTCACGACATCGGTCAGCTTATCATACTGTCCAACATCGACAGACTCACCATAATCCAGCTGAGATGTGCGGAATATTCCTTGCATGTACTCGTTGTAGATTGGTTTCCTTGCAATGTCAGCAACAGTGTACATATAAGGCACAACAGCGCCATTCTCCTTCAATTCGCTTTCACTTTCCGAACCAGAAATAGGTTTCACCACACGATACACAGACTTTGTCTCAGGCCAGTAAAGCAACGTACCCGTATTGTAACCATGCCCATTCTCATATTTTACAATACGCACAACAACATCATATTCATCCTTGTACGCACACTTCAATACATAGGAACCATCGGACGGGACCCAGTAATCTGCGGTGAAGATGTCATCGTAGCGATACTTGCATTTAGCCTCATGTGCAGTTGCATCAACTTCTCCAAGAACCGCCCTCGACTTGTCATCTGGACCCTTCAAGAATGCAATCTCAAAGCATCCGTTATCAAGCACAGGTATGTCCTTGTCAAACCATACGTGATACTTAGCGCCAGCAGGGTCCATCAAAGTAACGTTCTGAATTGTATACAGGCCGCTTACCGCCGTTCGAGTAAGACCATCTGTGCCAAGTTCAATCTTGCTCAGTAGGCAAAAATCTCCCACGTCAGGGCTAACGTCACTGTACATTATCATATCGCTATAATCAGGGTCATTCGTATATGTTCCCATAGCGGCATCCATTGCGTACACATCAACCACGAGGGATTTTGCGTCGGCAATAGGTACAATGCTTCCTAGCGAAGGGAATTTCAACTGGGCGTTACCATTCAGTTTCCTGAAATACGAACGTCCAGCAGATACGGAATAACTTGCCAACGGATTGTCGAACACATCGTCAAAGGCATTCTTCCAATCCGTTGATTCAGAACCGTCGTAGCGATATTCGAAATAATAGTGTCCACCAGCCTCGATTGCAATGCTCTCTGGAATATCAACAAAGTTCTTTGGCTTAACATTGATGTATCTGCTCGAATCGTTAGGGTCTTCCACAAAGCTGTACATATTCTCGAAACGAAGTTCACCAATCTTTTTGTTGGCCCTAGTCGTGTACGGATATACAGTATCACCTTCCTTTACCTTGTCGTCATTAACGGAAGCATCATGGTCCCATATAATTTTCGAGGTTACCTGAGAATAGTCGTAGCCAAGGCGAGAATACGACAAAGCATACTTGTACAGCCTGTTTGGCATAGTCATGTATTTTACACGAGACATGCCAGGAGTCAGGTCTATCGCCTGTCTGAACCTTATCTTCAATACATTTCCGCACGGTTCAGTTTCTAGCGTGTACGCACCCGCAAGAGTTACGTCATGAATGTCACTCGTGCCGATAACCTCGTTGCTTTCAATCATAAACGTTTCGCCAGCATTGAGGTTAACCACAGTGGATAGAGTCAGATAACCGAGTTTAGCCACTGACGGGTTCTGCTCGGTCGGGATAAACTCAATCTTTTCAATCCTGTATTCTTGATAGATGTATGAATTTTCCCCGTTAAGGAACTCATACAAGTCCTTGAAGTAGAATACTCCTGTCGGGGTATCTCCATTCCAGTTAAAGATAGGAGAATGTGTTGCATTGTCCACGCACACGAAAGAAGTCGTGTCGTTAAGGTATGTGTACAAATCGACATCTATCGTATCAGAGCCGATTTCCTCCCTGTATTTCGACGGGGCATTCTCCACTTCGTTAATCGTTACATCGAACTTGATGCTGTAAACATTGGCGTTGTTAATCTGTCCTACAAAGGAAACTATCGGCTCGCTGACATCCTTCGGAATGAACTTAATCACACGAGGGGCGCCATTCATCATCGCATTGAGCGTATTCTTGAACGGGTCCTGAGAAGTTCTCATCGGGTCGAGAACCAACAGGTTATCAGCCTTGTTGATATAATACGGATAAACGCTATTATCCTTGTACTGGATATAGATTACGTCACCGTCGTTCGACGGGTCGTTCGGCATCCTGTTCTTGAACACATCCAGCGGGATGGTTTCACTGAACTCTCCTTCATAGTAAATGTTGTTCTTGATGTATGTCAGAGCCTCTGTCGTGTTGTACGTTGCATTCGTTCTAGGCAATGACAAGTAGTACACATAAAGATTGTTATTGTCGCAGGCAGTAAGCTTTTTCACGAGCTCATCAATACGGTTCTTCATGTTCTTAGCCGTACTCTCGGTCGCAAAAAAGTTGAACGTAAACCGTGTAGAATCTTCAAGGTTCCTGTAAGCGTTGTTCAGGTAGTCACTGAACAGCTGCATAAGGGTAACAACGTCCTCTTCTTCCTTCAAGAAGTCGGGGACGTAGTTCATGAAATCTACAAAGCGGAATAGTCCGCCATCATTTACTGCAATAGGATTCTTTGCCATTTTCGCCCCTTAGATTTCCCTGTCATAGGAAATCGTGATGTCCTCGGGATGTATCTCGCACTGGACAATTTCGTTGTCCATAGAATAGTTCGTGATGTTTCCGTCCTTGTCGATAAGGCTCTTTGCAACCTTGTACAGGAGGATATTGCGGACAAGCTTCACATATTCCAATCCGTAGCGGATGTAATCGTACATGAAGTTTCCGTTCTGTTCATTCATCAAGGTGATAACGTCCGTGTCGATGAAGCCCAACTTGTTTTCCTTCGTTATCGTCCAACCCTTGATGGCATCAATTACATCGTAATACCTGTTCGCACGTTCAAGGTCGCCAGTTCCACGAGCATTCTTGTATGCGTCATAAACCGACTTGAACATGGATTGCATCAAAAGGTCCCAAATATATGCAACGAACTTGTCTACATCATCCTCGTTGATGCCATCTCTGATTACATACTTTCCATCTACCGTCTGAGCCAGATACTGCTTGTAGTAAGCTGAAATCAGTCCAGCCGTTTTCGTCTGAGAAGGAACTGGGAATGTCAACGCTTCCGTAACGGAACTATGACCAGGTGCGTGATGGGTGTATGCAAGCGTTATATCGAATCCTTCCTTATTGATTGAACCCGATGTAATGTACTCGCTTGTCGCATCACCCATCCATGTCAACTCGGTCAAATCCAAACCATCGTACATGTCGTTGGCCGCCTCGAATGTAACATTCACACCAGCAACCTCAGGGAAAGTATGGATTAGGGATGCAATCCTCGACCTGTAAATTCCAGTCTTGAAATCGGTATTGTCCTTGAGATACTTGTACACCGTATATTTCAGCTTTTCCTTGATGTCGCTGAAATTGTTACCACGATACAGGATAAGTTCAAGCTTGATGTTGTAGTTATGAACGACTGGGTAAACATACATGTGGTAACCTGCGCCAACCGTAATCATTCCACGACGGTTCAAAGCCCTCATGATGCTATCAATTTCGCTACCCACCTCAACAAAGTCATACGGGGTAACCTTTGCACCGAACACGGTGTCAACATACGGAAGAGTAATGATGTCTTGGAACGACTGTCCCTTAGGTATTGCGTTAACCATGAGATTACGGTAGTACGCCTCACCCTTGTCACCTTCCTTAGCCAAGGCCTGCGCCACATAGGTAACTGCAGACTCCATAGCATCCCTGAACTTGTATGCACTTGTCTTGTCAGGCATTTTCTGGTTATCGTATTGCCAAATATACATCAAGCCATTCACCTTGAAACCAGAAAGGAAATACTCATCGGGTGCGGTAGGATAATACTTGTCGTCCTTCAACCTGTAAAGGTCCTTGATGGCTGTAAACCTGACTTGGTTCATATACTTGATGTCAAGGGTTCCATCAGGAAGCTTCGTATTCAGAATGTCCTCGCCAAATGCAGTTGCATACTTGATGTCCGCATATCTGCTGAGGAATATCTGGTAACTCAGCTTGTTCACCAACCTATCCAAAGTGGCATAGATTGACGGGGCGTTATTCTTGATAGAATCGATGCTTTCGATGTCAAGGCCACCCCTAACGTCGCTAGTCAAAGCGAATTGCAGGTCATCCAGCTTGATATCGGACTCGTTTTCGTATTCGTTACGAATATGGATGTTAGACTTGTACGGGTTAATCTTCGTTCCAACAACGTTGATGAGGTTGCCACGTTCACCGTTGGTGTAGAAGTAATGAACCTTCACTTCGCCGTAAGGAATAGCGGATTTCAAACCGTCGCCAAACCTTACCTGTACACTGCCGTCGTTTGCAGTTTCCAGCAAAACCGTATAGTTTGTCGTAGAGTTTTCACCTTCAACAAACTTTTCAATGTCGTTTACCTTGTTTTCCAGAGCAGGGTCGATGAAACCTCTACGGGAAATTCTCCAGTAGATGTTTCCATTGATTGCATCCGTGCTATCAAAGTTATCTACAAGGGAAGCATCAGTCGTGACGCTAGTAAAGGTATTCTTCCTGCTCTCAAACTTATGGTCTTCTGCATAGTTCGGGTCATTTTCCCCGAAATAGTCACTAAATCCACCATCGACTAGATAGAAAGTCTGGTTCTGTGTGCCGTTGGACACAAAGACCGTTTCCTTGAAGTAACCCTCGGCACAAACGCAGTTTCCTGATATCAGTTTCAAAAGGCCAGTTTCGTCAGGGTCGTTATTTCTGTCGTATTCCCATTCAGAATCGCTGACAGCAGTAAGAATGCTGCTTCCAATGCTGAACTGCGTTCCCATCGGGATGAAAATCTTAATCTTGCCATACACGCCAGTCTTCTTGGTTTGTATAGCGAACGCCGCCTTTGCTGGAACAGGTCTACGGATGC